CTGTATTTCTGTATTTCTGTATTTCTGTATTTCTGTAATCAGTTAACAGATATCTAGTAATTGTGTTCCCTTATTATTAGAATACCTTCCTCATTTTAAATGTTTAATTGAACAAAAAAAAATGTTCACGTATTGTATTAAAGTTCCCTTCGCACAGCTCTAGAGCTATAGTTTTAAATTTCAGAGGTTTTTTATGTTCGATCAAAATCATTTTGGTGAAAGCCAAGTTCCAAAAATAGAAGAAGATACTCAAGTTATCTTTGTAGCGGATTTTTTCGTAGAAGATATTCAGGGAGGAGCCGAACTTACAACAGAGGCTTTGATTAAAAAGGCTCCTGTCAAGGTCCAGAAAATTAAGTCTACTCAGCTGAGTCTCAATATTTTAGAGCAGGGACAAGACTGTTTTTGGATATTTTGTAATTATGCGGGGATGGACCCACAACTGATACCCACAATTGTAACGAATATCAAATATTCGATAGTTGAATATGACTATAAGTTTTGTGCTTTCAGGTCTATAGAAAAACACAAAGCTGAAACTGGAAATGAATGCAATTGTCACAACGAACCCATAGGAAAGATGGTTTCTGCTTTTATGTACGGAGCAAAATCAGTCTGGTTCATGTCGGAAAAACAGCATTCACTCTACATAGAAAAATTTCCTTTTCTTTCTGAAGTAGACTCAACTGTGCTAAGCAGTACATTTTCAGACGAAGCATTCGCTGCGATGAACGTTCTAAGAGACAAGTACCTAGGTAAAAAGAATGACAAGTGGCTTGTTCTGGGATCTACTAGTTGGATAAAAGGGACAGACAATGCTATAGCTTGGTGCAAGGAAAACAATCATGAATACGAAATTCTAGAAAACCTGTCTCATGGTGAATGTCTCGAGAAGCTAGCACAGTCAAAAGGTTTAGTTTTTCTTCCAAAGGGTGGCGATACATGTCCTAGAATAACAATCGAAGCAAAAATGCTGGGATGTGAACTGCACTTAAACGAAAACGTTCAGCACAAAGACGAAGAGTGGTTTGCTACTAGTGATACTTTAACTTTTGAGTCCTATTTGTACGCTGCTCGAGATGTGTTCTGGAATGGTATAATTGAAAAAATAAGCTGGTCTCCAACGATTTCTGGCTACACAACCACAAAAGATTGCATCGAGCATGCTTATCCCTGGAAACAATCTATAGAATCGATGCTTGGATTTTGTGACGAAGTAATAGTAATGGATGGAGGGTCTGCAGATGGAACATATGAAAAGTTAATAGAGTGGGCTTCCAAAGAAGAAAAGCTTAAAGTTTTTCAAGCAAAGAGAGATTGGAACCATCCAAGATTTGCCGTCTATGATGGAGCACAAAAAGCACTTGCTAGAAGTAAATGTACTATGGATTTTTGCTGGCAGATGGATGCTGACGAAGTAGTTCATGAAGAAGATTACGACAAAGTCAAAAGTTTGATCAAGAAATTTCCAGGCCAAGTTGATCTAGTTTCTCTTCCGGTCATAGAGTATTGGGGATCTCCATCAAAAGTTAGAATGGATATAACACCATGGAAATGGAGACTAAGTAGAAACATGCCTACTTTTACGCACGGGATTCCTAAAGAGCTTAGACTTGAGGATGAAAATGAACAGCTTTACGCCTCTTTGGGGACAGATGGTTGTGACTATGTAGACAGCGAAAATTATGAAAGAATTCCTCATGCTTCTTTTTACACTCATGAAGCTGATGACATGCGAATGAAAGCGCTTCAGGGCAACAATGAAGCGATGAAAAACTACGAGGAATGGTTTAACAGGGCAGTCGACATGCTTCCCTGCGTCCATCATTACTCATGGATAGATATTCCTAGAAAAATAAGAACCTACAAGAATTACTGGTCACAGCATTGGCAGAGCTTGTACAATATTGAACAGGAAGACACCCCGGAGAACAACATGTTTTTCGACAAAAAGTGGAGTAATGTCACAGATTCGGAAATAAAAAAGCTGGGAGAAAAACTAGCTTCGGAAATGGGAGGCTGGATTTTTCATGACAAGGTCGACTTTTCTAGAAAGACTCCTCACATAACTGTAAAAAGAGAGCAACCTCAGATTATGGTTAATAATAAAAAATGAGTTTAGAAAAACTTGAAAAAGAACTAGAGAGACTCAAGAGCCTGAGAGATCAAAATCACTGGGAAACTACCAGAAACCCTGTCAACTTTGAAAAAAGAAGAATAGACACTCCTTTGGGTGTTCGAACTGCTTGGATTCCCAAAGATGATCTTCACAATAAAGATTTGCAGTCATCTAGATCTGTGTCCATGAGGGATGTAGAAACGATAGAAGATTTAGAGGCTGGATATGAAGTGGGAATGACTTTAACACACACAGATTATTTAAGGGCAGAAGAAATAGATGAGTGTGTGCACACATGGAATAAATTTAAAGATCAAATCGGTCTAGATGAATTCATACCGCTAGGAATGTGTGAAATAGGTTTTCGTTACCCAAGATTGATTGAGTTTTATTCTAAAAAGTACAAAATAAATACAGCTGGATACGATATATCAACCCTAGCTGTTGAGTTTGGAAAATCAAAAAACTACAATGTCCATGAGTGCGATCTAAACAATCTAGACACAAAACCGATAGAGCTGAAAGATTCCAACATTGTATGCATGTATCACGTTTTGGAGCATGTCAAAAACCCAATTAGCACACTAAAATACTTGTTCGACTTGATGTCAAGCAAGACATTTTTTCACATAGAGGTCCCCATAGAAGGTGAAAATCCTCAGGTTGAGTTTGGTCACTTGTTTGGATTTCACCCGGGTGATCTAGCTAAGATGTGTCAAGCTGTAGGTTTTACTGTCTTTTCTGTAGTTCAAAAAAACATAGCGGGAGCTATACAAATAGAAAGAGTTGGATGTATTAAAAAATGAGCAATAAGTTTGTCTTTATCATGCCTGCCTATAATGCGGAAAAAACTATCGGAAGAGCGATCGGATCTGTTGCGTTTCAGACTTATTCAAACTGGAAAATTTTAATTAGAGATGATATGTCGACTGACGACACATTGCTCGAAATAGAAAAAGTAAAGAAAAAGTTCAATATACCTGAAGATAAGATTTCTATCAAGTCTAATACAGAGAAAAAGTGGGAAGTAGCAAACATAATTGACTGTCTAGAAGAAGCCAGCTCCGGAGATATTATATGCAGACTAGACGCCGATGATTGGCTTAGTGACTGTGACGCTCTCTCTATTATCAATAGCAGGTACGAAACTCTAGGAGTTAGTGTTTTGTGGACTGCTCATAGATGGGACTTTTCACACCAGAACATATCAGGACCTCTTCCAAAAGGTGCAGATCCCTATAGACACCCATGGGTTAGTTCTCACCTCAAGACATTTAGAAAGTTTTTAATTGAAGGTGTCAAAGATGAGAACTTTAGAAATCAAAACGGAGAATACTTTAAGAGAATAGGCGATCAGGCAATCTATCTGCCTGTTCTTCACCGTTCAGCTGGAAATTGGCATTTCGAACCTTTTGTTGCATATCACTACACCATAGATATGTCTCCTGAGACTTTTCAAACAGATGATGCAAAATTCCAAAAGTCAGAAGCAGATTTTTTAAGAGAAAGAGGGTTTATCAAATAAATGATTATCGACAACAAAAAACCAATTGACTATTACGGTCATCTAGATAAGATTAGAGATTCGGTTGCTAAAGGAGACTATATAGGTTGGTCCTTTTCTGATTTCATGAGGCCGTTTGTTTATGAGTATCAAAAAATAGAACTAAGAGTAGACGTTGATAAAAAAAAGTCTTCTGAATACTGGTCACAAAACGCCGAGTCACTAAGTGATGAAGACTTTTTGGAGTTTTTTAACAAGACCGGCCCTGAATACAGCTCGAGCTTTGAAGAGGGATCGAAAGACTTCCATGACCTAGTAATGAACGCTAGACTGTCACAAGACTTGACGGTTTCCGAATTCCTAGGGAACGTTGGCGAGAAAACATGTTTAGAAATAGGTTTTGGCGGCGGAAGACTTCTTCAAGAGGCATGCAAAACATTTAAAATTGCAAAAGGATTAGACATTCATGAATATTTCGAAAGAACTGAAGGTATCCTGACAGAAAAAAATCTAAAAAACTTCGAACTTATAAATTGTAAAAATATGGGCAAGATAAAAACCAGTTCTGTTGACCTGGTGTATTCTTTGATAGTGATGCAGCATATCGATACAGTAGAAGAAGTCATAAACCACATAGAAAACACAAGAAGAGTTTTGAAAAAAGACGGTTTGGCAGTTTTGTATTTTGGTCTCAATAATATGTTACCAAGCGTCGGCGCACTTGAAATTTCCGGACACGAAGAGGGCGGTTACAGCATGCTTTTCAATATAGACTTTATGTCCAAGGTCTTAGATCAAAAAAAATTAAATCCGATTGCATTAAACGTAACTGAAAATCTACGTCAGTTTTCCATTATAGCAAAGCCTACATTTTGATGAAGATATTTTTCAATAGAGTTCCTAGGAATGAGCCCTATGGAGGAGGAAACCAGTTTCTAATTGGGATTACTTCTCTTTTAAAAATCTCCGGATTTGAAGTAGTTTACCACTTAGAAAAAGGTGTCGATCTTATTTTCATGATGGACCCGAGGCCCGGAGATATCGGGTATAGCATACAACATATATTCAACTTTAAAAAACAGTTTCCAGAAACTAAAGTCATCCACAGGGTAAATGAGTGTGACAAGAGAAAGGGGACAAACGAGATAGACGATCTTTTATTGGCCGGAATGAATCTTTCTGACCGGGTGATCTTTATCAGCGAATGGCTCAAACAGCACTTTAGAGAGAAAGGCTATAAAGAAAATAGTGATGTAATTTACAACGGGTGCAATCTAGATCATTTCTTTCCTAAGGTTAACAAGAAACCTAGCAAGAACTTAAGACTGGTTACTCACCACTGGTCTGATAACTGGATGAAAGGGTTTGATCTTTATAACCGGCTGGATCAATATATAGCAGAAAATCCAAACTCAGGATTAGAATTTACTTACATAGGAAGGTACTTCAAAGACTACACACCTATCTCCACCAAGATAGTGAGTCCAACATTTGGAAAAGACTTGGGTGACAAAATAAGACAACATGACGTGTACGTAACAGCCAGTAGATTTGAACCGTGTGGAATGCACCACATAGAAGGTTCAGCATCTGGCTTGCCGGTATTGTATCACAGAGATGGTGGAGGAATCAATGAGCTTTGTACCAGACACGGAATTGAATTTGATAACTTTGAAGAATTTCTACAAGCTGTCAATGTGATTAAAGATAAGAAGGAAGAGTATCAGGCAAAAATAGACTACCCTTACCTGTCTTTGGATCGATGTCTATCTGAATATCTAAAAGTCATAAAGGAAATGGCATGAAAATACACTTAGAGAATGTAGACCTGAGTGCCAGGTCCGGCCCCAACTCTTTTGCAAAAAGATTGGCAGTAGAATTAACTTCTAGAGGACACTCTATTGTAGACCTTTATAATCAATCGGATGTTTCTTGTGTGTTTATCCAGAGTAATTCTTCGATACCAAATGATCATCCAAAGGTCCATCGCTTAGATGGAATATGGTTTAAGCCTGAACAGTTTGTTTCACACAACGTACAGATCAAAAAAGACTACCTCCAAAGCAGTAGAGTAATTTGGCAGTCTAACTTTGACAAAAATATGACTAATTTTCATTGGGGACCAAGACCCGGAAGTGTGATCAACAATGGAATCTCTATGGAGACTGTAGAGATTACGAACAAAGATATTCTGAACATAAGAAAAAGTTTTGATAATGTGTTCGTTTGTTCTGCAAATTGGCACCCACAAAAGAGACTAGAGAAAAACATAGAAGCATACAATATCATAAAGCAGAAAATCGACGGAAGCTCTGTTCTTCTAGTTTTAGGATCTCTGCCTTATGTTCAGGCAAACCAAAAAGACGTTCTCTACACGGGATCGATTACACACGAAATGTGCCTACAGACTTTTAAAGTCTCAGACTGGATGATTCACATGGCATGGTTAGATCACTGTCCCAACACAGTTGTCGAGGCTCTTTCCCAAGGGTGTCCGGTGATATGCACAGATTCCGGTGGTACACATGAAATAGTGAGAAAGAATGGCATTGTAATTCCTGAAAATATTAGGTATAATTTTGAATTGACAGATTACGACAAACCATATGATCTTAATTTAGAAGGTTTGGAAGAAATAGACTGGTCAAAAAATATTAAGGTAGAGTCAAACTACTTAGACATAAAAAATGTTGCTGATCTTTACTTGAAAGAGTTTAGGCTGGCGTTGGGTGATTAAATTGAAAGTTTTTGTCTTAGCACCAAAAGAAAACTGGATATGTGATAGGTTTGTCAGCGAATGGAAAGAGAATCATCAAGAATCCATAACTGAAAACCCTCATGAGGCGGACGTTATCTGGCTTTTGGCAGACTGGTGCTGGAATCATTTGCCTCACACACTCCTTTCTACCAAGAAAGTTTTAGCTTCCGTTCATCACATTGTCCCGGAAAAGTTTGGAATAAATGAGCAGAGAGAATTCAAAGTAAGAGACAGCCTGATTGATTATTATCATGTTCCTTGTTTGAAGACTAGAGACCAAGTATCTTCTCTCACCAAAAAGCCTATTTTTTGTAATCCATTCTGGGTGAACGGAAGTGTCTGGTCTGAAAAGAGAGATCAAAAAAAAGAACTAAGAAAAAAGTACGGAATAAAAGATGATTGCTACTTAATAGGATCTTTTCAAAGAGACACCGAAGGCCATGACTTAATCTCTCCCAAACTAGAAAAAGGCCCCGATCTTTTTTGCGACGCTGTCATAGAAAGAAGAAACAGCCGCTCAGACAAAGGAATGACTGAGGTTGAGGTTCTTTTGGCAGGATGGCGACGTCAATATGTGATGAAGAGACTAGATGACGCAAAGATAAATTACCACTATTTCGAGCTTCCAGAACTAAGTACAATCAATGATTTCTATTCCATCTTAGATCTTTATATTGTAGCTGCTAGATATGAAGGAGGCCCTCAAGCAATATTTGAGTGTGCAGAAACAAAGACGCCTATCATATCTACAGACGTAGGTGCTGCTTCTATGATTTTAAACAGAAAGTCTATATTTACTCCTGGTGAATCCTTGCTAGCAAAACCTGACACTGAGTATTGTAAAAACTCTGTTGAGAAATATTTGATGCCACAAGGATTTTCTCCCTTTGATGATTTCATGAAAAAAATTCATGAAAAAAATTAAAGAAAAACTAGTAGAGAAAGTTGAATTATATTTTTCTACAAAAATGGCTAGAAATACAAATTGGCATTCTGCGGCAGCTAGAAGAATTGCAGCAGAATTAGCAGTTTCTGCAATAGCTGAAGAATACGAAAAAGCAGAAAAAAGAAAGAGAAAAAAACGTGAAAATTTTAGTAACCGGTGTAAAAGGTGTAGTTGGAACAAAGCTTCGAAACTCTCTGGAAAAAAAGGGTCACGATGTTTTCGGTGTAGACCTGTATCACGCAGATGAAAATTACGGACACGGTCTAGGAAAACACCCGAAAGAAAACTATTTTAGATCAGACATCGCTGAATTTAGACAAATATCAGACGTTGTCGAGCATGTCAAGCCTGATTTTGTCTACAATTGTGCAGCTGAGTTTGGGAGGTGGAACGGTGAAAACTTCTATGAAAAAGTATGGAAGTCAAACGCTATCGGAATGAAAAACATGATACGCCTTCAAGAAAAGAATGGCTTTAAGATGGTCCACTGCTCTTCTTCAGAAGTTTACGGTGACTATGAGGGGGTGATGTACGAAGATGTCATGGATGAAGTTGCTATACCTCAAATGAATGATTACGCAATTTCTAAGTGGGTAAATGAAATGCAAATTAAAAACTCTCATGAAATGTTTGGTACTGAAACTGTGAGAGTTAGACTTTTCAACACTTACGGACCAGGAGAATGGTTTCACCCGTTTAGAAGCGTCAACTGTGTATTTACGTATAAGCTTTTGACCGGACAACCAATAACTGTTTTTAAGGGGCATTCTAGGACTAGTACTTACATAGAAGATTGCGTCGAAGCTCTTTCAAACATATCTTCTAATTTTAAAAATCAAGAATCTTACAACATTGCTAGTCAAACTGAACACACTATTGAAGAATTAGCTAATTTGATTTTGAAGCATACAGGTGCTGATCCTTCCTTGGTGACTTTCAAACATCACAAAGAAATACTGACTACTACTCATAAAAAAGTTGATGCTCAAAAAGCTAGAAACGACTTAGGTATGAAAGAGACAGTTTCTCTAGAAGAAGGCGTCAAGAAAACCGTTGAATGGATGAAGAAGCATTATGACTTGTGATGTCCTTCATGTTGTCGGAGCAAGACCAAATTTTGCTAAGATGGGGCCTGTTTTTTCTGAATTGAAAAACCTAAGAACCAAACAGGCAATACTTCATAGTGGCCAGCATTATGACAGTAATATGTCTGATAGTTTTTTTAGAGACTTAGAGATTCCTCCTCCTGACATTGTTTTAACCTCATTTGGATCTAATTTTAAAGAAGTCATAGAAGATATTGAGAAAAGTATTATCTCACTAGACCCAAAATTGGTTTGTGTGTACGGAGATATCAACACTACACTTTTGGCTTCTATTGCAACTAAGAAATCCGGCAAGCTTTTAGCTCATGTTGAATCAGGTCTTAGAAGTGGTGATAAAAAGATGCCTGAAGAAGTCAATAGAATTATGGTTGATGCTATAACTGACATTCATTTCGTTACAGAATCGTCTGGGGTTGAAAATTTAAAAACAGAAGGCAAGTCTGACTCTGTTTTCTTTGTTGGTAATACAATGATAGACTCTTTGTCAAAAGAGTTAGAAAAAATAGAACACAAAGATACTTCACCTTACTATGTAGTTACCTTTCACAGACCTTCTAATGTTGACTCCAAAGAATCTTTACTGAAGGTCCTGGATATTCTATCTGAGCTAAAGGAAGAAACTTTTTGGCCAATACATCCAAGATCATTGAGCGCTCTTAAGAAATTTAGACTATTAACAAAAGCAAAAAGAATAAAGAGTCTCAAAATAATAGACCCCATGAGCTACAAAGAATTCATCAAACTAGTCAGATTCAGCAATTGCGTGATTACAGACTCCGGAGGAATACAAGAAGAGACTACTTTTATGAGAGTTCCATGCTTGACCTACAGAGAGAACACTGAAAGACCTTCAACGGTAGACGTAGGTACAAATACACTATTTTCTACAAAAAACGAAATGATAAAAATTTTAGAAGACATAAAGAGTGGAGCCTACAAGAAAGGTAAAATACCGCCACTTTGGGACGGAAAGTCGGGTCAAAGAATTGCGTTATCAATCAAGAAAAAACTTTTGACAATATAGCCTAATACAATTCCTGCTAGCGTCTATATTTTTTAGAGGTTTTAAATATTAAGGTAGGTATCTGTGAAAGTAACTTTTGGCATTGTTAATTGTAATAGACTTCACTATCTAAGGGCGTGTGTAGAATCCATTTTTATTTCAACTTCAGATTATGACAATAAAGAAATAATTGTAGTTGACAACGCCAGCATTGAACCGGGAACAGAAGATTACTTAAAAATCCTTGCTTCTCGAGGAGTGAATGTAATTCAAACTACCAAAAGAGATCCTATTAACGAGTTCGCTCGGGCACTAAACACTATAGTAAAAGAGTCTACCGGAGACGTCATTTGTCCACTTAGTGGAGATCTTCAGTTTGTATTGTCCCCCGGGTGGATTAAACCTTTTTTGAAAATAGTTGCTGAAAAAGAAGACTTAGGATCTTTGATGCTTGACTCTCAAAGAAGAAAGACTATAGCAGGCAACACTCTAGAGAGACCTGTATTCTATGAAGAAATGAAATTTTGGAAGAACACTTCCAGGCCTCCAATAGCTACAAGTGGCAACTCTTTTTACAGAAGAGAGGTTTTAGAAAAGCTAGGTCCATGGTCAGAAGAAAACAAGAATCATGAAGGAACAGATGATTCAGAGACAAAAATGCTCAAAAGAGTGATTAGTTACTGTGTTGAAAACAAAGTAGATTGGAGCCAGTATCAGTCTTGTTTTCCTGCAACCGTCATGATAACGACCGACCCTAGAGGAACCAATGCAAGAATCAGAGGCGAAAAGGTGTATGGAAAATATGTAGAAGGAAAAGGTGATTCCGGAACATATTACAAGTTTAGATCTATAGAAGAGCTTCAAGAAAAGTATGGACTTCATGTTCGAGACTTTCCTTTAGAAATAGAGAAAGTTGCAATTGGGGAAGGATTCGGTATATATCTAGACAGAAACGGAGACTGGAAAAAAAGCCCCATAAGGGTTGAGGACTGTAACCCGGAAGACTGGTCTTACATAAATCCTGAAATGGAAAAAAAAAGACAAGTAAATAATATTCCAGAGGACTACTTGAAAGATTGGATGGAAAGTGAGTAATAATTTAGTAGGAGGTTTGTGGGCCGGCCATGACTGTGCATACTGCATTTTAGACGAAAAAGGCACGCCTTTGATTCATGCAGAACTAGAGAGATACAACAGAGAAAAGTCTCCCAATGGAGATGTAGTTGAATTCATGATTCATAGATCAAAAGATCTTTATGATCGGTGTGGAACCTTTGGCATTCCATATCCAGTCAAAAAAATAAAGTCTTACAAAGAATCTTTTGCTAATTTGGAGAGTCATGTTAAGTCACTAGGTGGAGACATACACTTCTTTTCTCACCATTACTGTCACGCTGCTAATGCATTTTATTCTTCCAACTTTGAAGATTCCATAGTTCTGACAATGGACGGGGGAGGATCTGAAAATGAGGCAGGAGGAGAGACTTGCTGTACAGTCTGGAGAGGTTCCGGAAATCAGCTTTACCCACTTAAGATATTCACACCTTCAGAAGTCAATATCGGCGGAGTTTGGTCTAGAATTACCAGGTACGTCTTTGGTCTTCAAAATGGGTGGCCTAGAGGAGGTCAGGAAGGAACAGTGATGGCAATGGCAGCACTAGGAGATCCTTCAAAGTATTACGATGACTTTCTAAAAATGCTTACAGTTGACAAGATGTCAGCCGGATTTAAACCACCTAATCAACCAAAAGGGGCTAGAATTCCAGGCAAAGATCCTGTCCATCCATACCTAGACAGATGGTTTCAAATAGCCCAGTCTTCTGATCAAGAGACTTATAATCTAGCCGCAAGTCTTCAGTTGGCCACTGAAAGCTTGATTGAGTCAATACTGAAGTTTGCACATCAATCAGCAGGGAGTGAAACCACAAATCTTTGTTTGTCCGGAGGAGTTACACTAAATTCTGTAGCTATGGGAAAGATAAACAAATGGATGCCTGGAGCTTTTAGTAGCATTTACATTCCTCCTGTTCCTTACGATGCCGGATTAGCGATTGGTGCAGCCCAAATTGTGACACACGGAATACAAAGAAAACCTCGAGTCAAATGGGACACAAACTTTCCTTCTTATTTAGGGGAGGTGTGGAAGAAAGACTTTGTAAATGAATCGATTCAGGCAGCGGTAGAAAAGAATCCACACGTCCAAGTCGAAACAGGAACAGATGAAGAAGTCGTAGACATGCTAGCTGACCAAAAGATAGTTGCTGTTTTTAATGGAAAGTCAGAGTCTGGTAGAAGAGCTTTGGGTAATAGAAGCATACTGGCTGACCCTAGAAGTTCTAGAATGAAAGATGACATTAATAAGAAAGTAAAACATCGACAATGGTACAGGCCTTTTGCACCTTCTGTCCTAGAAGAAGACGGGAAAGAATGGTTCGATGATTTTATAGAAAGTCCTTACATGCAGTTTGTCTTGCCAATCAAAGAGGATAAGAAAGAAAAAGTTCCTGCCATAGTTCATTTTGATGGTTCAGCAAGACTTCAAACGATAAACGAAAACCACAATCCTTGGTACTATAGATTTCTAAAGACATGGAAGTCTAAAACAGGTGTTCCAATATTGCTCAATACGAGTTTTAATGATAGAGAGCCCATATGTGAAACTCCCGTTCACGCAATAAATTGTTTTTTAGGGACAGACATTGATTGCCTTTACTTTCCGGAAGTAGGTAAAGTGCTAAAGAAGGATTCAGAATAAATGAAAAAAGTTACGATAAGAGGACCGGTTCTAACTCAGTCTGGGTACGGCGTTCATGCCAGGCAATTTGTAAAGTACGCAATGAGAAAAAAAGATTGGGATTTGTCTTTTTCTGTCACGCCTTGGGGGATGACCCCCTGGCTCTTAGACACTTCTGATCCTGTTGTAGACTTTGTTACTAAAAGAACAGCACCTCATGACAACGCTGACCTAAGTATTCAGATTCAGCTTCCTAACGAATGGAACCCGGGAATTGCGAAAAAAAATATCGGTGTTACAGCCGCCGTAGAGACTGACTTTTGCAATGGTATGTGGGTAGATCGATGCAATCAAATGGATGCTGTAATCGTTCCTTCTAGTTTTACAAAGAGTGTGATTGAAAAGTCCGGAACTGTAAAAACAAATCTTGTGGTTGTAAACGAGGCCTTTCCTGAAGAGTTTGAAGAAGAAGTTAATCCTCTGGATTTAGAATTGGACACAGACTTCAACTTCTTGGTCTATGGACAAGTCACAGGAACAAATTCTGAAAATGACAGAAAGAATCTTTTCTATACAGTAAAGTGGCTATGTGAAACATTTGAAGGTGACAAAAATGTTGGAATAGTAATAAAAACAAATTCAGGAAAAAACACAAAGATAGACAGGATGGTAACTCATAGAACCTTGAGTCAACTTATAAAGACTGTTCGAAAGGGAAATTTTCCAAGAATTCATCTCTTGCACGGAAATCTAAAGAACAAAGAAGTGGCAGGCCTGTATGTTCACCCTAAAATCAAAGCAATAGTTTCAGCAACTAGAGGAGAAGGTTATGGTTTGCCTCTATTAGAGGCAGCTGCGTCAGGTCTCCCGGTAGTTGCCACAAACTGGTCCGGACACCTGGACTTTCTTAAGAAGGGAAGATTTATATCTCTAGACTACACACTGGAGTCAATCCCTGATGACATGTCAGACAACAACATTTTTATGAAAGGGTCAAAGTGGGCTCAAGTACATGAGTCTGACTTTAAGAAAAAGCTGAAAAAGCTTAGAGGTAGTCATGACGTTCCTTTGGGATGGGCAAAAGACTTAAGAAAAGTCATACGAAAAGAATTTTCTCAAAAAGCCATAGAACAAAAAATTGATGAAGTTGTGGAGAAAATCATAGGATGAAGGTAGGAATTATAGGGCAAGGATTTGTAGGATCTGCTATAAGAGAAGGCCTGAAAGGTTTTTACGAAGTTTTAACTTACGACACAGACACCAGTAAGTGTAATTCTTCTCATAAAGAAGTATGTACAGAATGTGAAATAATATTCGTCTGTGTGCCAACTCCCATGAGAAAATCAGGTGAGTGTGACACTAGAATTTTACAAGGCGCTGTAAATGAAATAAGTGAGCAATGTAAAGTTTCAGGAAAAACTCCTGTTCTAGTCGTAAAGTCTACGGTTCCTCCCGGAACAACAGATTCTATCTCTAGCAAAACTAGTTTAAAAGTTTGCTTTAGTCCTGAGTTTTTAACAGAAGCTAATTCTTTTGATGATTTTAAGAATCAGAGCAGGATTATCATTGGAGGCGAAGGAGCAAAAAAAGTCAAACAAATGTTCCGAAAACCTTTTCCCAACATACCGATTGTTGTAACAAAGACTCAAACAGCTGAGATGGTAAAATATTACACCAACTGCTTTCTAGCCACAAAGGTTACGTTTGCAAATCAGATGTACGACATATGCGAAAACTTAGACATTGATTACGACAAAGTAAGTGAATATGCTCTTCTAGATAAAAGAATTGGCAAGAGTCATTTGGCAGTTCCCGGACCTGATGGCGACCGAGGTTATGGCGGCCACTGTTTTCCTAAAGACGTAGCAGCAATGACTTACTTAGGTAAGAGTAATGATACAAGAGTTAGATTTTTGCAAAGTGTCGAAAGGGAAAACGAAGCTTACAGAACCGTAGAAGACTGGAAGAAAATGAAGGGAAGAGCAGTCAGCGATGACTAAGAAAATACTAGTTACAGGTGGTTTAGGATTTGTCGGATCTCATCTAGTTGACGAGCTATTAAAAGACAAAAACAATAAGGTTACTGTTATAGACAACTTATGCTCTGAGTCTTCTAGTAAAAACTACATGAGAGACGAAGCTGATTATATCATTGATGATATCCGAAATCTCTCGAACGTATTTTATAAAAGCTTAGAGTTTGATGTCATTTATCACCTGGCAGCTTTAGCTAGAATTCAACCTTCTTTTAAAGACCCCATGAAGTACATGTCAATCGATATCATGGGAACTGCAGAAGTTTGTGACCTGGCTAGAAGGTGCAATTCTAGAATTATTTACGCAGGATCTTCTTCAGCTTTCGGCGGTCCGATGCTTAACCCATATGCTTTTGCAAAATTTACTGGTGAGCAAACATGTGAAATGTTTACAAAGGTTTTCGGTGTCAAAACTTCAATAGCAAGATTTTTTAACGTGTATGGAAAAAGGCAGCCCACTACCGGCCCCTATGCTACAGTAGTAGGAGTCTTTGAAGAGCAAAAAAGAAATAATCAGCCCCTAACAGTGACGGGAAATGGAGAGCAGAGAAGAGACTTTACACATGTAGAAGATATAGTTCTAGGTCTGATTGCGATGGAAAGGGACGAAGGTGACTCTCATGTATATCAACTAGGGACCGGAAAAAACTACTCCATAAATGAACTAGCTAAAATGTTTTCATCCAACATAGAATACATACCCGAAAGGCCTGGTGAAGCTTGGACGACATTGGCTGACATAAAAGACGCAAATGAAATTCTTGGGTGGAGCCCTTCTGTTTCTTTAGAAGAATACATCAAAGACCTGAATTGAAAATTTTTCTTAAAAAAAGTAATGATCTGTTGTATTATTAAACATGAAAGTTAATTTTCCTACCGGTAAACCTCACATATCATTTTCTGAATGGAAGTCCTGGAAAGAGTGCCCATTTAGGCATAAGCTGGCATACATTGACAAAATAGATACTTTTCAACCCTCACCCTTTTTAGACTTTGGAACAGCAGTTCATGAAGGGGCTGAGTCTTTCTTAAATGAGGGATCAGTCCCCAGAGAGAAACTAATAAATGAAATTAGAGAAGCCTGGCTGAAAAATGGTTTCGACAAAAAAGAATGGGTAGAGAAACAGCCAGGGTGGTACAAGTACCACCCAGTTGAAGAGTGGGTTGACTGGGCAAACAACATGTGGGATGAGATTCCCGATTATCTTGACAAAGAATTTCCAGGATGGAAGCCGGTAATAGCTGAAGAACAGCTCTATGAAGAAATTCCTGGAGTTGATGTCAAATTTAAAGGTTTCATAGACGTAATAATAAAACAGCCCAGAAAAAACGGAACATGGAAGTATTGGATCTTAGACTGGAAGACTGCTTCACCTCGAGGGTGGTCTCGAGATAAAAAGCAAGATTTCAATATGCAGGCTCAGCTGATCCTATACAAACACTTCTGGGGGACTAAACATAATATTAACATGAGAGACATAGGATGCGGTTTTGTTTTGCTCAAGAGGGGCGGAAAGAAAGGAAACATATGTTCTCTAGTGAATGTTAGTGCTGGACCAAAGATGATTGAAAAGGCTCAAAAAACTACGAGGTCCATGATAAAGTCTGTAAAGAAAGGTATGTTTTTGAAGAATAGAAATTCATGTACTTTTTGTGACTTTAAAAATACAGAATATTGCCCGAGTTGAGAATGACAGAAAAGAAAAAAATATTAATGTTGTCAGACCACGCCCTGAGCACATCAGGTGTAGGATGTCAAAGTCGTTTTTTAGTGAACGGTCTTTTAAAAAAGAATGAGTGGACTGTTAGACAGTTAGGTGCAGCCATATCACATGAAAACTATGATGTTGTAAAAGTCACAGATGATTTCTATATCAAGCCCGTAGATGGTTTTGGAAATCCAGAAATGATAAGACAAATCCTTGTTACCGAGAAGCCTGATCTTATTTTTATTTTTACGGATCCTAGGTTTTTTACTTGGCTTTGGGAGATGGAAGACGAAATACATCAAGTTTGTCCAATTGCCTACTGGCATGTGTGGGACAACTACCCAAGCCCTGAATACAATAAAGTATTGTACGACTCTACAGATCTCGTCAATTGTCACAGCTATTTGACATACAATATTGTCAAAGAAATGTTTCCGGATAAAGCAGGATTCATTCCTCACGCATTACCTGATGAAGTTTTTTATGAAATGTCAGAATCAGAAAAAGTATCAGCTAGAAATGGAATGATAGGCCCGGGATATGAAGATGCTTTTATATCACTTTGGGTTAATAGAAATGCGAAGAGAAAACGGCCCGGAGACATGATTTGGGCATGGAGTAAATTTATCAAGAAAGTCAAGGAAAGAGAAGGTTCTAATTTTAAGAATGATGCTTTTCTTTTTATGCACACGGATCCAAACGACCCAGAAGGACCAAACCTTTACGAAAACATAAAGCTGATGGACGTGGTTGATTCTGTAATACTTTCACCAGACCGAGTTGACTTTGCAAAAATGAACGAAATTCACAACGGCGTAGACTGTTGTATACAAATTAGCTATGCTGAAGGTTTTGGTTTGTCAACTTTAGAATCAATGCAGTGTGCTAATCCCATTATTGCTGTAAAGACTGGAGGTCTGACTCGACAGGTTGTTGACCACCGCGACGGAACAGAAAACGGAATCGGGCTAGACGTAGAATTCCAGTCAATCGTAGGTTCACAACATGTTCCTTATATATTTGAAGACTATGTGTCAACCGACACTATTGCTGATGCTTTATTGACAATGTATGACATGTCGAAAGAAGAAAGAAATTCTCTGGGAAGAAAGGCCAAAAAATATGTCCGTGAAGAATTTGGTTATCAAAAAACTATAGACTTGTGGCATGACTCTTTGAAAAATCTAGTCGAAGACTGGAAAGAAAACAAGGAAAAAAGAAAGCAATGGACCCTACAGTCACTATAGCTGCTCTTTGCGTCTCCATAATACTGATGGTATTTTTTGGTTTTTACGCAATTAAGTTCGGCATTATATTGTTGCGTATTCAAGATCAAATAGAAGAATCTTTAGATATAATAGACGAACAGTACGATAAGATGACATACATTTTAGAAATACCTCTTGCCAGCGATAGTCCTCAAGTTAAGGAGATTGTCAACGCCGTCAGGGAAACTCGAAACGCCGTTCTCGAGGTGTCTCACGCGTTAGTTCGTCATGCTTCAGAAGAAGAGACGAAAAAAATTGACAAAAATTAAAAGAAAAATAAGAAGAAGAAAAAAGGGGACCAAAAGTCGACCTTATTTCACCGCCGAAACTCAAGAATCAATAGTAAAGTATCAAAATTCTGACTGCATCAAGGAAAAGCAGACTATATACGAAAAAGAGATAAAAAATGCTTTTGAGAAACTTGTCGAAAACTTAATTCACGTCTACAACTTTAATGCTCCTTACGATACTTTTGATTCTTTGAAGGCAGACTGTGTTTCCTTTCTTTATGAGTCTATACACAAGTGGTCTCCTGAAAGAGGCACCAAAGCTTTCTCTTATTTTAACGTATGTGGAAAAAACTGGCTGATAATAAAAACTAGACAACAAAAAAAGAGGGTGTCTCGTCATATATCAACTTCTGACATGAATGATTTTTCTGCTGCTCAAAAAACATCTTACGCTAATCATGATGTCGTCCCTCCTCCAGATGAGCTCATAATGGAGAGACAAAGAAAAGGTGAAATCTTTAGGGTTCTCGAAACCCTCAAACAGTGCACCCATAATGAAACAGAAAAAGTTTGTCTCAAAGCCATAACAAAAGTCTTTGAATCAGTTGACACATTAGACTTTTTAAATAAAAGAGCAGTCTTGATATATGTAAGAGACATATCGGGACTAGAGCCTAAAAAACTTTCCGTCGCGATGTCTTCCTTGAGAAAGCAGTACAAGAAAATCACGAAGGACAAGGAGAGGTTTGATATATTCTAATGACTAAAAAAGAAAAAACTCTCACGGATAGTCTAGACAGAGTAAAGTCTGTGTCTAAAAAAGTAGAAGCTTTCAAAGAACTTCTAGATAACTTAGAAGAAATAGACGACAAAAAGAAAATTCTCTGGAAAGAGATTTATGACAATGCAGTTAATGACAGAAACATGGCAGACATGTTGTTTACAGATTCTTGGCAAAGAATGAACGGATCAAATCCTCTCACTCACGAAGTGGTCGGATCTACGATGTCTAAGTACTTAGAGCGGATGTGCAAGTCAAATGAGCAAATTTTAAGACTGGCGGAGCTTATACATAAGGCCGAGGACAAGTCTTCAAAGATAAATCCGGATGATCTTTTTGATCAAATCATGGATGAGTAAAGATGCAGATATTAAAGTGCTTAGTTGATAGAGTCATACCACATCCGGGAGATATCACAGACGAAGAGATGACCGAAATAAAGTTAGATTTATCTGCACCTGATAATATACCAGACAGAAGAACTGACGAAAAGGGAGACCAAGAATCAGAAGTAGACATTGGGAAGTTGATATCAGACATGCCCAGAAATTCAATAGTAGCTACCCCGATTGGAACTTCTCATCAAGTTTCTAGCATAGACGAGAAAATAATATGCTACCCTTTCTTTTCTTCACACTTAGTACTTCCGATAAAAGCAGGTGAATTTGTATGGGTGATGTCAGAGAAGTCTTTTGACAACGAAGAAAACATAGGGTCAGGCCCTTTTTACTGGATGTCCAGAGTGCACGGATCTCTAATTAGTGAAGATGTTTCTTTTACACACTATGAGAGGCAAATGAATGTTCTAAACATAAGTTTCAGCAAGGAGTCAAGAGGAGAAGAACAGACAAAGAAGCAAATGAGAGAGTATCAGCCTGCGTTTAGAGGAGACAGGATATTTTCTGAAGACAATAAGCTGACTGCCTATGATGCGAGAGATCATGTCGAAGAGCCGGTTCCTAGGCTTACAAAACATCCGGGAGACCTAGTAATACAGGGGTCTCATAATACTTCTATAACAATGGGCACTTCTTACTCTGACATGAGAGGTCTCGATGAAATATTAAACCCAGAATTTAGCCAGGATGAAACTCAAGCTTCTAGGGCATTTTTTGATCCCGACGTGATGACAGGAGCTATCGACATCGTAGTCGGGAGATCTAATAACTTAAAGAACATAGAAGTAGAAGAGGGGTCTGAAGTTGTTTCGATGGGAAAAAACGGAGAACCTCTGACGGTTAGAAATGAAGACGGACACTTAGAAGTAAAAAAGAACCCAACATTTCTAGACATAACCGAAGAAAGCATAACACACCCTAGACTTTACAATATTAACGAAGGTGATCCAGATATTCTGCACGACGCGTCTAGAATTTATCTAGGACGTGAAGAAGATGTCGACGATCTTTTTGGAATACCAGAATTATTTGCAAACAACATGTTTAATAAATCGGTAAGCAGTGAAGAACTAAACGGATCTGACAAGGGATCTTCCCCAGAAGTTTTTAAGTCTAAGAAGTCGTATGAATCAGTATTTCCGATCGCCAAAGACAGCCAGGGTTCCTGCATTGCTGCAAGGTCAAAAAACATAAGAATAGTAGCATCATCGTTTGACAAAGACTCTAGGTCCATTCACGTTCGAAAAAAAAATGATGACGACTCTAAAGAGGTCTTCATAGACGGAGAACAGGGATCAATCATATTGATCAAAGAGGGAAGAATAGATAGCCTAGGCACTCTGGATCCTTCACAAAGAGAAGACAAGGAGTATGCTTCTGAAAGTAAGTTCGGTGATCAGACACAAGATATATCAGCTGAAAACCAAAAATTCACTATTGAGCATGCGTCAGAAGCCGGAAACGGAAGAGCAGTCATAGCACTAGGCGCCGACGGAACCATATACATAGACGGGCCAAGAATAGTGATTGGGTCCGGAAATGAAAAAGACAACGGAGAAGGAACACAAATTTCCCTAGGAATAGATTCACATGAGCCTGTTGTGATGGGAAACCAGTTGCATGGGATACTTTCTGCAATTATCAATGTGTTGGACAACCACATACACCCAACAGGAACAGGACCATCGGGAAAGCGAGTCCCGGGAGGATCCGAAGTTGCGCCCGGAGCATTTACAAACACTGTTGACGATATCAGCGATTTAAAGCTAATGTTAAGCAAGATTGCAAAGACCAAATAATGGCTCTGGATAAAGACGCTCTAGAGAGAAAAATAAGAGATCTTTTAGACCTGAACAAAGATCCTAAAGCTGCTGATGAGACTGATTGTGCCACCAAGATATCTGAATATGTTGACGAATATCTTGCTGATATAGAACTTAATGCGTTTCCTGCACCAGGAATACAGCCTACAGCTCCAACTCCCACGCCAGACCCAACGGGTCCTGCTCCAAAAGCAGAACCTTCTGCTCCACTACTTGCTGCACAGTTTAAGGTGGACTTAATATCAGTTATGACGGGAAAATCAGGAGACTTTACTACATGCGGAGTAAAATTCGTTGCAGACATGGCAACAATGGCAGCTGTGTCTGATGCAAATGGTTATGCAGCTGCTGGTGCCTCAGTGTGTGCGACACCTCCAAATATAGATGCTGCCTTCAATAAAGGAAAAGATGGCCTCAGCCATGAAGAAGTTGCTAAAGAGCTGGCAAACCAAATACACACCGCAACAACAGCTACAGTATTTACAGCTGCCGGCCCATATGCAAAAGCAGCTTTTGTTCAAACTCCACCTACACCTCCATACACCTCACCTTTCAAATAGCGCACATTACCTTCACAGATTACTCCAGGACAAATATATTTAATCCAGTGTAGTAGGAGTGTATCTAATGGGTAGTACCTTAAAATACAATTTTCAGTCTGTCGGTGATCCTCGAGAATTATTAGAAAAAATAGAGGAAAGAAGAGAGGCCCAATCCGAACGAGGAAGACCCATAAGCATAAAGACACCACTTCGTTTATCGGAAAACTATGGTGACCTGCTGGAGATGCACAATGATCAATTTCTTGCTATTAGAGATAATTTGAGAAATTTAATACTAACTAATCACGGAGAGCGCCTAGCCCACTATGACTTTGGAGCCAACTTGATCTCTGTAGTCAATGAACTAGGAAGTGAAGATGGAGATGCGACAGCCATGGCTTTGATATCTCAAACTGTTACGAAGTATATGCCTTTTGTTTCTTTGGAAGGATTTGAAGTCAATACTTCCCCTATTGGGGGAAGTCCCGTTTCAGTTATAACACTCACTTTCTTTGTACCAGCCCTAGATCCAGACAAAGAGCATCTACAGGGCCTAGAAGTATATTTGAACTTTGATGGATAAGACAGGATTTTAAATGGCAAACGACATAAGAGATAAAGTTAAAAAGTCTAGAGAGAGATCTTTTCTAGCAAAAGATTTCGATGGTTTTAGAGTCCAACTTTTGGACTATGCAAGAGTTTATTTTGCTGATAACATCCAAGACTTTTCAGAATCTTCTGTTGGCGGTCTATTGTTAGATATGGCTGCTTATGTCGGTGATACTATGTCGTATTATCTAGACCACCAGTATAGAGAGCTAGATCCTGTTCGTGCTGTCGAAAGAAGAAATGTAGTTAGGCACATGGTGAACGCCGGCCTAGAAGTACCAGGACCCAGTCCTGCTTCTGCTAAGTGTAAAATCTCTATCACGGTCGACTCAGAAAAAGACGGAAATGGTGATTATGTGCCAAAAGCAACTCAGCTTCCGATTTTCAAAACCGGGACGACCGTTACATCTCCGGGAGGAATAATTTTTAATTTGACTTCTGATGTAGACTTTGCTGAAAAAGACACGTTGGGAAACATGAAAGGTGAAGTCTCAGTCGTAAGTGTTGATGGAAATTCAAACCCTGTACAGTTCAGAGTCTCCAGAGAAGAATTTTTTGTATCAGGTCAAGAAACAACTGAAGAGTTTGACATAAGTTCAGTTCATGTACCTTTTAGAGAATTGACTCTTACAAACCCAGACGTGACTGAGATAGTAGAGGTACATGACCTAGAAGGAAAACCTTACTATGAAGTAGAGACTCTTTCTCAAGATACTGTCTTTGTTCCCGTAACAAACGTCAAATCTGACAAAGATGAAGTCTCTAAAAATTTAGAAGTCCGACCAGCACCTAGAAGATTTACGAAAAATCGAGATCCTGACTCTGGTTTTACGTCTATTAGATTCGGCTCCGGAGACGCAAACACATTAGATAACGACATCGTTCCTGATCCTTCAAAGATATCTTTGCCTCTCTACGGCAGAAAGTCTATTAAGAGGTTCGCTATAGATCCTTCTTCAATACTCAACACTAAAACTCTTGGAGTTTCCCCAAAAAACACGACAATTACAGTTAGATATAGATTTGGTGGAGGGTTAAGTCATAATGTAGGCGCAAGATCTATTACTGAAGTAGGAGCGATTGTCACAGTATTTCATCAGGATGCTACTGAGAATGAAAAAACTAATGTTAGAAGCTCTATGGAGGTAGTAAATACTCTTCCAGCTAGGGGTGGTGATGTTGAGCCCACAATCGATGAAATGAGGGCGTCAATAGCTGTAGCATCTCAGTTTCAAGGTAGAATTGTCACTAAGCAGGACGTTTTAGCTAGGCTTTACACGCTTCCTGGAGAATTTGGAAGAGTCTTTCGAGCTGGGATAAGAGAAAATCCTATAAACCCACTATCCTCCAGGCTTTTTATTCTTACAAGAGGTGCAGCCGGAGATCTTCAAATAGCACCTGACACAATGAAAAACAACATAGCAAACTACTTGAACGAATTTAGACTAGTCTCAGAGTCTATTGAAATACTGGACGGTAGGGTTTTAAACTTTGGAATAAGGTTTCAGGTAGTCACAAAACCAAATGCAAATAAGGAATCTGTCTTGCAAGGGATTATAAACGAGCTTTCCCTGATGTACGAAATAAGAAATATGCAAATAGATCAGCCCTTGGTTCTAGACGACATGAGATATTCAATACTTCAAAATCCTGGTGTGGTTACTCTAAAGAACTTGGAGATAATTTCTAGAGTTGGAGTCGTGGCAGACAGAGACTATAGCACAGAATCGTTTGAAAAGACTTCTATTGTCAAGAACGGTCTAGTAGTCGGTCCGCCCGGATCAATATTCGAACTTAAATTTCCTGAGTTTGACATAATTGGGAGCACAACCTAATGTACTTAATACTGACAGCTAGCAAAGATAACTACATAACTAATAAAATTATTTCAAATGGTCCTGCTTTTTCTAAGAGAAGTGTGGCTACTTTAAACTTTGGCGGAGGAATGGATTCCAACACAAAGATTACGATAACCAGCACTGACTTATTGGCAAAAACTTATCTGGTGATTCAAAATGGACATGGATCTATAGCTAACGGAGACCTAATAGAAATAGGAGACACTCCGGAGGGTCCAAACACATCATCATCCGGGGAAATTGGAATTTCAGGCGGGACTGTTGCTGTCAACGCAAAAATAACGTTAATCTCTACAGATACTACTTCCTTGACTTACATAGGTGCTACAGAAGGGGGGTCCGTCGCGACCGGAAAATCTCTTGCCATTGGAGATGATCCTGATGGGGAAGGAAATATAGCAGGAGGAGACCCTAGGATTGGAATGATAGCCTTTCAAGTAGGAACAAATGCTGCATCCGGTGCAAATAATCTTCAGACTGCCATTAACTCTGGAGCAGGTCATAACTCCGGAACTCCTAATTCAAAAATCTCTATAAGCAATGACGGAGCCGGAAAACTAACGCTTACACAGGTCACAGCCGGCTCTGCAGGAAACACTAATATAGTAGAAGAAGGAGACTCAACAAACGTTATTACTGTTACAAATTTTTCAGGTGGCAACACTTACACAGCGATAGTCGGCGGAGACGAAAGAATAGGGATGACAGCAATTCATGCAGGTAACAGTGCAGGAACTGCAGCAAACAATGCGCAAACTGCTATCAATAGCGCAAATGGAAACAACTTGGGTGAGTCTGACTCCAAAATTATTATCGCGAACAACGGCGCCGGATCTCTTGTCCTGACACAGGCAGTTGCCGGAGAATCCGGCAATCAAAGAATTGTGATAACATCTGACACAAACAATGTTATCACACTGGCAGACGAAGGTTTTGCAGGCGGTAAGACAGCTGCACCCATAAGAGCAACAGATGCCAATGTCGGACAGGCAGGTACCTTGGACATTTTCAAGCTATACGGAGAAAATACAATAGCAGGAAACGAAGACGACTTGATTGAGTTAAGCAGAGCCTTGATAAAGTTCGATCATGATGCTATCATTTCTCACTTGTCTAAAAGCTTGGACATAAACAGTGTCAATTTTAAAGCTGAGCTTAGACTTAGAGACATAACAACAGGCAGAGCTGCACCTTCTAACTTTACATTGATGGCTCTTCCCCTTTCTAAGTCTTTTGATGAAGGGATCGGAAGATCTGTTTCGACATTTAACGACTTAGATATAGCTAACTTTGTGACTGCTTCTTTTGTAGGAAGTCAACCTGTTTTGTGGAATGTTGAAGGGGCGAACGCAACAGGTTCTGCACCTGGAAACTGGGATGCTTTGACAGCGGTTCAAGCTCGATCGCCATATTCAGGTGCACCAAACTCTGATCCCGCTAATTCTCCAACCACAGTCAATCTCAAATCAACTTTTACTGCGGTTCGAGGAGACGAAGATGTTATTTTTGACGTGACAAACGCAGTTTCTTCTACGTTAAAGTCAGATATTGCAAATCACGGATTTAGAGTTAGCTTTGAAGAGAGTGAAGAAAACAACAAACAAACTTATTTTATTAAGCGACTAGGGTCTAGACACGTTAGAAACATAGATCTTAGGCCTGAGCTTCATGTTTTCTGGAATGATTCGCAAATAGACAGTTTAGAAAATGCAGAATTTGACTCGGACAACAGCGTGTATCTAAAAAACTACAAAAAGGGAATGCCTAAAAACATAAGATCAGGTACAGTCGGAGGAGATCCCGCTACTACCACAATGTCAGACATTGCAGGTGCAAACTGCATGAAGCTTATACTTTCCAAAAGTGAACTAAAAAAGACGTATAACGTTTCCCAAGTCCTAAAGGGAACAGACAGTACAGGTGAAGAAGGAAATTATACTGCTTCTTTTAACATAGACTTGTTTTCAAGTGATGTTCTAGTTGCCAGTAAGTCCGGGTCTACAACGATTACTTTCCTAGGTGGTCCACTGGACTTGAATACAAAAATTACTTTTTCTTCCACAGACGGGACTTCTAAGTCTTATCTTGCAATCACAGAAGACCATGGATCTATCGCTAACGGAGACTTAATACAAGTAGGAGATAATCCGGACGGATCTGGAGCAATAATTGCAGGGGACGAAAGAATAGGTTCTGTTGCTTTTATGGCAGGAAGCAGCAACGTTGATGCTGCAAATAATTTTGCTGCTGCTATAGACTTGGCAAATGGTCACAATGCCGGTAATGCTAATTCAAAAATTACAATAGCAAACAACTCTAAGGGTGTAGTGACTTTGACACAAACTACTGCGGGTGGACTAGGTAACAGAAGCATTGATGTCGTGGGAGACAGCTCCCGAAGACTTAGGTTTACTCGAAACTTCTATAAGTTCACAGGAGGATCAGATTCAAAGACAGTTGAAAAAGAAGCGAGAGTTTCCGGAAGCATTACATTTGATGTATTCTGGAAGTCCAATGATGAAACTGTTACCTATCATAAAACGAAAATAAAAGTCCGAGATAATTCAGTAGGTCCGCATGGTCATGGAACTCAAACACCTTCAATTACAATGTCAAACTTGAAGTCTATGTATTCTCAAAAAGATGAAGTCAGAATAAGAGTTTTCCCCTTTGATATGAACGAAGACTTTAAGAACCCAGTGAAGATTCCTCACTCTAGAAAACCTTCTTACGTAGGCGACATTTACTGGAGACTGGTAAATGAAACCACGGGCCGGGTGATGATCGATTATGAAAAGAACATGGGTTCAACAAAACTTAGTTTTGATAAAGAAGGGTATTATTTTGATTTCTCAATGTCAGTACCTCCGCCTGGCGTGACGTGCAGGTTTGAGTTCTGCAGGGAAAATCAAGGAAAGGCTCAGATAATGATGCAAAGAAGATTTGCAAGATTTAGGGTGATCAAGTGACTAGAAGAAGACTTTTTGACGCTACCATAAGAGACCCTCTACCGATTATCAAGTCTGTTCTAAGCGATAGCAGTCCTGTAAAAGAGAAGACTTTAAATGCCATAAGCAGCTCTTATTCTCATCCAACTGGGTCTTGGAGATTTGATCCTCCCGGGTCTGGAGTAAAGTCAACACAGCAGCTTCACATAGACTTTTCTAAATTTGAAAACCACGTATTTTTCAACTCCGCAAGAGCAAAAGTCAATATGGCTTTTGATAAGATCATTAACAGATATCCGTTTGACGGGTCAAAAGAAGAAGTCCAAGAATTCATTGATGGTCTCAACGGCTTTGAAAGATACGTCTTTGAAAGAATCCCTAGCAGCATAGGTAGTTTGGCTTTTTTGGGGTCACAATATATAAATGTAAGTGACCGATCAGGAGTCCTCTTTCCTTCCTTGTCTAGAAAGAAAGAAGGCCTTTCTGTCGTGGATCCTAAAGAGGGATCTTTCTGTATAGACTTTCAGATATTTGTCCCGAAAAATGTTTTAGGAGCTACAGCAAGAAAGCCGATTCTTCACAAAGTCAATGAAGCAGGAGACGTCGGGCTGACAGTTTACATGAAAGAATCCGATGCTTTTGGGACAGCACCTTCGGGATCACTTTCAATCTTGTTGTCTGATGGCATATCTTCTCTTTCTTCGTCTATGGAGGTAGAAAAAGGAACATTTGATCATGTTTCTATAAACGTAGCTAGGTCAGGAAAAGACACTCAGATCTCCATGTTTAGAAATGGAAAGCTGACACAAACTTCTGAGGAAAGGCTGCTGAATACAATCGACACAAAAGGGGCTCCTCTATTGATAGGATCAGCGTCTTCACATGCAGCTGATGTCATCGAGGGAGGAAAGCTTCAGTTTGCTTCTTCAGAATATTTTTCAGGATCTCTGGATGAACTTAGAATATTTCACAAGACCAGAACAGAGCACGAGATCAATTACAGTATGGACTCTAATGTGTATAGCTCTGACTATCTTAAGCTTTACTACAAGTTCAACGAACCCTCTGGCTCTCATGGAGGGAGCGATGTAGTTCTAGATAGTTCTGGAAACAGCTTGCATGCAAGAATAGAAGGGTATCAGGGGGTCTGCAGAGGTCTTAGAGGTTCTGGACTCGCAGAGGAGGATCCTATCCTCTCTCCTGTCTTGTTTCCTTCACATGTAGATTTGATCGACTTAAACAAGTCGCTTCTTTTTACAGCATCTCGGTATGATGACTCTAACCCTAATGTAATTACTCGTCTTGTTCCTACTCATTATTTAAAAGAAGCCCAAATAGATCAGGCACTCTCAACTTTTGATGGTGGAGTTGGAGATCCATATGGGACTTCTTTAGGTGTTCCAGGTTCCGGAAAAATATCACAACCTCAAATTATATCCAGCCTTCTTTTTACCTGGGCATCTCTTTTTGATGACTTGAAACTTTTTGTGCAAACTTTAGGAGATGTAGAATTTATTTCGCTTGTTAAGTCAGGAACAGTTCCAGATCAGTTTCTGATCGACAAAGCCGAAAGGATGGGATTCCCACTTCCTGATTTATATTCAAATGCGTCTTTATCGCAGTTTCTTTTTGCTGCGAGCACTCAGAAGGAAAAAGGCTTAATCACAAAATCTTTAAACTCAGTTCAAAATGAGGTGTGGAGAAGAGTCCTGTCTGATCTTCCTGAAATCATGAGATCGAAAGGAACAATTCACTCAGTTGAGACTTTTTTGAGAAATGTAGGCATAGAACCAAATGGTTTGTTTAGGCTTAGAGAATACGGAGGTTCTAGAAAGATATACCTCGGAAGAGAGCGGCTGAAGAGAAAAGAAGTAACTCCTTTTCTTAACTTTACGTCTTCATACAATAATTTCTCTCCTGCTTATGACGCCAATAATATGTCTACAAATTTTCAAGTAGTCAAATCACCGTTTCTCATTGCTTCTAGAAGCGAACCGGGAACGCCTCAAATTACAGAGCATCATAATCTAGCTGAATACTACGTTGCGAGAGGCAAGGAGTATGGGTCTGCAGACAACTTAGTAGCTCTGTTTAGGTATTCGTCCGGATCAAGTGGGAAAGTGTCACACCCTAACCACGATGTTGGTCTAACCCTAAAGGATGTTACAGGTTTTGTTTCACCTCTTACGGCATCAGCCCACCAAGCCGGTGCCGGCGTCTCTGTTGGTCACGGAATTATTACTGGGTCTATATCACCAAAGATAAAGTTAGAATTCGCAGAATATCCAGATGGGCAGGCTCAGTATGGAGAAATTCCCGACAACGATAGTTTGTCATTCGGATCAGGCGCTCTTTCTGTGTCTATGTGGGTTCAATTTAGCACAGGACATCCGGGTAATGACAAGCTGATAATTAAAAAGTCTACTGAATACACAGTTAAATTCGACGCTAGTGGAGACTTGACCTATACTTTAGTTGACAGCGCCGGCGGCTCTAAAACAATGGTGGTATCTGCTGACACCCCTTCTTCACATTATCTTTTTGATGGCCGATGGCACATGATTACACTTACCCATGAAGGTGGCGGAGGAAACAATGGTGTAAACACTGGAAAGATGAGAATATACATCGATGGCTCGCTAGAGGCAACAGGAGGCACTGTTTCTGGAGGAAATTTCTCTCAAATGAGAAACACAGGAAACAATCTGTTTATAGCTTATGAGCCCGGGGGAGGCAATACGGGTTGTAAGGTGAATCTAGCTGACTTAGCACTTTGGAGTGCAAGTCTTGATGCAACCACCGTGGAGGCAGTGTACAATTCATACAGGCGGGAAGAAGACAAGGAAAAGATTGGCCCAGATTTACCACATGGTCTATTGACATCAGGATCATGGGGATACGAAGGGTGGTATAAGTTCAGACCGTTCTTCATAAATGGTAAACCTCGAAAGATGCCAATAACTCAAAGTCTTGTTAGAATGTATACGACAGGATCTTCCGTTCCTTCTAGTAAAGGAGGCCTGATAGGCAATCTTGTTTTGCGATCCGGTTCAGATGACGCCGGTCACTCTCTGGTTCTTCACATGAGACCGAATGTATCTGGAGATCTTTTTAGTCTAGCGCTCACCGGTGTGAATTGCTTCAATGGAGATCCGTGGCAAGTATCTTTCGGGAGAGCGAGAAACGATCTTACAGGTTCAGCAGTGTCATCTTCTTACTATTTAAGAGCAGGATCTGTGAGCAACGGAAAGCTTAGTGGTTTTGTTGAGACTATCGGCGGCTACAAAGACAATTCAGATTATAGTGCCAGAGAAGATCAAAGAACTTCACTTTTTTCCAGCGGCTCTAAAGAGCTAAACAGTAGCGGAACGTTTTTTGTTATTGGAGACAGTCAAATTACTAATGTTTCGAATGGGGGACTGTTTCTTCACAATCAAAATTTTGACGAAGAAACAAGAGTAACCAAATTCAAGGGTCAGCTAGGCCCCATCAGATTTTACTCAAAAGAGATAACTCTTTCTGAAACCAAAGAGCACATTAAGAACTTTAGGTCTGTCGGAGTGGAGAATCCACATAGAAACTTTAACTTCAACATCTTTCGAACCGGTTCATTTGAAAGACTCAGACTAGATGCTCACTTAGATCAGGAAGATTTAGTCCCAGACGGCAACGGTTTTCTGGAATTTGTTGACTTTTCAAACAACAAAAACGAAATCTCTGTGACAGGTCTAGATCCTAAAGTTAGCCCTTTTGATCATGAAACTATGCAATACTCTATACCTTCACCTTACATTGATAGATCTGTTACTAGCAGCAAAGTAAGAGTTAGAGGATACAAGTCAAGGGATCATGTTAAGAAGTATCACTATTCACAATTTTCTCCGGTGTACGATGTCAATCCTTATGAGGAAAATTTAGATGACAATAGATTCGCTGTTGAAGTTTCTTCAGTTCAAGGACTCAATGAAGATATCATGAATATTCTGGGAACAATGGATTCGATTGAGGATGCCATCGGAAAGCCTAATCTGGTTTTTGCTAGTGAGTATTCTGACTTATCATCTTTGAGAGAGACTTATTTCAAGAGGTTGACTGCTAAGGTCAACTACAAGGAGTTTTTTGAATTCTTCAAGTGGTTTGATCGATCTATCGGCGGGTTTATTGATTATCTTCTTCCCTCTAAAACAAACTTTCTAGGAACTAATTTTATAATTGAAAGTCACTTTCTAGAAAGGCATAAGTATAGATACTACTTTGACGATATCTACTTAGGAGAATCTGACAGAGACGGGCTAAAGGGAGAAATAAGACTTCAGCTCATAACTGGAAGCATAAAGAGGTTGTAGATGAGCAAGTTTGCTATTCAAAATATAAAATACAGACCAACAATAAACTTCAGAGCAGGACCGGGCGACGGGTTCGCGTACACGATGTCTAATGCTGTTCTAAATTGGTGGAGCTTAGAGAGTGTAAACATTGAGCCGACTGATGCAGCAACGTATAGATCTGAAGATCACGTCGATGCTAGAAGCAAAATACCTTTGATTTACGCTTCAAATGCGGCAAGATCACACGTATCAAGCGACGTCCCCTCTAGAAAAATAACTAAAAGTTCTATCAAGTTCGGAAATACAGGTCAGATAGCTCAGACTAGTACAAATGCAGTTAGTTTTGCTAATACGTCAATTAGTTCCGGAGATGATCCCTTTAGTATTTCTTTTTGGGCAAAAAAAGTGGGCGGCGACGCCAGTTCAAAGATAATCATTGCAAATTCAAGCCCGTCTGGCTACACTAGTAGGAGAGAGTATACAGTTGCTTTTGCTTTAGGCACTCAGCCTATATTGGAAGTATACGGAAATCAAGATTTAAGTGAGTCAATATCAATAAAAGCCCAGCATGCTTCGTCACTCTTAAGTAGTTCAGAGTGGAAGCATTATGTTTTTTCGTATTCGGGGAAGCCCATCTTCAACGGATCTACAATGGCAAGTTCTGGATTGAAAATCTATGTAAACGGTGAGGTTCAGACTTCAAATCTTGCACAGCAACTAGAAGATGACTATTCCGGGATGAGAACAAATCCTTTGAATGTTTTTACAATTGGAGATGTCGGTGGAGGCGGAAATATTCTTCTTTCTGATTTGATAGTTTTTAACAAAGAAATTGACTCTGATTCTGTTAAAGCTTTGTACTACTCCAAAGACGGATCATTCATAAGAACTAGAAACTATCTTAAAAAAGGTTCAAAAGTTAGTTCTCCTGAGGGGTCTGAGATTGACGGCTTTAGAGAGGGCGTGAGCATCCGAAACGGTGAAGACCTGTCCACGTCAATAAGAATGAAAATACATTCAACTTTAGACTTTGTAAGAGCACACTCAGGTTCTGCAGTCTCAGTTGACTCTCCTTTTGATGACGCAAACATTCCTTTTTATGTAGCACAAGATTCCGGAAGCTACAAGGGAGTTTTGGACTCTACTAGAGGTCATAGCGGCTATAGTTCAGTCCTCCTTCACGAAGTTGAAAAAAGAGACTTTGGAATTTTCAACAGGCACCAAGACGGAACCCCTTTTAACGATACTCTTTTCGACACTCCACAGAAGGTACTTGAGGATGTGAGAACGATTGCAGGAGATCCTGACGATCGACACCTGAGGGTTTATATAGGTGAGACTCCAAACGAGCTCTACAATTCAACAGACGTTTATGACAAAGAAGCCCGAGTAGACATCTTCGAAAGAAGTATTGATTTAAGGTCAATAATTCCGGACCTAAGAGACGGAGAAAGAGATTTTACTAGAAGATCCAGAAGGCTTACAAGAAGTGGATCGATGACCATACCTGCACGTACAAGAGGGTTTAGTGGAGAATGTAACTGTATTGGAATTACAGATGTTAGATTTAATGACAACAGAGAATCTTCAATCCCCTTTTACGAAGTCTATAGAGAAGGAGACATGCACTTTACTTCATCGGCAGTCAAGGATGGATATATGCATGCAGGACGAGGAACAATAGAAACTATCTTAAGTCAATCTTCCGGACCACGACATATTGATACATCTTACAGTAGGAGGTCTGAGCCTTACGGTGTGTATGCTCAGTCGACAGTTGATACTTTCTACGGTTTGCCAGGAGCAGACAAGCTTCAGGGCAGGACGTTTACAGCGAGATATAGGGTAAGCTCAGCTGACAAACCCTTTAGAGACGAGTCTAAGGAAACTTTCGTTGAAGAGAAGTTTAATTCTTCAAATTTTAATTTTGATGCAGGAGTCGGAGCTTCAGCTCAATTAGTTTATGGAATTGGTGCGAACCTTAGTAACCTAGATACAATCACCATAACGTCCACGGACCAGACAACAAAGTCTTATAGAATCTCCTCCGGAGGAGGCCTTTCATCAGGAATGGTTGTCGGAAACAAAATTGTTGTTGTCTTGGGAGCCAACAACAGTGCGACTGCCGCCCAAATAGTGGCTGCGATAAATACATCAAATGGTCATAACGCCGGTACTCCCAACAGTAAAATAATCTTAGAGCAGGCAGCCATCAATGATGACGAAGGCACGATTACGTTCACTCAAGCAGTTGGTGGAACTGCAGGAAACACAGCAGTCACTAAGAATCAATCAGGAGACTTTACTGTGACAAACTTTTCTGGAGGAAAACAGTCTGATAACAAAGACTTCGTAGATACTCTAAAGAAAATGTACATGACTGGGTCTTCTATTCACGAAGGTCCCCAGACGGGTTATACTATTTCCACTAGAGGAATCCAGGGAGATACAGGCCAGTATAAGACTGACTCAATTGTCTTTGTAGGAATGAAGAGGAACTAAAATGCCTAGGATTGAACGTAAATCTATTACACAAAACTTCGACATAAGTACCATAGATCCTTTTGAAAACACAGGATCAGCCTCGTCAGGTGCTGTTGTCGTTCAAAAAAGCGTTGAATTAATCGACCAGCCGAACAAAGAGCCAGGAACTGTTAATTTTGGATCTGCGGCCGAAGTCGGCACCATGCAAAATATCGAACCAGGAACAAAAGTCATCTTGTTGGGTCGACAAAGCGCTGAAGCCGGCAATGCAGCTTCTCACCAGGATCGTTTTTTTTACTTAAATAAAAAGTACTCGGGAAACCCAAAGATCACTGTTTCGATTACAGCGATTTGCGGAGACAATACAACCGATCCTGCAGTAATTCGACAGGGAGGCAGTGTCCTAGAATTGTCAACACCTGAAAACGCGTCGGGTGACATATTGGAATTACAACACTCTGTGGACGGAGACACATGGACAACGTTTAGAAATGTCAGACCCCATGATGCAGGGAACGGTGTTCGAGATCTTACCTTTTCAGAGTTTAGAACAGTCACAACGACTTTTACACCACCTGATGGTCAAAGTGTCTACATAAGAGTGAACCAGAAAAATTATCACGGCAACACTCATGACCACTACGCTGTCAAGAGTCTGGTAGTTGACGAATCGGGTGGCAATAGATCAACCTACGGGGGAGGCAATAGGATGGCCTCTGGTTTTACAACTCTAAATCCGAAGATTGTTCAGATCATTCACGATAATTCAGAGTCAGATTCTTATGTGGCACAAAACCTATCTATTAAAAATAGAAGAAACATCTCTAAAAGCATAAGAAATTCGTCTTTTGACGACCAGAAGGAATTGAGACCTCCCAATACAACCAGAAAAGAAGTGATCTCCATATCCGTTAAATCAGCCCGGGGTCTCATAGACAGGTGCAAGATATTCATCAGAGGAGCTGATGGAATTGAGATGAAGTCATATGCTTTTGTTTCATCTGACAGAGATGACATTGAATCTTTTGAGGGAGGATTGACCGCAGCCGATACAAAAATAAATATTTTGACTGAATTAAGAAAGATTCCTTTTAAACTGAGGAAAAAAAGGGCTTCTATTGCAAGGGCAATTGCCAGCTCTTTAGCACAAGCAATAGAAGCTGATAAGTCTCTCAAGATAAAAGCACGATCTTCTGACAACAAAGTATACCTTGAAGATCATTACGTAGAAAGCGCAGTTCCACACCCAGTGCGTTACATCTCTGGTATCTCACCACCCAGAGCAATACAGCACCCAGCCAAAGCGATTAGATACGCGCGGGGTACGCACACAAACTTAGCTAACACCGAAGAGGGAAAAACGATCACGATAGTGGATGCTCAGGGTCTCAAGAGAGTTTACGCTCTAGTAAATTCTTCTCAGACTTCAATGACCACCGGAACTGTAATTAATACCGGAGATGATATAGGATCTGGAACTGCAAGCAGCGGTTTAAAGGGAGCCATAGCAGTTGCTGTTAACATATCATCAACACTATCGTCGACTACCCTGAAGGAGTTGAAAGTTGCGATAAATCACAAAAATGGTCACGGAAGAAGAATTTCTGTGAGTGATGTCTACGAGACTATAACGTATGGGTACATGCAAATTAGATCAGCTGTCCCTCCCTTGAGAGAAGGTCAAGGGATTCAGGTGTCAGAAAATACTGCGTCATTTACTCTAGTCGATACAATTAGAGATGAAACTTCTATGGGACCTCCTACTGCTTCTATCACTTTTTCTTCTCTGCCAGCAGTTAATTCGTATATTGAGATTAGACCTAGAGACAATGTCTTAAAAAGATATGTTTCGTGTAGATCAGACGGAGATGTTAACACGGGAGATACTCTTAAGTCGGGAGACATTGTAGATGGTCCAGGTACAGCAGTTGGAGCCGCCGGAATCGGAGGAGTTGCTGTCGTTGCCAACGATCGCTCTAATTTTGAAGAACAGTTTGTAAAGGCAATCAATTCAAAAAACGGTCAAAGGGGGAAGGTTAAAATTAGAAAAGTCGTACCACTAGCAGGTGCGAACGAGTACGTTTTGACGGACAAAACTAGTTCAAAGTATTCTTTTGATACTTGGGGTACACAATCAGTCACGTCTACGGCTGGCGGAGCAGCAACAGTCAGCACATGGAAAGGAGCTTCAGGAGGAAAAATAGTTGAAGCCATACAGGGGGATGAAAAGTCTGTTAGTTCTATCAAGGTTGAAATTGTGTCCTATGGCGGCCCGACTCCAGATATCATTGCTGGAATAAACTATACTAATATAGATGTCGCCAAAGAGGCTGGTGTCAATGACCACAAAGCCCCAGACATTCAGTTTCGATCTCCTGTTTTGCATGGATCAGGACCAAATAAAAATATCTTTAATCCTACCACAGGATCTTTTAATCCTTTTAAAGAAGTGGGCCTATATGAATCATTCGATGGAGAAACAGGTCCTGGTGTCAACTTAGAGCACACGTACGTAGCTAGACAAAATGAAGCCTCTTTGACGTCTGCTCTTGGTAAAGGTTTTGAGGGTTCACTTTCTTCAAAAGAGTGCATAGAAATAGAGTTGGACGGATCAGGAGCTACTACGGCCACTATATATCGATCAGGCAATGGCGCCGGAGATAATCTTAGACCCTCCATGGCTTATCTTTCAAAGACAGGTGTGTGGACTCCCTTGACTCACGACCCACCTTGTGACACGCGTTTTCCAGGAGCACAAAGCTCTCAGTTTCCCAATCCATTGGCCGCCATCTCAGCTTTGTATCATCAGATATCTGAGAGAGCTATGATAGGATTTAGCCAAAACTATTCTATGTTAATATCTCGATTAGAAAACTCTACTTATATTGAGAGATCATCTTTAGGAATGTCCGAAGAGACTTTTGAATCTGAAAAAGAAAGGTTTGCTTTTGTAGAAGGTGCTCCAAGTTCTTGCATTAACACTTTTGGTTTTCCTTCTCACCCTAAGTTTTCTCGAGATGACAGCTTAAAGTTTGACATGTCTGACTATATAGATGACGACTTTCTTGTTGAAAACATAGTCGTTGATTGTCAGCTGGCAATGTCGGGTGGTACTGTTACTAAAACCAACCTGAACTACCTCGGTGATTTTGCGGAGCTCATGCCCGAAGGTTTAACTTTTTTCATGCTGTGCGAAAGAAAAGGAAAAATCACAGATCAGGCCTCAGAAATAGCATTTCAAATGGAGATTGATGAAGACTTAAACGGTGATGTAAATAATGTCTCTAGAATTACTAATGCTTCTTCTTTTTCTATACCAGCCTGGTATCCTTATGGTAAAAGTCTTGCGTGGCCTGCGTCTTTTGACCCGGGTTCCTCTGAGTTTATACCTAATTCTACCATTTATAATGGAGAATCAGCAGCAACTATAAACGCCGGCGTCGCGGCATCTCGAGGGTGGTCTTTTTATGATGTTATGGGCAACTCCGGAGTTTGGGATACACCAATAGTCAGCGGTGATCGGTGGCTACAGTGTAGATGGCAGTATATTTCAACTTCAAATATAGATAAGATCAATCCGGTATCTCAGATTGATTCTCTCTATACGGCAAACAGCCACAAACCACACATAAACATTCCTTTGTCTGAGGGCTACTCTGAGAACTCATATCTTACTACAGATTACGGTTATCGTCTTAGATTTCAGGCTTATGTTGCATTTGAAGACGCAAACGGCGATTCGATACCAGACATTCTTCAAGATATCGGTGATTTTGGCCCCGGCGGAGCCGCAGCTTTTCAGAGGGGCTATTGGCGGAGATTTAATCGCGTCAACGTGTTTGCGACTTACTTAGACAGCGTTAAGAGTGGAAAATCTGACGGGATTAGAAATCTTGTTGCTTCTGTTGACATTGAGGACCATTTTTCCGGATCTCCAATACCTCTAATATATGACGTTCCAATTCGAACTGAGTTTGCTAGTAATTCTGCCAACGCCAGAAAATTCAACTTAATGATAGAAGTGATTACTTCCAATGCTGTTATGGAACCCAGCTCTAGTGATATCAATGAGTCAATTTATATTTCTAATCTTGAAATTTCGAGAACTGAAAAATCTCAATATGTTGACACCATTAGAGACATTGTTGGATGGGGAAATATTGCAACTTTTCCGGAAGATTACAACGAGATTCAAAAAAACCTCTCTTCTAAGTCGATCGACATTAGAGAGAGATTTAGCACCGTGATTGACTCAGACATTCCAGTGACTGGAAGGTACGTAACAAGATTTCCAGCTTTAGCTCCGGTTCCAGGAGACGTTGGAACAATCTCGGCATACAGCTCTGTGGGGGCTAGCCCTTACGACCTCATAGTCACGAACTGGGATTCTCTAGGAAGATCAGGCATCGCCGGGATGCCTTCTAACAGATCAGTTGTCAGGTCACTGCCAGGAAATAAGCCTGCATATACAACAAGACAGTTTCGAACTAAGTACAGAGTTCCTATCGCCAGACATAATTCTCAAGTCTCTCCCTATTTGCTTAAAAAGTCGGACAAGATAATAATTGGGGCACAGGCACCTATGTCTTATTTTATCAGCGAATCAAGCACCACAGCCGGTGCGACTGATCTTTTGCAAGGAAAGGTCAGAGTCAAGATCTACGGATCTAGAGTTTTGAATGAAAGGCTCACGCATAATAATCAGAAGGATTCTTTAAACACAGATTCAGTTCACCAAGTCATTGGTGACATTCCTGTAAGGGACCAGATTGAAGCTTATTCAAGATCAGACCTTAGCGATACTTACATGGACAAAATAATGTTTGGTGATCCTTCTTTGACAAAATTTGCAAGAGGAGCTGAGCTAGTTGATATCGGGATTGGAAAGTCTTACAACGTTTCCAATATATATGCAAACACTATCATGTTCAAAGCTTACATGGATGGTATCATCGCCGAAAGATACGTTCCTGTTAAGTCCAAACCCATAGGAACAAAGAACAGAGATGGATTTGGAAAGTACGGAGACTTCTTGCCAATGTGCGCAACTATTGTTGTTGAAAAAGGCACAGACTGGAATGCAGCAAGCCAGGCCAACTCCTGGACAGGAAAGTGGATACAAGTCACAGACCATAGATATCAAAAGGTGAGGCGTTTTATCTTTCAAACGACCGGGACTACTGGAACTACTTTTGTGAGTTCAGGAGGATTTACGTATGTTAGAGTGGTGACCTCTGCGGCTGCCAACATCCGGAGTAAAATACAAGAGCTAAGAAAAGCTATTCTACAGCCCCTTGCCTTTGGTCAGGCAGGAGCCGACGCCAACGCGATACTTGATAACGCTTTAAAGCCTGAGTCTCCTCTTGCCGTCCATGACAACTTTTTCGCGCTTGCCTTGCTTGATTTGACTGACTCCAATTCAGATCTCATTCCTGACAGTGGGCACTACGTAGCAGCCTTACAGATTTTTCCTAGAATATTCTCTAGAGCAGAAGCAGACCTCTATGACAAGTCTATGGGTCCTCACGGAGAAGGAACGAATTCTCTTATTGAGATTTCCCTTGCAGGAGGGGGATGGACAGACGAGATGTCTGTAAGATTATTGCCCGCTTTCGGTCAGTTAAGTTCCACGCACCACGTAGCTAGGCCTGTACAGGGGTTGAGCACTCCATGGAACATGTTGAGAAAAGATAGAGTGTTTAATCGAGGTGTTGTAACAAAGCCGTCAGAAGGAACTTCCGGAATCACAGGATCACTTCAACATTTTGCAACCCTTGTCGATAGCGAGGTCGTCAAGTATGACTCTCTGGTTCCTCCTGTTTATGAGTTTCTCAAGAACTTTGATGTCAAAGTTCCTGTTTCTGGCGACTCCGGAGTTGGTGGGTTTATAAGTGGATCATTTCTGCCGATATTTCAGCGGTGTCAAGTAATCAACACAAGTGGATCTGCGTGCACAGGAAGAGGAGCTTTTCCTCACAGTACTCCTTACGTTCAAGCACCCGGAATTATAGGTTTTGACAAAAATATTACAAACTTGTGGAGCAGATGGGTCAACGAAAGAGGGGTAATGGCAAAAACAACAGACCCTCTAAATCCAGAAACTTTTAGAGTGGATTCTGCGACTTTTAGCACTTCCCTTGGTAATTTTGTCACCCATCCGAATGATTTCAAAGAGGCTACCCCGATCGCAAGAGTTCAGGTCCCGGACATGAATAGATTTGGGGCTCAAGTATTTGTTAGCCGAACCACACGAGCCGGCGACAATATCGCTACCTCAGCACATCCGTGTCACTATACAGGATCTCTTACAGGTTTTGGTCGAAGGACCGGAGACGAAAAAGGCAACCAGGCACCGCCATGGGGAGTAGTGCAGTCAGAAAAGCTTACATCAGGATCTCAGTTGTCAGTCATCGGAGGGACCTCTATACTCCATGACCCAGTAACAGCAATTTTCTCTCCACTTCTAAACGAGAACGTCGCAAAAGATACACTGAAAGCTCTTTATGGTTTCGAGACTTCTTTTTATTCCAGAGCGGGAAATCAGACTGATGAAAAGCACGATCCTTCGAATGGAATGGTTCAGACCGGCATCGGGGTAGTTCCCTTCACTCTGAAGACTACCACCGTATTGACACCGCAGTCATCCGATGTTGATGTGCACGGAGCTAGACCGGTTAAAGCACCGGTAGTTGTCAGGGGAATGAGATATGGCTTAGACAACTTTTTACCCACATCTAATACAGTGAAAGTTAGATTTAATAGATTTGGTCAGTTTAGAGATCTCTTAGAGCAAAGGTTGTTTACATCAGAAACCAAACCAGAGGATTCAACTATATCAAACGACAGGCCTGTTGAAGTAGTATACATGTCTAGACCTTCCTATGACGAACTAGGGAACATTAGGGCAGTGAGAAAAAGAGCTATTCCAGCAACTGAAACAAATAGCCAGAACCTATCTAATTACGCAACTTCTAGTTTTCCTTACTTTGACGAATGGGACGAAGCAGTTCCGACACAGTATAGGTTTGGGAGAGATAGATCATCATCGTTACCGGATGATAGCTCTGTTACGGTTGTAACTGAGGTGTCATAGTGAGCAACACTTACAGCAAAGCAGAGATCGACAGAGCTGAAAAGCTTGTCAATCGAAACGCAACTAATTCTAATGTCACAAGCGTGACTTTTCCTCATAAGTTTCAAGTTGGGTTAGACGACGAAAACTTTAGATCAGAGCTTGTAGCAAAAGGGAACATTAGGCTTTCGGAATTATCCAATCCTCCCACTAGACCGACCGACGGTCAAGGAGGCGTCTTATATGTCAAAAATGATGGTAAGCTTTACTATGCTTCCCATGAACAAGCAGAAAAGAATCTACTTTCAGGAGGTGATCTGTCTTCCATAACGAGTGGGGGAGTTACATTTGATGGTACTTCTCTGCACGTGACTACGACAGGTGATAGAGTGAGCTTAGCATCTGCAGGTGGAGCGCTAATCTTAGGCAATAAGGCGGGGCAGCACTTATCTTTTGACGAAAATGAAATTGCATCCAAGTCAGACGCGACCACAGCAGGCACCCTATATTTGCAGGGAGATGGAGGAAAAGTTTCGATTGGGAGTCTTACAGAAGCGGACTTAGGGATTGGTACGGAAACCCCGTCTTACAGATTCCACTTGATGTCAGACACAGCTTCAGCAGCAGAGATTGGGGTTACTCAAATAAACAATGACACAGCTACCGATGGTGCAAACGTTCGAATGCTAAGAGCTAGAGGGACAAAAGCTTCACCAGCTATAGTTCAAGATGGAGATGCCCTCGGAGTAATCACTTTTCATGGATACGATGGTACAGACTACGCTACTAACGCAGCACAGATATGGGCTCAAGCGGACGGCACCCCGGCTGAAAACGACATGCCAGGAAGAATTCTCCTTAGAACCACTCCTGCTGGTTCTGCGTCTCCGGTAACTAGGGTGACTATAAAGTCCGACGGGAATACCGGTATAGGAACTACGACTCCTGATGAAAAACTGGACGTTGCCGGAAGAATTGCAATATCTTCTGAATCATCAACACCAACAGTCTCTGCCGGCGTAGGAGTTCTCTACACTAAGTCAGGAGGAAGCCTGTATTTTAAGTCAGGCGACGTTGGAGAAACTGATCTTTTAGCATCGGCGGGATCAACTGCTAACCTCATACAAACAGCAGCTTCAAGCACAGCCGCTAACCACTATGTTCCATTTTTTGCAAATCAGACTGGAGCTCAAGCTATAAAGACTGATGGCGGGCTTCTCTATAATCCGTCGACTAATCTATTTACTGTCTTTACAACAGGAAATGCTTCAGAGTTCACACCTTTGAGGCTGTACAACAAGAATTCAAATACAAATGCATCAGTCTCAGCAAGGTTTGATCTTGTCGACACATCGAACAACTCAGTAGACTCTGGAAAAATAAAGGTTTCGAAAGAGCAATCTTTTACATCTACATCTAGTACCCAAGACTCTTCGATGTCATTTTTCACATCTCTAAACGGGACTTTAACAGAACAAATGATCTTAAAGTCAGATGGAAAGCTTGGGCTTGGGACAAGTGTACCTGCAGCAAATCTTCACATATCAGACACGGCCGGCGGAAATCTCATTCGTCTAGACACATCAAATAATGTGTCAAATGATCCACAATTCTACATGACAGGCCAGTCTGGTGACACTACCGAAGGTTTCGCTCTAAACTACGACAACAATACGGGAGACATAAGGTACGATGTTTTCTTTACCAGCGGAAACCATATCTGGCGTCTTAAGCAAGATACTGACGCAAGTGTTGGTATCGAAGGAATGCGATTGACGCACGATGGTAAGCTAGGAATTGGAAACACCAATCCGGGATACGAGCTAGATGTTACGGGAGATATCAATAGTTCAGGTGCAGTAAGGTCAAACAACTATCTCTTGGCAACAAAAACAGGAGGAGACCCAGCTCAGATAATTCTCCGTAACAATACAAATGAACACACAAGCGGAGGAGCTGAGTCTGAGATACTTTTCAAGGATCACGGTAATAACAACCTTGTCAAAGTAGAAGGATCACACGACGGATCTTCTGATGACACAAAAGGTAATTTTAGTGTCTATGTCAACAATGGATCGTCCGAGACCTTAAGAATGTCTATAAATTCCGGAGGATCTTCGAACTTTTATGGGCCAGTGGTTACAAATAGTTCCATTTCCGCAACCGGAATGATAGCAGCATTAGGTGGAATAAGTGCACAAGGAAACATACTATTATCCGGACAAAATAAGATTGCTTTCAATACTGATCCCACAAATACTTACATTGCCGCCGGAAGTGGAGCAACAGAAGATTTAGAGATTCACGCTGATGACGATATAAAGTTCAAGCCTGATGATGACATTCACATCTATAAAGGAGACGTTCTTTACTCAACTTTTGACGGCAGCGACTACAGACTCAGGATGATTAGAAGTACAAATTCAATTGTATATCCCTTACAGGTGATAAACAACGACAGTACTTCAGGAACTTCAGCGGGAATAGGGATGCAGTTCCAGCTAGAAAACACTTCAGGAATTGAGTCGACTGCTGCATCAATCTATACAAAAAAATCTAGCAACTGGAGTACAGCAGCACTTACCGACGCGGCTTTGTATTTTAATGTTTCTCAAAATGGCGCTTTGTCAAACAAGCTGACCATTGGAAACACAATCTCATCATTTACTACTAATTTGACTTCCAATGGCCTTATTACAGCTGAATCTGGTATTCTTTCAAACGGTAACATTACCCTTTCTAGTCAAAACAAGGCTGTTTTTGGCACCACAGACACATACATTGCTGCAAACGCAGAGAATCCAGAAGATTTAGAGATACATGCAGATCAAGATATGCATCTCAAACCTGACAACGATATTCTTGTCTACTATGGTGGAACACAATACGGAACGTTTGATGGATCCCAGTATAGACTTCGTCTGTTTAGAGAAACAAATGCAAATGTTTACCCACTTCAACTAGTCAACAAAGAAGATGCTGGAACTGATTCGGGCGTAGGAATGGAGTTTCAGCTAGAAAACACTTCTGGAACTGAGACTACCGCAGCAAGGATCACAGTGGACAAAGCTTCCAGCTGGAATTCTGCTGTCAACACTGATGCAAGAATGGTATTTGATGTTGTTTCAGACGGTACTTTGTCAACGATTTTAACACTTCGGGATGGAGCCTCAGTCTTTAATACACCTCTAACTGTTTCGCCTGGAATTATCACAGCTGGAGGAGGAATCACTTCCGCGGGAGACATATTGTTGACCGGTCAAAAGAAGATTGCATTTGGTTCTGACTTGGTCAATACATACATTGCTGCAGACGCCAACAACCCGGAAAACTTAGAAATTCACGCTGACGCCAACATAGAACTAAGGCCCGATGGATCGATATATCATCTTGCTGCTAGTAATTATTTTTCTGAGTACTTGCGTCATAATGGAGATACAGATACGTACATGAGGTTTACAACTGACAAAATAGACCTTTATGCGGGAAATGTCTCTATGATCACTATGACGGAAGACGATTCGCAAGATAAAGTCCAGGTCAATGTGGGTCAGGCTGATGTTGACTTTGAGGTTTACTATGACTCCGGAATTGCGTCGAGGATATATGGTTCAGACGGTTCCATTTACTTTTATCGTCCCGTAACCATGTTTGGCCAAACACAATTAAAATTCAGCTCTTCGGATTCATACATTGCTGCAAACTCAGAGAATCCAGAAGATCTGGAGATACACGCAGATCAGGATCTTCACTTAAAACCAGACAACGATGTCACTATCTACTACGGTGGAACACAATACGGAACGTTTGATGGATCACAGTATAGGCTGCGCCTTTTTAGAGAAACAAATGCAAATGTTTACCCACTTCAACTAGTCAACAAAGAAGACACTGGAACTTCAGCAGGAATAGGAATGGAGTTTCAGCTAGAAAACACTTCTGGAACTGAGACTACCGCAGCAAGGATCACAGTGGACAAAACTTCCGCCTGGAATTCTAATGCTAACACTGACGCAAGAATGGTATTTGATGTTGTGTCAGACGGCACTTTAACAACACTCTTGACAGTTCAGAATGGAGCTTCAGTCTTCAATACACCCCTGACTATGCCGACTGGGCTTATCACAGCTGGAGGAGGAATCACTTCACTTGGGAATATAACAGTATCAGGTCAAAATAAAATCACATTTGACAGCGCAGACACATACATTGCTGCAAACACTGATAATCCTGAAGATCTTGAGATCGCTGCAGATCAGAACATCAATATGATTCCTGACAATGACGTTGATATCTACTATGGAGCTTCAAGATACGCTAATTTTGATGGTAACAACTACAGGCTAAGGATGTTAAGGGAAACAAACGCAGTCGTATGCCCTCTTCAGCTGGTCAACAAAGAAGATACTGGAACTTCAGCAGGAATAGGAATGCAGTTCCAGCTAGAGAACACTTCTGGGACAGAAAAAACAGCGGGGCAAATAGAGGTAATAAAGGCTTCTGGGTGGAACAGCGGTCCTAACACTGATGGTGAAATGATTTTCAAAGTAGTCCAGAACGACTCTCTAGGCGAAGTTTTCAGGATCAACTCTTCTCAATTGCTTGCTACGAAAGGCATAGCCAGTAACGATTACCTTAGAGCATCTTCAGATGTTTATGTTGGTGGAAACATATATCACTACGGTGACACTAACACCAAGTTAACCTTCGGAGATGATTCGATTACTATCTCGGCGGGAGGCGTACCTTTCATTAACATAGTAGAAGGGGGAACAGACTCTTTAGTCATAAATCAAGACGGCGGCGACATAGACCTTAGAGTGGAAAGCGACACACTTCAGTACGGATTTTATTTGAGAGGAAGTGATGGAAGAATAGGTATAGGAGAAAGCGGCCCGGAAGGCAAGCTGCACATAAAGCAGGTAGCGAACGGTGCTGCTAATAACTACGCAGGTGACGCTCTAGTAATAGAAAACGTAAATGGAGCAAGCAAGTGGTACATAGGAATAGATAGCGATGATGAGTTGGTATTTGCTCACAATAACAGAAACCCCAGTGAAAACGCAGGCGGCTATCTTTTGGGAAGCGGAAACGGGTCATTTGTTGGAACCATTGACTTTACCGGTCAGCACAGATCTGTTCCTGCGTCAGGATCGATCTCCGAGTATGAAAATAGAATCGGTATGATAGTAGTGTCTACAGGAGAATATCTAAACCACGAAGGAGAATCTAACACTATTGACACGGCGCTTCCTAAAATAGAACTGAGCTCTTCACCGAATCAAAAGACAGTCTATGGTGTTGTGTCTGCAATTACAGACCCAGAAAAAGAACACCAAACTTACTTGCAAGGAGTGTTTGGCACAGTTCTCCCGAAGAAAGAAGATAGGGTCATCATAAATTCTCTGGGCGAAGGGTCAATTTGGGTTTCTAACTTGAACGGAAATTTAGAGAACGGAGACTACATAACGACGTCAGAAGTCTCGGGCTATGGAATGAAACAAGACGATGACCTTCTACACAACTTCACAGTTGCTAAAATAACTCAGGATTGTAATTTTGATATGGAAGGTGAATACCCTTGTGAGGAATTTGAGCATGAAGGAGTCACTTATAGGAAGGCGTTTGTGGGATGCACATATCATTGTGGCTGACTAGTCGATGTAGTCGAAATATCCTCTAATAGTATAACCATTTTGAAAAGCCCATACGTCTAAGATTTCAAGATCACTCATAGGAATACCCATTCCTCCCATTTCCATTACATTTTCGTTACCTTTTCCTGCAATAAGAATGGTGGCATTAGTAAACTCAGAAAGGGAAGTAGTGATTGCTTCTCTTCTGTCAAGCTTTATTGAAACTCTGTCTATCTTTTCAATACCAGTCAGTATGTCTTTTATAATTTCTCTAGGGTTTTCTTCTCTTGGGTTGTCGTTTGTGAGTACAACGTAGCTGCTTAGCCTTGACGCCACTTCTCCCATTAGAGGTCTTTTTTCTTTTGACTTGTTTCCGCCGCACCCAAATATTGTTACTATTTTTCTAATCCCTTTGTTTTCATTTAGGAAATTAAGCTGATTCTCTAAGCTTGTGTGCGTGTGAGCGTAGTCTATCACTACTAGAGAGTCTGTCTCAACTATGTGATAAACATTAGATCTACCTTTGACACCCGGAAAAGACTTGATAGACGCTATGATGTCTTCACATGCGATGCCGTACATTTGACAGCATAGAAAAGCAGCAGCGCAGTTTTGAGCATTGAATTCTCCGTACTGAACAGTTGAGATAGTGTGTGTGTCACCATTCAAGTCTTTGAGATCAAAAGTCATAAGACCCGAAGTGTGCACAAGATTAGATAGAATGACATTAGAGCCTTCTGAGAAACCATATGAGACAACTTTGTCCTCATGTCCAATAATAATGTCATCAAAAAATTCCGTGTCCTTAGAGACAAAAACTCTGCCTCCTGGAGCAGTGAAATGAAAGATATTTCTTTTCGCTTCTAGATATTCACCCGAAGTTTCATAGAGTTCGGAATGCTCTGTTTCTTCAAAACCTGTAAAGACACCAATATCTATCGGATTGTCTCTGTAACAGTCTAAAGTTAGGACGAAAGAAGTAGCTTCTGATATGATGACGTCTGACTCATTTTTTGCTGGGTGGTCAAAGTAAAGCTCAGCACTTCTAGAAGGGTTGTCAGGAAATCCATCAACATAAGGACCGTCTATTCCATATTCTCCAAAAACTGACTTTCCGTTAGACATGAGAACATGCTGAACGATTCTAGTGACTGTCGTTTTTCCTTTTGTGCCTGTTATTGCTATATGATTCATTTTTAACTCCGAGTAAGAAAAAGTATACCATTGAACGGGCTACTGTTTAAGGAGGTCGACTGTGGGATCACTAGATTAACTGTAGACTCACTGTGTTGAATACTTATACTTCTGAGGAGTATGCAAAGTGGCTGGTATATTAGATCCTAAAACTAGAGTCATGGACTTTATCATGACAGAGCTGGGTAGAGAGCAAGCTGCTCAAGGAGAAATGAGAATTAAGTACGCAACGTTTACGGACCGCGCGGCATTCTATTCTTCAGGCTCAATCAAAGGAGTTGCAGATCCTGCAGAAAATAGACTTTACTTCGAGGCTGCATCTTCGCCTCATGACTCTATTGTAATAGAATCTGACTTTGATGGAAATATAAAACCATTTGATGCCGATGAATTTAAAATAGATGGATCTGATGTAATAAAACAAACAGCTCTTCCAGGTCAAGATATTGTTTTAAAGACAGGCCAGATATTGCCGATCGCTTCTAAGATATTGAATAGTATAACTTCTTCAATAGAAAGCACTCAGTATATTAGAACCACCGATCTTTTCATAGAAGATAGAGACTTTGTTGCAGAACCTAAAACTCTTTTCTATTCTTACAATGACGATCCTGACTTGCCATCATCACCATACTCAGAAAGCGCGAAGAGTGTTGTTCTGGTAGATCAATTAACCAGTCTTTTTCAAGACAAGAAACTTGCTCACATTCCAAGCTTTCATTTTTTACCACCTAGGAATATGCCGAGCCCTGAGAATAATGACGGAAATTCTCTGGGTGAATATGCAAAATTTAGAGATGAATATGACGACAAGCAAAATCCAAGAAAAGCTTACGATGATTCTCTAAATTCTGGCTTTGAAAAAAGAAGAATCTATTTTAACGAAAGAACTCCTGACAACAATCTAATAGTTCAGCCGTTTCATTTTAGTGAAGACGGAGTTGACAAGCTTTCTGTAGTCGATGGAGGCCAATACGTTAAAGAGACGACAGGAGAAAGACGTCATGTCTTTTACATAGGTCGACTTTTCGCTGATACGAAAAAAACTACCACCTACATTCACCTGTTTACTTTAGTCTTTAGAGAGAGAAATTAAATTGAGAGTAAGAATTCAACTTCCAGTTTATGGTTTAAACTTATCTAAGAAAGAGTCTGATTCGAAAACCCAATCAGGAAAAAAGTCTAAGGCAAAATTTTCTAGAAAAGCGAAAGTCAAAAAAAGAAAAACAAGCAAAATTATTAGAAAGAAAGGTTCTCCCGGAGCTTACAAGGGGAAAAAGAAAAACTCAGATAGAACTAGAGTTACTAAGGCGGGCACCGGATTTAACCCTGGAAAATTTGTTGTCAAAAAGCCTTTTCTAAAAAAGCCTAAAAACTTTGCAAGAAAAAGAAAAATCGAGACTGAACTTATACCTGACATGAATCGGTTTGGATCTTTTGACGACATCGTCAAGATGAGCGAAGGAGACTTAACAATACCTGACGTAGATCAGGCAAAAAGGTCTTTGAAATTTACTGACTCAATACCTGTTTCTCTTAGGTTTTTTGTTGATGCAAATCTCATAAGGGACAATAAAATAACTAGTGCTGATATCACCTTAGAGAAACCCAGAACAACAAGAGGAACAACAAGAAACAGAAATATTGTAACTAGTCCTTCCGTCGATAGATCTTTTTATGAAAGACAGGCAGATAATTCAGAAAAGTCTATTATTGGAAGAAGATATGTCGGATTCGAAAACATATACGACTTAAAAGAAGATATCGAATACAAGGTGTATCTTTCTAAGCAGCAGCTGAAAGCTGTTCAAACGTTACCTGAGCTTCATTTTGGAAATATCAAGAGCTCTAGAGTTAAGATTCCTTCCATAGTCAAATCTTCACCGCTATTACAAACAAAAGGCTACAGCAGTCAATTTAAAGATTGGCGAAAAGGAAAAGGAAGAGACCCAGGAGACCAAATTAACAAGAGTCCTGCGATAAGTCCAGCTCAGGGAGTTCTAGGGGATCCAAGATCTTTGCTGAAAACTGTAGGCGCATCTTTTGGGATTCAAGTGGGCAATGTTTTGTCACGTTCTGGGCTTCCAACAGGTGCCTTTATCGGTACAAACAAGATGAGTCCTGCCGCGGCTTCACTTTCAGTTGTTACGTCTCCTGAGGTTCAAAGAAACTTCTTGAAAATTAAGTCAAAGTTGATCCCAATAGTCGTAAATTTTTATATCAAAAATCCAAAGTATATCAACAACATAGTTGCAAGGATCTCTTTAAAGTCTAAGAATTCTCTGGGAGAACAAGTCGTGGCAATTGGATCAAGAGCTTATTCTATAGATAGAAGAATGAGAGCTTGCCTTTTGCCGATCACGCCACCTGACATAAAAGCACAACCCCTTGGCAGTGGAAACGTAAAAATAGACATTGTCCAGAAAGATTATCTAGGGACTCATGCCACGATTTACGCAAAGTTTCTCGATGCAGACGGTGAGACTGTTGTGGGCTGGACTAAGCAAAAGACCGTTGAGTGTCGAGAGGCGACGACAACTTTTATGAATTTCTCTTCGTTTAGGCATACTTTTGTTTGTCTGCGGGCAGTTGGTGTAAATGGAATGGGAAAAACTTCTTCGTACACATCAGCCCAATGCAAGAACGCAAGGCCGATAATAAGGGCCGGCCTAGAAGAAAATTATGCATCATTTAGAAAAATGCCTACTGTTTACGCTCGACAAGAAAAATACGGAGCCAGAGTCTATCTAGAAAATCTAGAAAGTTCCGGAAAAGTTACAGTGTACAGGGAAGACCTGTCTACTGGAAAAACCCACAAAGCATATTCAGCCACCCTGTCTGGAAAAGGTAGTACTTTTTTTAGTGATCGATCAGTAAAGGTAGGTTCTGTGTATCGATACTATGCTGTATATGATATATCAGAGCCTATCCCTAATTTCAAGACATCCTATAAAGACTGTGTGTATAAACACAGGTTGCTGGATGAGACTGCTCAGAGTTTAAATTTATCGATAAGAGGGAGTCAAACATCTAACGGGACATCTTCGTCTTTGAGAGATGACAGTGTGTCGATCAGCTTAGGATTAAACCCTTCTACTGAGGGGCTTAAAAGCGTCCTGGAGGTTCTAAGAAACGAAGAAGTTGATAATTTAAACTCAGAAGATCAAAAGTCTGCAATTAATAGCTTAGAAGATTTTTATGCAATTAGAGCAACCAGGATTGACTCTCTTACTGGCGAAAGAGTACTGTTTGACTTTGTCCCTCTAAACGTTTCTGACAACAGAGTGTTGGTGAGTGACTCACCAGGAACAAGACAGAAATCAGATAACAGAAACGCTTTACCTCCTATTCCGGGAAGAAAATACATCTACAAAATAAAACTATACAGGACTTCGGTTGAAGACTTAATGGGAAAAGAATCCGAAGCTTCTATTCAAATTGAAAGACCGATCGGTAATCTCTCTAAGATAACTGGGGTGGAAAGAAGATTTTTTAAAGATGAGTCTTCCAGTAGGGGGATCATGAGAAGCGAGGGGTTTGTGAAAAACGACAGGAACTATTCCAAGAGATCTCTTTCCTATTCTAGAAATTGTACCGGTGTAGAACTAACTACTACTGTAAAAATTCCTGTGTCTAAAAATAAGATTGTCAATGTTGACATAGACAGCGTTTCTAACCAGTTTGATATATTGACTTGGGAGTATACTGGCAGGGTGGTTGACCTAGACCACTTTGTGATCTTAGAGAAGTCACAAGATAGGTGTGTGCCTGTTGGTGCTAAACACATTGATGACGATTCCCATAGATTTAGCTTTAACTTAGTAAACAGTGACCCGACATACGATAGACACTATATCATAAGAGCGTATGACGATGAGGGTGAAGTCATAGCTGAAGAAGCTTCAGATGACAAAGAGCTGGAATATCCTTTCAATATTGAGGTGTTGAAAAACATGTTTGGAAGAATTAGATAGATTGACATGGTAGAGAAATGACTGTAAGACCTAATTCACAAAGAAAAGCGATGATCACGATTCAGCGTGGTCCTAGAGAAAATGACAATGAGGCATCTGTTACTGTTGATGCGTCTTCTATAGAGACGGCTACGCCTCTTTCTGAAGCTCAAACCCCGGAGGAAGAAAGGAGGGAAAACAAGAAGAGGGCTCAAATAGTCGGAATGATGGGGCTAGATACAATTGCGTCTTCTGTTGGATTTGACAATTTTTTCAACTACTTTACGCTCCGAAGCATAGAGTCCGAGCTTACACAAGAAATACTCGAAACTCAGCTAGAAAACTTTGACTTAAGCGATCGAGAAGACAAGAGAGTCCTTGCGATGGTGGCAGGTCAACAAAGAGTACATAGAATTTATGGAAATATGATTTTCGGTTATCATGAGGCTCTTAGAAACATAACTAAAGGGGTAGATCCATCTGAATCAAATTCAGGTTTCAGGTCGTATTTTCGGTCTGGAGAAGGAGGGTCTCCAAGAATGTCACTATACAGTTTTTATCCTTCCGAAGAGGAAAGAGCAGGATCGTCTGATTTAGACTTTCCGGAAGCAGTGGAGAAATACCTAGGAATAGAAGATTTCTATAACGAAAGACCAACAATCCAGTATTTAAAATTGTATTCTGACTATTACGCTTCTTTCTTTCCTAGGACCGGCCCAAATTACTTCAGGTACGACAATCGTGCAACAAGGTTTGTTGGAATGGGTGATAGGTTGTCTGGTTACATCAATGAAAGAGCCAATCAAAGTGCAGAAGGCTTTAAAGATAGACATAATATCGTAGAAATGACAATTCATGACGCTGCGATGGTTCCCACCATCAAGTGCAATACGAAAGGAGATCCACTAAGAACTTCTGAAGGAGCTCCTTTTAAAAAGATTAGAGGGTCTCATTCAACACCAAAAATGCTGGCAGCGATGATACATGTTATCTCCAGAGATGCAGAAGTCTCTTCTTTTGTTCTAGACACCGAAAAGAAAAGCCGGCTTCAAGTATCTAGGATCACAAACTCTGTAAGACTAAGAACTGTCATTAAGGACTTAGAAGAGGCTAACAATCACATAGCAGCCTCCGTTGTTGTTCCTAGGCGAGAATATCCGATGAGAGATTCTAACGGGAACTTTAGGCAAAAATTTGCCAGAATTCTTTCATATGAAAGAGTGGGAAATGAGAGAATTGCAAGGGGAAGAAGAAATTCTCCAATGACAATTTCAACAGGTCAAGCTTATGAACTAGTTCAGGGTGGATCTAATTCTTCTATGCTCTTAGAGGACATAAACGAAGATAGAAGAGAAAGAGCAATCAATTCAATGGCTGCTCTAGTCGACACGGGATTCAAAAACGTCTCAAGCGGTCTAACGTCTCAGATCGGAAATTTCCTAAAAACACTTGACCTCTATGTATCCCGAATGGTCAGAGGGCTCGAAAGAATTAACCCGAAGTCTTTTGATGAATATCTTGCTGATGGCGGAGATGGAGGTGGCGAAGGATTCACTTTTATGGACGAAACTAGAGCCAAAGCTGCCGGAATATCAAAAGCAGACTATCTAGCAACCCTAAATCCTGAGGGTAGCCCTGCAGCAGATCGAGGGGCATGGCGAAACGCAAAACATCGAACTGAATCTCTTCTAAGTAGGGCAGGAGGGGGAATTGGCGGCGCCGGCATATCATCAGTAGAAGATGAAGACAAGGAAAGATTAAGAGAGCTGCTGAACGACTTTTTAAGAGAAATTACTGACTTGCCTGCTCCAGGCAAATATAACGCAGCCTCTTCAGGGGTCATCCACATAGATTCTGAAGTGACAACCAAGGGGTCTAATTGGAAAAGACAGATCGGACATCAGAGAGTTGCAATGGGCCTTGCATTGGTTCTTGGTGCAATGAAAAAAAGAAACACGAAGGGGAGCAACAACAAGCCAGAATATTACCATAGACTCTATTCAAGATTTAAGTTCGGTGTCTTTACGAAGTTAACTCAGGACTATGAAGGGCTTTTGTCTTCTGACCCTAATCTCGCTTATGTTGATCACAATTTATCATCAGGTGCCTCTAGAGATCAGGGGGTTGAAACTTCTCTAAGCAGGGGAGGAAACGCTGAAGGCTCACCTTTTGTTTTAGGAGGAGTGGACATGGCCTTTCGGCGCCCCTATGTTCCTCGAGGGGGCCTAGGGAAAATTCCTTTTAGGGCATACGGGAATCGTCTTTCTGCAGACGCCTCTAGAAAAATTAATCACATTTCTGCGGAAGGGCTAGACTTAGATAAAAAGGGAGAATTTTTTGGGTACATAAAGATGCCCAATAAGTATGGAGGAAAAATAAGAATCCCTACTAGTGAAAACTCTAGAGTTTTTTACGGAAAGCTGGGAGGCTATACAGGAAATGGAAACATGCTGATAGATGCATCAGCTTCAGACATTGCTGATCTTGTCAATAGGTGGTACAGCAATGATATCATTTCAATTTGTGAGAGGTCGAGGCGTCACGGAGATCTTGAAGAATATTCAGGTGCTAACGGTTCAGAAAACTTTGGAGTCACGCTTGCGGGAGGGCAAGCAGAAGAGTACTATGAGATCGGGTGGGCTCTCATAGGAGACATAGTTGCAAATAGAATAGTTGGCCTAGATGATGAATACAAAAGAAAAGATGTTATGACAGCGGAAGGTTTGACAAAAGTTGGTGGCGTTGGATTAGATTCTATTCTCTCTATCTTTTTTGAATTGCTGGGAATGGTTGCAGATGCAATTCCAGTCCACGTTTGCTTTGCAACTGACTTTGTTGGAAATAGTTCAGATTCAAACGATACGGTCCACATAGAAGACGTCGACCTAAGAAACGCTGTTAATGAAAAGATTGGAAGCGAGTTCTTTCCTGACTACGATCAGGCCACAAGAGGGAGCTTATTTTTATCAAAGTCCGGAGTTGATCTAAATGAATCAGAATCATCAGAGTCCATAGGTGATGTAGAATCTTTTAACGAACTCTATAGAGAATTAAGAAGAGCTATTACTCACGAAGATGCTTTGGTAAGAATGACTAGCGGTCTTATGCAAAACGATGGATCTTTTGCGGGACAAAGAGCAATTGTCAATGCGGCCCAAGATGCAATTGGAGAATCAAGCACCAACAAAAAAGCATCCACTTGGGTTAACAGAATGATAGAAGACCTAGAAGACAGATTAGACTCTGTGGCATCGGGTCCTGACGACACCCGCAATTTAGATGTCGCGATAGTCGTGAACAAAAAGCTCACCTTTACAATGAAGGGAAGAAGAGCAAGATCTTTTGAAGGATGTAAGACACTAGGGTGGATCGGATCGATAGCAAAATACTTTCAGGACGGTGTTCCTTTTCGCAGTGCCATAAAAAAGTATGTAAATGATCATCCGGATTCAAAAGGTGGAAATGTATTGTTTGAAGGCTACTCCCCAGACGGCAATATCGAATTAGGTCAAGGGGAACGATTAGACATGGCAATCGACTACTACCAGACTTGTGACAGCTATTTAGACTCTTTGGGGACTTTGAGAAAAGGATCCATTCAGGATATTTTTAGCTTGGCTTCTCATCTTTATGAAGCTGAGGCTGCTCAAATGATTGCTTATCGAGGGATGATGGCATTTAATCATTGTCTCATGAGAGACACATCGGCGACCAATTCTATGATCAAGAAATACACTGGCGCCGCTCATGAATCAGATATGATGGCCTCAGTTGCCTTCATGGCTGGCGGACAGTTTGGAGAAAAACACTTAAAAGAGGCATATGAGAACTTTGACTATACATCAAAAGATAGACCTACAAGAACTGCTGCCAAACTCTCGCCTAAGGGATTTGCAACCCAAAATTTGTCAATGGATCTGAGAACTCTGACCCCTGACGACTATAACCCTTCAGAGCTGCTTCAGATGTCTTGCACTAGTGAATATTCAGACAAGATAAGAAGAATCGTCCAGATTTACTTTAATTCCCCTAAGTACAAAGTTGATGATACGAGAGAGTCGATCGTTGTTCTCGGATGTCCGTCTGGAACAGATCAGTCAATCCTTTCGTCATCTGCCAAAAAACCGTTAAAAGTCAACGGAAGGTTCGGAAGATCTGATTTTAATGTAAACGCATTTGACAACAGCAATAGTTCAGGGGCTATTCTGAGACACTTTAGGTTGACGGTTGATAGAGACTTTACGGTAGGACCTGATGAAGAAAATGCTTTTAGTGTAGAAAGAAAATATCTTCACAAGTATTTTCTTCTTCCTGAGTCTTTTGATGAAGTTGATCTAGATGACGCAGCAGGAAACTCTAGAGGTTTCGTTCGAGGTTTAGCAGAGAATGCTCGATGGTATTACTGTAAGAAAAAAGCGGTTGGAAATGGCATTGATATCGGGGCACCTCTCGCTTATAAAAGCTTTACATCCATTACGAGAGAATCAGGATCAGGAACCCGATCCGAAAGAAAGCGAGCCCTTGAAGACATGACGGAATCATTTATTTTACAGTGGATGTTTGCTATGTCAACGGGTGTATATATAGATCAGGACCTCTTGTTCGAAAATGAAAGAAATATCAATTCTATGGATCTCTTGATGCCTGGAACAAATGCCACTTCTCTTTCATATTTTACAAGAAAAGAAACTGCAAAGGTTGACGGAGGAGGATACCCTACATTAGGGTTTGATCCGAATGTAACGGAAAATCTCTTTGTAGAAAGCCCAATTCCGGATGATAGGCCTATCATAGAAAACATCAACCATACGATCTTTGGAACGATATTTGGCACCCCTAGGATGGGCTTGGTGACAGACGCAGAAGCAAGAAATCTTGTGGTTGACAACTATAGAACAGAGCTAGACCCAGACACAGGGGCTGAGGTTATTGTTCCGATTGTCGCTGATATCAAGCCCTGGAACATAAGGTTAACTTCTGGCTTAATGAATACTTTTATGCATAGAGGGCCTTTGAATACAAAAACCATGATAAGAAGGCCTATGTTCGACTATCTGATGTTTATCAGAGTCAAAAAAGATGATATTGATAGAATGGGGATTAAAAAGGTAGATGTTGTGTCCTATAGAGGGACGATCACTAGAGGATCGTCTACAGATTACCTAAGTGCAATAGAGGATTAGACTAAAAATGCCATACTTGCCGATATCACATAAAATAACTACAGTTTCCGCAGCAAGGCCAGAGATAATTGCAGTCAGATTCATATACAATAAATTCGAATCTGACGAAGCGATAAACGATATGCCTCTTGATGAAGAAGGAAACCCACTTCAAGCTTTCGAGATGTCAGAACAAGCTGCTGCTGAGTTTGAAAAAAGAAAGTCATTTTCTCAAGAAAATGCTCGTCTAATAGCAGTAACTTTGAGGTCTAATACTTTTCTAGGTAACACACCTCCAGAAGAAATAAAAGCTCTTCTTGCTGATAGAGACTTGGAAGATATTATACTCAAAGACATAGACTTAAATTATCCCAATGTTATGGGGACTAGGATCGGTGACGGAGAGATAATTGGAAGAATCGCTAAGCTTACAAGGCATCTGCACGCTATAAAGTCAGGAGAAGTAACAGACGATCCTTCGAAGGTTAGAAGCACCCTAGAAAGTTTGTTTGTAGATGAAACAGGCAACATAGATCATGACAGAATAGAAGCAGTAGACGCGTGTTTCGTTGCTGTAGACCCTATAGCCCCAACACACGGAGACGGACATGAAAGAGTAGTCAGGCCTCATGAATCAATGAAGACTGTAAACGTCCTATCAGAGCTTCCAGCTGAAAACCGATTTGTTAAGTCAGCGGCATATTCAGTTGATCTTAAGCTGTCTTCTAGATATTTCGATGATTGTCTAGGCTACGGAGCCAATTTTTGCTCAACTCCTTTGACTCAATTTGTTTTGACAAACTATAGCGATATCAAGCGCCTAGGGAAAAACTCACGCAGAGTGTCTGAATCTTTTGTAGGCGGGTCTGAAGACTCCCTGATTGTTCCTCTTTACTTTGAGAAGGTGAGAAGGCATGCTGCACCTGAATACGTTAACGCAGGATTAGTTTTGCAAAAATATGAAGCTACCGAAAAAGGACTTCAGCATATTGAAGACTCCATATACGAGGTCACGAGAGACAATACACAGTTTACTGTTTTTGATCCTAAGATCAAGTATGGAGCAACTTACGCATATACGTCACGTGAGCTTTATCTTGTAACTGCTACAGTAAATGCAAACGTTCCAGGGATGGGTCCCGGAGTTTATAAGGTAAAGTTTTTAATAGAAGGGTCGCCATCAAAGACTCAGTTTGTCTCGTGTTTTGAAAAAATAGCACCTCGCCCACCAGAAGCCATATTTGTCAAAAGAGGACTGGGCGCCGAGGGAATTCAATTGCAATGGCAGTTCCCAGTAAATCCTCAGCAAGACATTAAAAAGTTTCAAGTTTTTAGAAGAAAAAATATTCAAGAGCCTTTCTACCTGATTAGACAGATAGACTTTAACAATGCCGATCCTGTTATACCTTCTCCGGAGACAGTTGATCGTTCACTAATAGAGTACGCTGACTATCCTAAAACTTTTTTCATCGATAATGCTTTCACTCGAGATGATAAGTTTATCTATTCTGTATGCTCTGTTGATGCCCATGGATTTAGTTCAACACTCAGTGCACAGATAGAAGTAAGTATTGACAAAACCCGAAACAAGCTCAGGATTAGAACTGTCTCTCCCGCAGGAGCTCCAAAACAGTATCCGAACATGTACGTTTCGTACACAGAATCAGAAAACATCAACCAGATAAGGCTGACTGAAGATATCATAAGAACTTCAGGCTATGATGAGGTAGATGTCTTTTTTGAACCTGAAGCAAGAGGAGTCAAGAGAGGGTCAAAAACTTACAATATGTATCATCTGTCTAAATCACCGAATCCTGAAAATGAACCTAAGTTTGTTCTGCAGTTCATTAATTTAGACAACGGAAAGACACAAAATATAGACATCCTAATTAGAGATGTTAGAAAAGACAAAAGTCAACCACTTTGACTGAAGTACAAATAATTTACGCTATCTTTAGCCGTATGTATATTTAACATGGAGAACTGGAGAGAAACTTAATATGGGATTCCTGGATCATTCTACAAACAATATAATTTTAGATGCAGTCTTGACCGACGCAGGTCGTAGGCAACTTGCTGCAAACAGAGGCGACTTTCAAATTGCGTATTTTTCCTTAGCAGACGATGAAGTCGACTACACGCTGATTACAAAGTTCGGAAGAGCAATAGGAAAAGAGAAAATCTCTAAAAACACACCGATTTTTGAAGCTCAAACCAACTCGCAAATAGCTTTAAAAAATAGACTGCTTTCTCTTCCGGACCCAACAGTTACAGTGCTTCCTAAGATAACTGCAACTGTAAATGGCACAGAAGAGGTTTCTCTTTCCAGGCTGACTGCCTCGAGACAGACGGCGACAATCAGACTTGAGCAAACCATAGAGTCGGGCAGACCTATTCCAGACGGTGCAGTTGACTCTTCTTTCACAGTCATAGTTCCGGATAGATTTGTTAAAATACCAAACGCAGACCCTAATGCTATAGATGAAATAAGCAGAATGGCAAGTTATGATGTGATCGCTGCCGGATCTCGAAACGCATCTGGAGGAGCTGACACCGGCTTTCAAGTAAGAGTTTCTCCAGGACTAGACGATGAAATGTTTGACGGGTTTGGGGATCAAGGAAATAAGTCTCAGATCTCTTCGATAATAACTGTGATCGGAAATCAAACCGGTTTTAGAAAAGACGTAGCTGTTAAGATTACAAAGACGTGATATAGGAGTTAAAGCAAAATGGCAGTGTTGACAGGAGGAAGCTTTAAGAGAGTTTCACCGTCCGATATAGTGACCAGAAAGAGTAATTTAAATCAACTGGTCGACGTGATTCAAGAGGACATATCAGGATCTGCAACTCGCAGAAAGTATCAGGTTTTTGTTACAGGTGGCCAAGGCCCAGGGGTTACATCTTCATTGTTTCAGACAGTCTACGATCAAGATTTTACACTTCAGACTGCTAATCCAATTTTCGATATGACAGTCGGGCTTAGTAGTTTGTCCCAAGTTGTAACTTCAAGTAGAACTGCTACAGATGCTGCAACAGGAAAAATGCTGTTTCCGTCTCAGACCCTCATGATGAGAGAAAAGATGGATGTTTACAGACAATATGCAAAGACTCTGCTAGGTAATTCTGATACAAAGTTTTTTGCGCCTATTACGACCACAGACGTGTCAGATACTAACGCAGCCGGCGATCCTAATCCAGATCGAATCGACGAAGCAATGTTTATTTCTTTTCGTCGGCTTTTTGCAAGAGACAAGATGAAAAAAGAAACTTTTGCAATGCGGTTCTATATGTCTGCATCTGCCGGTGATGGAAGCTTTAACTTCGCCGGGACCACAGCTGTTAACGATTCTAACAACATCTTGTCAAATCTGGACAGAACGACAATATCAGGATCTGTGATTTTGACAGACATAGGAGCGGCAACTAACACAACAACTAGGTTTGGCGGAGAAGTTGCTTCAATTGTTAAAGCGAATGACACATCACAAAGAGTAGGACTGGTTTTTTACGATCACGGAACAGTAGTCTTGGACCTTAAGAAAATCACTAGCGCTTCTCAGCATATGTCCGGTGTGATCGATGGAATGAGCGGAGGAACTATAGCAGGAACCGTTGGAGCTCTTCCGTCAGGAAAATGCCACCTAGGTAGAAATCTAACAGGTGCAACAGACACCTCTGCAGAAACAAAAGTAAAGATCGGAAATCCTTTCGCAAAGTTCATACCTGACTTTTTAGCTAGTGGCTCTATTGACAATATCATAGATCACATTGCAGGAACAAGATTTCAGTCAGGCTCTCTAACTGGGATGACGTTTCAGAACATTACGCGCATCAACTCTACCCTTATATTCTGTAGAGCTACCGCAGATGAGTTTAACTTTTCTACAAATCCTTCATATGTAGATGCGTCTGGAAACATTGTCGCTGTAGAGACAGGAACAGATCAGAGAAGCTTTGCTTTTCCGACAACTATTGGACTTCACGATGAAGCAGGTACAGTCCTTGCAGTTGCAAAGCTTTCTCGACCTGTTGAAAAGAACGACGAAAAGGACATTACCTTCAGAGTAAGGCTCGACTTCTAGGAGGGCTTGATGGCCATTATACCTCTAGAGCCGGGAAATTTTGATTCATTTGAAATTGTCGGTCGACCTCGGAGTAAGTTTAGCTCAGGAAGTCACATGGGTCCAACTGGATCGATGCCTCTTGTTAGCAACAAGACGACTGCAATAAAGGACGTTGAAGTTAGAGAAGAGTTCGGATCTGGTCCTGTTGTTGACAACTCTTACAGAGCAGTACTTGAGGGAAGTCGACTTAACGATTTCGCTCAGTTTACAATAACCATTCAGTCCGGATCTTACAGGCACAAGTCTAAGTCAGCCCAGATCAGTCTAGCTTCTACATCGACAAGGCTGGGCTATAGATTCAATTTGCTGACATCTGCTAGTCAAGCAAAGGAAACTACTTTTAGAGACACAGATGTTGACATAATAGACATAGCTGCTCAATCTCCTGCAGCATTTCTTGCTAACAAGAGCTTAGGACTGATCGCTCAGAGAATTCAAACAGCAATAAATAGTCCTCTAAATACACCCGACCCTGCTGATGTGACTAAATATATAAAGGTCCAGCACTACTTGGCTTCGCCTCCTGTTCCAAATAATGCCAACCCTCCGACTGAATATACAATCGATGTCCAGTTTATTAAGACTCCGTATTACTCTGGGGGTCAACCAAGACAGTTTCAGACTGGTGAGGTTATGGTTAACAAGATCAACAGAAGTTCTCATAGAAACGCAGCCGGAGTATTTGACGCTAATGACAGTATACAGTTCAGTGCAATAACGATTCAGTCTGGGTCAAATCTCGAAACAAAACTCAACAACCTTTTGAATGAAACTAGAGATCAGCCTGTAGCAGCAAATTACGGCAAAGAGTTGCGAGTAGTAAGGTTTGAACCATCTGTTAAGTTCACTAAAGATACAATGAGAAAAAACGTAGTGAAAGACGTTTTGTATCCTAGCTACAGGCACCTGTATCCTAATCTGCACTGGTCTTACACAAATTATCATTCTATCAATTTCTTTACTGGGAGCGGTATTCCTGAGGATACTGCAATTCTCTATTTGAACAAGCTTAAACCTAAGTTTTCTGTGGAAATACCGGTGTTGAAAGACGGATCTTTCAACACCGATGAGTTCACTAAGAACTCTGACTCTGATTTTGTGTCTCCTCAAGCAGGATTCAACGTTGAAGGTGTCACTACAGATGACAAGGTTTTTGTTTTTAATTCTACACAGGCTGTAGGTCAACAATCATCTGGGTTTGGCAGGAATATATCACTCAAAAGAACCATCCCATCCAACACCCTCGCTACTGTAAGAATGGACATCATCAAAGCGAAAGGGTCGTCTATTCCTGGGGTAGGGTCCATTTTCTTAAGAAGCGGAACTACGCCTGATCAAGCCAACGGCATTAAGATCAGCATCATAGACAATGAGGGATCTCCAACAACTAAAGTCTATGTCTTGGATTCTTTTGGAGACTATTCTGTCGCAGGAAATGAAGTCAAAGTAGATATTTCAAGCCAGACTGGCGTCAACGGGATTTTAAGCACCCTCAGGACTTCAATATTGTCCGCCGGCGGTCATAACAACAAGGTCCTGGTAGGTCCGGTCTTGAATAACACTCTGGAGTTAACTCAAGCGACAGGAGGTACTTCTGGCAACAAGACAATTTCAGTATCTGGCGACAACTTAGAAAAAATCATAGTGTCTTCTTTTGCTGGAGGAGCTGCTAGTGATCAAGTTAATCGACCCGACGGGGGTGCTTTAGAGGCCCCTGATCCTGCTGTTGCTGCAGACGGTTCCATAACAGTTGACAATTCTAGCCCTACAATAACTAACGGCACCACCATCACCATGTCTTCAACAGATCAGACAGAGATCGTGTACGTGATAGACACGGGCCAGTCAAACACAGGACACAAAAACGGGTTAGGACAGGTCGTGATTGGATTGAACGGTGGTCCTAACGCAAATGCAATAGCATCAAAAATCCAAAAAGCAATACTGTCAGGCAATGGGCACAATGGAAAGATAAGAGCAGAATTAAGCAACAACGTAGTGACGTTGACTCAGCAAGCAAAGGGTGCAGCAGGCAATGGATCGATTGTAATTGCAGGAGATACTGACAGCCTTCTGACTCCGTCTAATTTTACTAACGGTTTTACAGGAGAAGATGTTGTCATACTCCACAAGAAGAAGTCTGATGCGTCTTTCAAAGAAATCTACAGAATAGACATTGCAACTCTTAAGACGCCCAATCAGAATGAGTGGAAAAAGGTTGAGTTTGATATATCGGGTGATCTTATTGACGAAGACTATGAGGTTAAAATAGCACAGTCTGCACCTTCCAGTGACAATCATGATCATCTTATTGTTCATGACGCTAAAATTACTCTAGAAACATTGCCTGAAGACTCTACTGTCAAACTTCCCTATGCATACTCTCCTAGAGAAGATTTCACTATGTCATTCTGGATAAAGCCTAAAATAGTAGGCAGAGACAAAAATGGAGGATATAAGGCAGGCACAGTTTTGCACTTGTCCAGCTCTTACGCAATATCAGTCCTGTCAGGAAGCTCAGTCGACGGTTTCGGCAGATCAGATAAGTTTAGATTGATGTTCCAGTTTGATACGAGTGCCAACATTGCACCTTCTAAAGTCCCTCTTAAAAAGTACGCTAGAAGCGATTCTGAGCATGATCCTGCTTTGTGGAGTGTAGGAAGTAACTTTAAAAACGGTGAGTATCCAAGGGACGGAAGAGTTATCACGAACTCTTTAGTTTGGAAAGATGATGCCGATCTTATATTCTTGTCGTCTGACAATGCACTTTCCGGAGATACGTGGCATCACGTCGCCGTAAGATGGTCTGCCCACAAGAACAATAGGTCAGGATCGATCTATATAGACGGAGAGCTGGATTCTACTTTTCACATAAACTCTGGCTCCGCAATGCCGAGGTCAATGCCCGATTCGAGAGGCGATCCATCTGTTCTTTTTGTTGGTAACTACTTTGACGGCAGGAATGACGGTGACGAAGGCATGCTCATGAGTCAGTTTTTCAACGGGAATGCATCGTACCAGGAAGGGCTACCGCTTGCTTTCAAAGCAGTGGAAAACGCCATTCCAAACTATCAGATTGACAACTTTTTGTATAGAGACCCAAGTGACAGCCTTTATGAGCTGGATCATCCTCTCAAGGCTGAAATTCATGAGGTCAAGCTATACAATAAGTTTAAAAATCAGCTAGAAATTAAATCAGGAATGTCAAAACAGATTGATTTCCCAGATCAGGGTTTGATATTTTATCTTCCTGTGTTTTTTACACCTGAGACTCCAACTAGAGATATCATGCAAACCCCGTTCCAAACGTTCAGGTCTACGACAAACGATCCGTTCAACGTAGCACTATCATTTGGAGTAGGAGGAAAAACAATGAACTTGCCTAACTTCTTAAGAGAGCACGTTCAAAAGAATTATCCGAGACTCTTAAATTTGACTGCTAGTGCTATTACCACAACAGACACTAAGTCTAGGACAGCAGATGAATGGTTAGGATCAGTTCCAGCTCATAGAAAAGGTAACTACACAATACTTCCATGTGACAATGGACTTTTTCGTCCGACGTATTCCTCCATAATAACCGGCTCTCAAACTACTAAAGTACGGACTGGATCGATCAACTACGTCTATAGAGACGACAACAATTATCTTAGAAACGGCTTGATTAGCTTGAGATCGATGGTATCGACTGCTTCCCTTCCAATGAATCCAGGACATTTGCTTCAAGATTTAAATGCAGTTCCCGGCGGAAAAATTACGTCAGGAATGTCAGAACAAGAAGTCGTAGATGCCCTCAACGAAAGAGAAAAGTTTATATTTAATCAGCTTGAAGGGGCAACGCCTGAAGATCCCGGAGTTGCACCAGGCTCTATTCTATCTATTCTTAATAGAACTAGAGACCCTGACTCTAATGAAGTTGTATTTTTTGACATATCAAATATGTTTTATGGGAATAGACTTAACCCAAATACAATTAGCATAAAGGATATAGGAATGTCCGGGACACACGGGTCGGTTTCCATAACACTCAAAGATGACGGATACGGAAATATATATCGTCACGATTGTGTTTCACCTCCTGCAAAATGGAGTAATGTAGGAGATGTGGTTTATGATGAGGGTATTATAGCAATAAAAAATCCGGTACTTTCTCACTTTGGAAGAAAGCAATTTGACATAGAGTTTAGAGGAGAGCAAAAGGTTCCAGTCTTAGAAGTAACAGTTCCCTGTGAAAAGAATACCATAAATTCTTCTTCTAACCCCAACTATCTTCCCCTCAAGCCTTCTGGTGATGCAAATGAATATGCAGAAGACTTTGTGTATGTCACAGGGGTCAACTTACACGATGAGAACTTTAATATAGTAGGAAAAGCAACATTTGCTCAGCCGTTAGTCAAAAGAAAATCCGATACATTTCTTGTGAAGCTTAAGATGGATTTTTAGTGAACATACTTGGCCTAGACGTATCAACATCAACCACAGGATGGTGTTTAACAAAATCAAAAAATAGTCAGATCTCCCTTTCACTTGCCGGATTTATACATCACAAAGGCAAGATCTCGCTCCATGAAAAAGCTCAGCAAGTCAGAAACATGATTGAAGAGGTCAACAAAACCCAAAAAATAGACTTGATCTGTATAGAAGAAAACTTACAATCATTTAGGACGGGTTTAAGCTCTGCAAGGACTTTAATGACGTTGTCTAGGTATAACGGCATAGTGTCACACGAATGCTGGCTAGCAACTGGAATCGTACCTCTTTATTATAATGTCAACAGTGCCAGAAAGATGCTGGGAATAGATACAACAAAAAAAGCCAGGCTTCCCGGCGAAAAAGCAAAAGATGTAGTTCATAGATGGGTGAAAGCCCACCCGATAATGAAGGACTTTGAGTGGCCAACTCGCGTCCCTACCCGAGGTATCAATAAGGGGAAGACAATAGAAGATCCTGGCTGTCTAGACCTCTCTGATGCACTTGTCATGTCTCTGTGCGGCCAAATTGAACACTGCAAGTAGAGCACGTAAAATAAATGTATGGCTTATGTTGGCGAAAAGCTTAGTTTAATTAGGAGAGCTTTCGGAAAGTCTTTAGTCGAAAAAGACGGAGTCAATGTCAACATAAAGTGCCCGAAGTGTGGCAAGCCGGGATCTGACAAGAAAAAACTAGCGATTCAGGTAGAGACAGAACAGTTTCACTGCTGGGTTTGTGGGCTTAAGGGTTCGAGTGTTGTATATCTTTTCAGAAAATATAGGCCTTCTTTTTTAGATGAAGCTTGCAAGGTATTCAACAAGAAGAAGTTCAGCAATTTTGAAGGAAAAGCTCTAGAAGAGCCTAAAAAAGATTTAGTTAAAGACTTAGAAGGGTTCGTCATGTTAGGTGATGTTAACAACATGTCAGATCCGGATCTAAAGGACGTAGCCAGGTATGCGAAGAAGAGAGGCATAACTACATCGATGATGTGGAAGTATAGGCTTGGAGCGTGTGCTGAAGGAAGAATGAGAAGAAGGCTTCTGATACCCTCTTTTGATGTAGACGGTGAGTTAAACTATTACTCTGCAAGAGAAATAGATGGTTCTTCCAGAATGAAATATATAAACGCACCAGTTCCAAAAAAAGAGGTCATCTTTAATGAACATCTTATGGACTGGTCACTTCCTGTGACTTTAGTTGAGGGCCCTGTTGATTCTATCGTTGGAGGTGAAAACACTTTGTGTCTTCTAGGCTCACACCTTTCAACTGACTCTGAAGTTTTTAAGAAAATTGTTAAAAATAAGACAGATGTTTACTTGGCTCTAGACTTAGATGCCCAAGATAAGGCACAGAAAATTGCAAAAGATCTTTCTTCTTTTGGTATAAATGTATACGTGATTGAATTTAAAGATGACAAGGATGTTGCTGATATCGGAGCTGCAGCCCTTAAAGAATTAAAGAAGTCCGCGTCTAGGTGGACTTCTACGGACCGGTTACTAAAAATGATCTCAGGAATGAGGTCTGGATCTATGATTTAGGAGCAAAGTTTGAGTTTAAAATGCATTCATTTAAGTGATGTACACTGGAGAGGATTAACTCGACACGACGAGTATAAGCGTGCTTTCGAGAAGTTTTTTAAAAAAGCAAAGTCTCTCAAGCCAAACGCGATTTTTATTGGAGGAGATATTGTTCACTCAAAGACTCAAGGGATATCTCCTGAATTGATTGACTCTCTAGTGTGGTGGTTTGGAGAAATGGCAAAAATTGCTCCGACTCACGTAATATTAGGTAACCACGATGGATTGATTCTAAACAAGGATAGACAAGACGCGATAACTCCTATTGTTAACAGCATGAACAACAAGAACATTTTCCTATATAAGAAGTCAGGTAATTATGACATCAATATTGATGGATACAAGCTGTGTGTTTTTTCTTGTTTTGATGAAGAAAACTGGGGGTTAGTCAAGCCTACTGAAGGCTACGTAAACATTGCTGCTTTTCATGGCGGTGTGATGGGATCTGTTACAGACATAGACTGGACAATAGAGGCGGACGCTCAACTCGAGATGTTTGATAGATTTGACTTTACTTTCTTGGGTGACATTCACAAGCTTCAATATCTAGGAAAAGAAAAGAGAATCGCTTATCCAGGAAGTACAATTCAGCAAAACTATGGCGAAGACCCAGGTAAAGGATTTTTGTTTTGGGAAATAGAAGACAGAGATAATTTTAAGTCAACCTTTTATGAAGTTCCTCATGATAGACCTTTCATGACTCTCGAGTGGTCTGGAAGCCTAGAAGAAACTTTGAAAGAAGCATCAAGCTTTCCAGAGAAGTCTAGGGTCAGAGTCAAGACAAAAATACCAATTTCACAAGGAGAAATAAAGCACCTTCACAGCGCACTTCAGGAAAAAATGAAAGCGTCAGAGATAGTTTTCAAGCACGAATATTCTATGCCTGAATCATCTGAGTGGGAAGGATCTGAGACTATTGGAAAGAACTTGAGAGATATCAAGACTCATCAAGAACTTTTTTCAAAGTCATTGTCCAACTCCAGCCTGGATGACAAGACTAAGGATGAAGTTAATCTTCTGCTTCACAAGTATTTCTCCCAAGCAGCTAGAGGTTCTTCTCCGAGAAACGTTTCCTGGTCGATACAAGAAATAAAATTTGATAATATGTTTACGTACGGCAAAGGAAACCAGATAGACTTTGGGAAGCTGACGGGAATTACAGGAATATTCGGAAAGAACAGGTCCGGGAAATCTTCAATTCCTGGAACGATTATGTTTGCCCTTTTTAACGGAACAGATCGTGGAGCAATAAAGAATCTACATGTCATAAACATGAGAAAGGGATACTGCTTAGTGTCTGCTAAGATTACTGCAAACGGCAGAAATTATCTGATTGAAAGACAAGCAGTAAGAAAAACGGCAAGAGACGGGTCGGAGAATGCAACGACTCACTTAAATATAAGCGAGATTGATTCTGACGGTAACATTCTCAAGGACTTGAATGGTGAACAAAGAAGAGAAACAGAAAAGATCTTACGTAAAATCGTAGGAGGTCCAGAAGATTTTCTGATGACATCTTTGGCATCTCAAGGAGACATGTCGACATTCATAAAAATGAAATCGACTCAGAGAAGATCTATTTTGGCCAAGTTTCTAGACTTGAATATCTTTGAAGATATGCACAGCCTAGCAAGAACAGACTCTCTTGAACTGAAAGGAAAACTATCTGCTGTTCCTGATAGGAATTGGACAGAAGTTATCGAAGAGAAGAAAGCGCTTGTTGTCGAAAACTTAGAAAAAAGAAAAACGTTAGAGGAAAAACTTAAGAAAAAGAGAGAAAGCCTAGATGAAGTAAAAATAACTTTTGCGACTTTTGCTGATAAAGACCTTGTAACACCTGAAGAACTTAGTTCGTTTGAAGAAAAGCTTGAAAACTTAGAGGTAGAAAGAACTGAGACAACTCATGACGTTGAAAAGCATGAGAGCGAAATAAGTGTAATAGCTAAAAAGCTTGAAGTAATCGAAAGAATTAAGAGTCAGTTTCCCATACAAAACATCACTGACGCACTTAAAGATCAGCAGTCAACAGAAGGACAAATAATTGCAGTTGAAGCAAAGCTTGACAAAGAAAAGTCCATGGCTAAGCGGAAAGAAAAATCGATTAAGATACTCGACGATGTTCCGTGCGGAGATCAATTTCCAACTTGTAAGTTTATAAAAGAATCTCATTTAGACAAAAAGAGAATAGAGAAGCAAAAAAAATTGATCGAAGAAGTCAAGGAAGAATTGAAAGCTCTGAGGTCTTCCCTAAGATCACTTAGAAAGAGAGGCCTTGAGGAGAAGATAGAAAAATACAATGAGATCATGCTTCAAGAGACTTCCCTAGAGAGAGAAATGGGTGAGAAGAAAGTTTCCCTTAATAATTCTCAAAACCTCAAGGACTCTCTAGAGTACAGAACTACTACTTTAAAATCTGACATTCAAAATATGAAACTAAGAGTGTCAAACACAGACGAAGCCAATCGGGTCAAAAGATGCAGAGAAACTATCCTCTCTTTAGAAGAAGAGATCTCTAGAATTGACGCTGAGAGAATAAGCTGTGCTGAAAGAATATCCCGAGAAGAGTCTGACATAGAAAAACTCAAGGAAGAAAAAGAAAAATATTCTGGGCTCATAAGAGACTGGCGTGCATATGATTTCTTCACAACATCAGTTTCCAATAAGGGAATACCGATGGCAATTATTGCTGATAGGTTGCCGATCATCAACAACGAAATTGCAAAAATACTTCAGGGAGTCACAGGATTCACTGTTGAGCTAGATGCACCTGAAGGCTCAAATGCGATGGAGGTATATATTAACTATGGAGATTCTCGCAGAATAATAGAGTGTGCTAGCGGTATGGAGAAGCTAATGGCTTCTTTGGCAATTAGAGTCGCCTTGATCAACATAAGTAGTTTACCGAAAACAAACATGTTGATTATAGATGAAGGTTTCGGAGCTTTGGATGACATGAACGTCGAATCATGCAGTCGACTTCTAGAGTCTTTGAAAAAGTGGTTTAAGAATATTATAATAATATCGCATGTTGATGCTGTCAAAGATGTGGCTGACAACACGCTAGAGATTGTTAAAAACGGTAAAGACTCGTTAGTGAAAAATGTCTAAGAAGATGAGAATAATAGTGGTCAGAAGCTCTGATCTAGAAATGATTGATTGCCCAAGGTGTGGATTTGCAGTTAGAGATCTCGAGGACATGAATGAGTGCAGAAGGTCAGGAATGTGCTCAGACTGTAAAATGAATCCAACAAATACAAAAAAAGATAATAATTAGTTTATAGGAGAAAAACCATGTTGTCAGTAGAAGAAGTAAATGCACTAGGAAATATCTTGAACTCCACTTTTGGTAAAAGTGGTAATAGAGGAGAAACAAGATCTTTGACAGGATCGATAGAGGGAAACACACTAATCTTAAAATTCCTGTCAGTAGTTCAGTTTGCTTCTGAGTCAAGCCTGCGTGAACAAACAGATAGAATTGCAGAAGAAAGCGTAAAGCTTCTCGCCGAGGCTGTCACCAACATCAAGAAGCAATTCAAGGAAGCAACAGGAAAAACTTTGAAAGTCAAAGAGGACGGCTCTTCTGATAGTGTAGAAGTAGTTTCAGGATCCGTGCATTCACCAAGAAAAATTGCATACTACAGGAGAACACACACACTTTCTATAAAAGAGTAGTTCTGTGTCATTAACTTCCAAGCGTGCCCAAGTAAAAGAAATAGTTCGGTGTGGAAAAGATCCTGTCTATTTTTTCAACAGATATCTGAAAATACAGCATCCAACCAAAGGGTCAATACCTTTTAAGACATTCCCGTTTCAAGATGACTGTGTGAGTGACTTTGTAGACCACCGTTTTAACATAATTTTGAAATCTAGACAGCTAGGCATATCTACAATAACAGCAGCTTATGCAGTCTGGCTAGCATGTTTCTACAAGGACAAGAACATACTGGTCATAGCAACTAAATTAGCTGTTGCTCAAAACTTTATCAAAAAAGTTAAGACAGCTATTAGAAGCATGCCTGAATGGCTCTTGATGTCAGAGATTATTGGCAACAACAAACAGACTGTCGAGTTTAGTAATGGATCTACAATAAAGGCAGTTCCTACTTCCGACGATGCCGGTAGATCTGAGGCACTTTCTCTTTTGATAGTAGACGAAGCCGCGTTTATTAGAAATTTTGATGAACTTTGGACTTCTTTGTATCCTACACTTTCAACTGGTGGTCGTGCAATAGTTCTTTCAACACCAAACGGAGTCGGAGGACAATATCATGACCTCTGGTTGAAGGCAGAGTCTGGTGAAAGTCTTTTTAATGCCATAAAGCTGCCTTGGGACGTACATCCTGATCATGACCAGGAATGGTTTGAAAAGGAATGTAAAAATTTCTCCAGAAAGCAGATAGCTCAAGAGCTTTTGTGCGACTTTGCAGCTTCGGGTGAGACATTCTTAAATCATTCCGACATTGAACACATTGGTGCAAGAATCAAGACACCTATAGAGAAGTGGGGACCAGGCATGGGCGTGTGGACTTGGAAGTACCCCCTGACAGAGCACAAATATATTGTAAGTGCTGACGTCGCGAGAGGAGATGCAGCAGACTATTCAGCTTTTCATGTAATTGACGTTGATGAGTCAGAAATTGTAGCTGAGTTTAAAGGAAAAATTCCACCTGATGAATTTGCAATTCTTTTAAACGAAGTGGGAAGAAGATACTCAGACGCACTTCTATGCCCTGAAAACAACACGTATGGATATGCACTAGTAATGAAACTCTGTGAACTCGGTTATAAAAATTTGTACTACCAGAATCCTAAGGATAAGATTTCTGCTATGTACGGTCTAAGCGATGTTCCAATAAGCAAGATAGGATTTACAACGTCAGGCCAGTCAAGAAATCAGATTCTTACAAAACTAGAACAGGTAATCAGAAACAAGGAAATTACAATATACTCTAGTCGATTATACGAAGAACTAAAGACGTTCATGTGGAAAGGTAATAAAGCTCAGGCACAAAAAGGAAAAAACGATGACTTAGTAATGTCTTTAGCAATTGGAGTGTGGCTTTATGAGACTTCACCTGTTGCAAGTAGATCGACTCATGATCTCAACAAGGAAATGCTAAAGGCATTTGGTGTCAACGGTTCTAATGCAAAGGATACCAGCCTTTCTCCTTTTCATCACAAGGCTTACAACCCGTTCAAAAGGTACAAAAGCGAAGCTGTTCCGTTTGCTAGTGGGTCTGCAATGTCAGATTTTGGATGGCTTATTTAATATAGACATCGACTAGATATAATTAGTATGTATTGGGAGACATCACATGTCAGATAATAATAAAGTACCAGGTCTTTTCAACAGATTGACATCACTCTTTAGGGGAGGCCCTACTGTTCGCAGAAGAATAAGAGCAACACAAGACAATCAAGAAAAAGGATTGACAACTGGTCAACTTCTTTTTAGAAGGTCAAACAGCGATACCTATAACGCAACTTTGTCCTCTTATGGGTCTTTCGATAGGATGTCACGATATAGCGACTTTGGTGAAATGGAATCGACACCTGAGATCGCATCTGCTCTAGACATATACGCGGAAGAGTCTGTTTCACCCGACGTTTCTGGTAGAATTCTTCATATTCACTCTGACAATAGAAAAATTCAAGAAATTTTAGAGACACTATTTTTTGACACCTTGAATCTAGACTTTAATCTTCCGATGTGGGTAAGGAATCTCTGCAAGTATGGTGACTTCTTTTTGTTTAACGACGTTTCGACAGAATACGGAGTTGTGAATGCATATCCCATACCCATCTCAGAAATAGAAAGAGAAGAGGGTTTTGACGGGACCGACCCTAACGCTGTCCGTTTTAGATGGTTAACTCAGGGGAACAAAGTTCTAGAAAACTGGCAAGTTTCACACTTTAGACTTTTAGGCAACGATGCATTTTTACCATACGGATCTTCCGTTTTGGAATCGGCCAGAAGAATCTGGAGGCAGCTTATTCTGATCGAAGATGCAATGCTCGTTTATAGAGTGATTAGGTCGCCTGAAAGAAGAGTGTTCTACATAGACGTCGGCAACGTCCCTCCAGAAGAGATTAGCAACTACGTGGAGCAGGCAAAAACTGCCCTGAAGCGAAATCAAATAGTTGATTCAGCAACTGGAAGAGTTGACATTAGATACAATCCGATGAGTGTCGACGAAGATTACTTCATACCTGTTCGAGGAGGAGAATCCGGAACCCGGGTTGAATCTATTGCAGGCGGTACTAATACATCAGCAATAGAAGATGTTGAGTACATTCAGAAGAAGCTTTTCGCTGCTCTAAAGATACCCAAAGCCTATCTCGGCTATGATGAAGATGTTGGAGCAAAAGCAACCCTGGCCCAAGAAGATATCAGGTTTAGTAGAACTATTCACAGAGTTCAAAAGACGGTCATTGCTGAGCTTAACAAAATAGCAATGATTCATTTGTTCTCCCACGGATATCAAAGTGAAGACTTGTTAGACTTTGACCTTAAGCTAGCAAATCCGTCGTCAATAGCACAACAGCAAAAGCTTGAACTGATACGATCGAAGTTCGAGATAGCAGGAACTGCTCCTGAAGGGCTAGTTGATAGATCATGGATTAGAAAAAACGTCTTAGAATTAAATGATGATCAAATTGAGACTATAGAGCGAGGGAAAATAGAGGACAAAAAGACAGATCTAGCTCTAGAGGCTGTTACGTCTGAAGAGCCTGATGAGGCTGCCGCAGGAGATGAAGGCGGTGCCGAAGAAGAGCCTGCAGCTGAAGAAGGGGGAGATGATGAAGATCTCTTTTCGTCAGACAAGGTCGATGGCGACGTTCTAGACGGTCTTCCGGTTCACGCTCAAAAAAATTCCAAAGCAAATAAAGACAAAAAAGGTGAAGAAGGCCTGGATAAGCTTTCGATAGATGACGAAGATGCTCCCATCAAAGCAACTAATGTCATAAAAAATGCTTTTGGAGAACCCATCAATAATCCAAAGAGGTATCGGACTAGTGACTTACACATGCCAGACTTTGGAAAGATGGTGTCTGTGTCAAAGTCTAAAGCAAGGCCGCAAGATTCTATGCTCAAGCCGTATGGTCCTGACGATGTTCTAGAAGGGCCTTTTGATAGATGGGAAAGAAAGATTGAAAAGTCTTCCATGATGACTCCTGACATGAAGCAAGCCCTCAAACAAATGAATAGAGCTATGGATATACCGAGAGAAAGCATACTTACAGAAGGAGAGGGCCCTATATCTATAGTTGAAGTCCTGCTAGGGGATGAAATTGTTGAAAATGGTGACGAAGATTAAAAAATGACAAAAAGAACTCATAATAAAAAAAGAAACGTAGGTATCTTATACGAACTCCTGGTCAGAAAAGTTTCTGAATCGCTTATTGAAGGTGATGAAAGAAAGTCAGACCAAGCAATCGGGATTATTGAAGAATTTTTTTGCAAAGAAAGTGTGCTTCTAAAAGAGTATAGACTTTTTTCTGCTCTAACAAAAACCTACGTTGAATCAGATCACATCGCATCAAAACTACTTGCTGAAGCTCGAAAGGGAGCACAAGATTTTGACCACAACAAGCTTGAACATGAAAAGTCTAGGCTGATCAAAAAAATCAACAAGACTTTCGATGATGATAGCTTCTTTAACAGCAAGATTCCAGAGTACAAAAAGTTTGCATCGATTCAAACGGTCCTAAATGCCTGGAGAGAACCTGAGAAGTTTGGGCTAGGTAGGATTGCAGAATCAGAAGAGAGAGTGGTCGCTATACTAAAAGAAAAGAATCAGATAGAAGATCTTGCTGATCTAAAGACAAAAGAAGTCAATCCACTCACGTCAAAGCTGATGCTTGAAAAATTTAACAAAAAGTTTCAAAAACTTTCAGGTTCTCAAAAAAGAATAGTTGAAACAGTTCTTTCTAAGAATTCCGAAAACTTGAAATCTGTTCTTGTCGATGAAAAAGCACAAGCTTTTCGATCACTCAAAGAACTTCAGAAAGAGGATGCTAGTGAATGGGTGGCGAAAAAAATAGAAAAGGTTCGACCTTTGATAGAATCCTTAAACCCAGAAGACACTACAGATTCTAATATACAAAAATTTATGACAGTCGCTCACATGACTGCATTGATCGAGGAGGAAAGTTAAAATGAAGCTATTGACTGAATGGTCACCTTTTGAATACTCCAATGACATGATTAACGAGTCAAAAGAGCGAAACGACGGAAAAATTATCATGAAGGGGGTTTTGCAAAAAGCAGACACTCTAAATCAGAACAAGAGAATATACCCGCAAGCCATCTTAGAAAGAGAGGTCAGAAACTATCAGAAGTTCATAGCAGAAAATAGAGCTTTGGGAGAATGTGATCACCCCCAGACATCAGTCGTTGAGCTTAAAAATGCATCTCATATAATCAGAGAGGCTCACATGGAAGGCGGGGTTGTCTACGGAACTGTTGAGCTTCTCAACACACCTGCAGGCAAAATATTGCAAAGTTTAGTCGAGTCTGGCGTCACCCTTGGAATATCTTCTAGAGGTGTGGGATCAACTAGAAGAGACGGCGACTACGATGTTGTCCAAGATGATTTTCAACTAATCTGCTGGGACTTTGTTTCAGAGCCTAGTACTCCTGGTGCTTTTATGATGTCAGAGGGAAAGTCAGTATCTTCTGAAGATCTTAATAGACACTTTAACAAGACAGACAAGATAGATAGAGTTTTTAATGAAATTCTAGATTGGGAGAAATAAGAGATGGGCTATCTTCAAAATGCTAAACCGGGCATCGGAGCTGTGGGCGAATATCAAGCCGCAGGTCGTCCATGGGTGAGGTTAGTAACAGTACCGGCTGGAGCCGACTTAACAAATACAGCAGCGAACGCAGACGTCAACGAGTTTAAGGTGGAATTTCCGGCTGTCACAAGAAGAGTGATTGTTAGGAACACTTCCGGTGGTACGGCGAACGTTCATTTTGCCAGCTTGGCTACGACAGATGATGGTGCAGTAGCAGCAGGCAACAACAGTGCTGTTAAAAAAGGAAAAAATTACATCCAGCTCACAACAGGAAAAGAAATCAGCATGGATATCAAGTGCAGGTTCATTTTCTTGTCAAAAGTTGGTGCAGACGCAATTGACGTTGAAGTTATTGCTGAGCTAACAAATATACAAGAACCTTATGATCTCAACAAGAGAGGTCTGGAGGGTATAACCAAATGAGCAAGCCTAAGATTTCTAGAAGTGCTCTCAAAGCTGTCATCAAAGAGTGCTTGGTTGAGATCCTTGCAGAAGGGATAGGCTCAGAAAAGGCTTCAAGTCAACTCAAGAAAAGCCGAACATCTACAGTCTCGAGAAAGAAGCCCGTCAAAAATCAGGCAAGAAACCTTTCTGAGAGAAGAGAAGTTCAAAACGATTCTTTCGACAGCGCTGTGAAAAGAACGGCTTCTTCATTGACGTCTGATCCAGTGATGGCAGCTATATTTGAAGAAACAGCAAGAACTACACTTCAAGAACAAAAAGAGAATGCACCTCCTGTAGTTGCTGACAACAGATCACCTTTGCAAGATAGCAATTCTGGGTCTGAGTTGACAGAAATGTTTGAAGGATCTTCCAACTGGGCAACTCTTGCATTTACTGAAAAGAAAACTGTCTAAATTTTAAGTTTCATCATATTTAATCATTGATCCATAATTTTCCGACAAGGAGTGAAAAAATGGCAAAATTCAAAAAACTAACGCCTGCAATTCTTAAAAAGATCATTCTAGAAGAAAAAGAGGCACTAATAAACGAGTCTGATCCGATAGCACAGGGTGTTGAAGATCCTGCTAAGGTCGACGCAGAAGAGGTTGATGCTAGCGAGCAAGCTACTTCTTTGGAGAAAGACATTGACTTCATCAAAGCTCTCAAGATAGAAGAGCAGAAGACAACTCGTTATCTAAAGAAGATCCAGGAGGCGAAAACACTTATTTCAAATCGTCTTCTCACTAAGATTTAATCAGCTAAAGAAAGGAGAATAAGATGGCTGTCAAAGGAACCAAGGACCCACAGATAGTTATAGGAGTCCCGAAGACTGTAAGGGACAAGGGATCTGCACCTAATGGTGTGTCTAAAAGTGACACTCAAACAATGCAATCAATTTACGGTAATTCTCCTATTCATGCAGAAAGAATTACTGACGAATCTGTCAAGGCCATGCTGCAAGAAGAGTTAAATAAGTTTACATACACGGATGCACCTAGCTATGAAGATGTGCCTACAGGTGGCGGTGGTTTGCCAGCAAGCCCTTTCACCCCGAACCCATCATCTTCACCATCAGGCAAGCCTGAAGACCAGCCAGCTGCACCAGACGGATACGGATCTGAGCCAACGTCTGAAGGTTACGGTATCGGACCATCACACAATGGAACTTCTAGAAATCCGGGTACATCATCTACACGCGTAGCTAGAACTATCGGAGAATTGGTCAAGGGTGTAGGAAGCGCTGGATAATCCAGATCGCTAAACTCTTAAAGACTAAATTGTCATACTTCAAATTACCACGCCTCAATTTTGCACCACAAACAACGGGATCGGAAATTTAAATGAGTTTTCGGTCCCTACCTTTCGATTCTATGTCCGACAAAGGATATGGAAACATGGGAAAGATTCAGAAGCAAAGAAATGCAGGGGATTCTTACCCATACCAAGAGCCCGTAAGTCATCACGAAGATGATGATTTAGATCCTGAAATCAAAAAGAAAGTAAGAAAAAAGTCAGGTAACGGTACACAAAAGACTGACTTTTACGCTGATCTCGGTACTGATAAGTTTTACTTTGTCGGCGGAAATACTAAACTAATAGATTGTTTTATAAATCCAGGTGAAGTCTTGAAAGAAGTCGTGTCATATGCGAGAATGTTTGGATCAGTTCCAAAGATGTATAAAGGAAAGAAAGTTGCAGGAGGTGCCACATTCCCGGGCGGTGTAGGCAACTTTAGAGGCATCGGAATGAAGTCTGGGTTCGCTTCAGCGCCCCCTCCTTTTGATGAAGACTTTTTGCAAAGAAGTGAAGAAGAAGACGAAGAAGAACAAGACTAAGTTTAAAAACCGGGAAAAGGGTGCAGAAAACTGTAATTTTGCATCATATTTAATTGTTGAACTCTAGAAGGTGGTGAAATGTCTAATACCTTATATAACGAAGCCATTGCAGACGCAAAGCAGCTTAAGCAGATGGCAGAAGAAGATGCTAAGAACAGAATCATAGACGCAATCACTCCACGAATCAGACATCTTATCGAAAGCAAAATTCTAGGAGAATCTTTGCCCGAAGAGATAGAAGTAGAAGATGGAGAAGAAAAGTCTGAACCTGAACTTGACTTGGATCTAGGAAGCCTTAGCAGTGAACCTGCTCCGGCTCCGGAGATGAGTCATGGCAGTGAGGAAAAACCAAAGGTCAAAATAGATCCTGAGGGACCTGTTTCTGTAGACTTAGGTGATTTTGAGATAGAATTTAACACTTCTGAAGAAGATGAGATGGTTTTAGACCAGGATATGGCTGAGGTTTTGAAAAGAGCAACGGGACTGACAGCTGATCTTTCTGAGTCTTTGGACTCGCTAGAAGAGAGGCTCGGGCTTGTTAAGAAAGCTCTGGGCATAGCAAAAACATCAGGAACACCTTCACAGAAGCAAAAAGTATCAAATTTAGTTGAAAACGTAGCTAAAGAAGCTGCAAGTGTTGTAAAACAGCTGAGTCTAGCAAATCAGTTAGGCTCGGATAATGCCCCGGAGAGGGCTAGAATCGATGTCATTATTAAGGAGTTAAAAACCATGACAGATCGCAAGGGAAGAAATATTTTTGATTTCCTCTTCGAGGCAGAAGAAGCTGTAAGTGAACTTTCGCTTAAAGAAGAAGAGGAAGGAGAGGCAGAAGAGGGGGAGGAAGCTGAAGAGGCTGCTGGCGAAGAATTAAGCCCAGAAGTTGAAGATGCTTTCAAGAGCCTTGGTGATGCACTTGGACTCGAGGTCGAAGACGAAGGCGCCGACGAAGGCGACGAAGACGAAGACGAAGACGAAGATGAAGATGAAATGGATCTAGATGAGACCTCTCACATGGATGAGATGGACCCTAAGATGGAAATGGATCCTAAAATGGAAATGGAAGAGGTTTACGAGATTGACGAGAACGTTCTTGCTCGTGAGCTTATGAGACTTCGCAATCTTCGCGAAGAAACATCAGGTGTTGAAGATCCTTCAAAGACCGCTGACGCTTTCGGTGGCGGAGACGTTGAAGACGAAATGTTCGTAGACGTTTCAGAAGAGCAACTTCTCAATGCACTTGATGATGAGCTTGGGTCTGTTTCTGAGTCTGTTAAGCAGGAAATCGTCCGAAGAGCCAAGAGAGCTTCCTTGCGCGAGTCACGTGCACACAGAAGAAACACAAGAAGAGCTCGACGCACCGTTGATACCGGAGCAGAGAGAAAGATTGCGAATCTTCAAGAGCAGCTCAACGAAATGAACGTTTTTAATGCTAAGCTTCTTTACGCAAACAAGCTTATGCAGAATAGAAATTTATCAACTAAGCAGCAAAGAGCTATTGTCGAGGCTATGGATAGTGCTAAGACGGTTCGCGAAGCTAAGTTGCTTTACAGTAGCCTAACGGCTTCTATGAAGAAGGGCAAGAAGGGAACCCTTGCTGAGAGCGCGACCAAAGGTCAAATTCTCGGAGCGTCCTCCAGATCAACCCGGTCGGCATCTCCGGCCAATAGTGGAGTTGGGGTGGACAGATGGTCAATACTTGCTGGACTAAAGAAGGACAGCTAAGTCCATTTAACACACAACGACATTAACATTAAGGAGTTTTTAAAATGTCATTTACACTTAATCAGTTGACGGAAGGAATTCAGAAGAGACATCTGGGTTCTCAGAACCGTCTTCTCGTCGAAAAGTGGACTCGCACAGGTCTTCTCCGAGGAATGGAGAATACCAACCGCGAGAACATGGCTCGACTTTTGGAAAACCAGGCTTCACAGCTTCTCAAAGAGGCTTCTGATCTTGGTGGATCTACAACAGGCGGCGACATCCGCGGTTTTAGCAACATTGCTTTCCCGATCGTTCGACGCGTATTCGGTTCATTGATTGCCAATGAGCTTGTTTCAATCCAGCCGATGAGCCTTCCTTCTGGTCTGCTCTTCTACTTGGATTACACGTACGGAACTGCAGTTGGTGCAGGTAACGACGCTTCCCGCGGCACTGAGGCTTACTCAGTAGGCGATTCAATCTACAACAACCCAGTTGGTCGTGGCGTAAGATCTGGCTCATTGAGCGCAGGTGGACAGTATGACCTTGCAGGAACTGGTTACAGCCGGGCACGCCACACGGCAAACCTTACTGAGGTTCCAACAGAGAACCTCGCGTTCAGATTCGCAGGTGCAGCAGCAGCTACCGCAGGTACTGGTTTGCATGCAACTGGAACTGACGGAAAGCTTTTGCAGTTTGATCCTCAGATCACACGACAGATCGAAGAGGGAGCGGTAAACTATCAGTTCCTTGCAGTTCCTCTTGCAACAATCGAAGACAACAACGCTCCTACAGTTGATAGAGCATCAGTTAGAGAAATTGCACTTGTTGACGACGACACTGCCGGCGACATCGCAACCCTCGCATTGATCCCGGGTTCAATCCAGTCAGGTCGATGCTTCAATGTTCGTCGTCTTAACCAGTTGGTTTCAATCACTGACGACGGCGGAAGAGTTACTGGTGTTACTGTTGACCCACTGGGTGGCGATCACGTACTCATGGTTGTTCGAGGAACACTTAATAATGTTGACGATCAATTGCTAGCAGTCAGCTACGTTGTTGATCCTTCACTTAGCGCAGGAGCCGACGGTTCAACCCTCGTTTCACCTGCTTTCGAGTCAGCTTTCAGCTCTAACGAGCCAGGTGCTGCTCCAGCTATTCCTGAGATCGACATCAAGATTGAGTCAATCGCAGTTACAGCTGTTACTCGTAAGTTGAAGGCTCGTTGGTCACCAGAGCTTGCTCAGGATCTTAACGCATACCACAGCCTTGACGCTGAGGTTGAGTTGACCCAGATCCTCTCTGAGCAGGTTGCTCTTGAGATCGACAGAGAGATCCTTGGAGACCTTCTCCACGGTGCTAACGCTGCTAACCTCTACTGGTCACGTGCTCCTGGTAAGTTTGTGAACAAGCAGAGCGGTGCGGTTGTTACTCTTGACAGCTCACTGAACCCAGGACCTCAGTTCACGGGTACAGTACGTGAATGGTACGAGACACTCGTTGAGACAATCATCGACGTTGCAAACCAGATCCACAGAAAGACACTTCGCGGTTCAGCTAACTTCATCGTTGTTAGCCCAGACATCGCGACCCTCCTCGAGGCTTCAGTCTTCTACCGACCACAACTTTCAATCGATGGTGACGGACAGGTTGGATCACCAATGACAATCGGTGCTGAGAAGGTTGGTACCCTTTCAAATCGTTTCACGGTTTACAAGGACCCTTACTTCCCACGCAACAAGATTCTTGTTGGATTCAAGGGCGGAAGCTACTTGGAGTCTGGATACGTCTACGCTCCATACGTACCATTGATCGTTACACCTACGATCTTCGCGCCAGAGGATTTCACCCCACGTAAGGGTGTTATGACTCGTTACGGCAAGAAGATGGTTCGAAGTGACTTCTTCGGTACTGTTACCGTTATGGACTTGGACATTATCTAAGTTCAAAGATCTTAAAGATCAAAATTTGGGGCAGCTTCGGCTGCCCCTTTTTTTTTATATTTGTTCTTTTGCGTTAATATTTAAAGACCAGGAGGTTAACATGGACTTATTTGAGGCTTTTGGCCTGGAGAGAAAAGTAAAAAAACTAGATGAAGCTCAGGCTAGAGAGCTCATAAATCTGATTGCTGAAAAGGCAAAGCCGGAAAAAGTAGACCCAGAAAGATTTCCGCTTAAGCTGTCCGACGCAAAACAAGATCCGAATCCTGAGTCAAAAGTGACGGGCGGGACTAAAGACGGAGATCCAGACGAAGATAAGATCGACGCGACACCGGGCACACGACCCGTCAAATCTCTTAAACCGTCTCAGAGTTCTATGAACATCAAGAAGGCGTGCAACTTCTTTATTGCAGCTCTAAGAAATGTCAAGCCTTTTGAGCAAGGTCCAGGAGGAGACTTGGGCGCAATAATAACAAGTGACGACCACATCATGGACGGGCATCATAGGTGGATCGCCACAGGTATGGTGGACCCTACTGCGGATGTAGGCGGGTTTATAGTAGATTTTCCTGCAAAGCAAATGATTGCGGCTCTCAATATGATTACAGCCTCTTTGGGCAAGGAAGGCAAAGAAGGCACCGGAGGTTTTGATCAATTCAATGAGAATGGCGTGGGAGCTATGCTAAACAAGTTTGCTACAGAAGGGACATGGTCGGGAACTCAAGAAGAAGTAATTGCAGCTCTTAAAGAATTTGCTCAGACTGATTCTAGTGACAAGGACGAAGTTGTTTCAGCCGCTGCTAAGAAAGTTGCCGAAAACCTATCACAGCTCACGCTATCAGTTCCAGGGGGATTTCCGGCAAGGCCAGATATGCCAGTCATTAGTGCAAAGGAAGGCCACTTAGCTAAGGCTATAGAACTTCTTAAGAAAGGCGCTGTCGATCTCAATCCTCCTTATGCCGAAGAGAAAAACGAGTCTTCCAGCGCAGAAGGCAATGTTCTTTTGGAGCGTTGGGAACAGATCGCGGGATTAATCAAGTAATACTTTCTCACCTATAGGATTTGCATCTGTGATCATTGTTTTACAGATATGAATGGTAACTTAAAAAAGCACCCCTAATATCACCGATGCAAATTCTACGTTTACCTCTTAAGCTAATCAATTAAGATATAGATCTAGGAGGTAGAAGACATGGCAACTGCTACTACACAAACATCTAAGACACGTAAAACACCCCCGGTTGGTAACACAACATCAAAAAGAAAGTCAACCAAGACAGTCACAATCAAGAAGGACGTCACTAAGACAGCCTCGTCGTCTAGGTCAGATACAAAGACATCAAAAACAACTCCGAGATCTTCAAAGACTCTTTCTACAGAAAAATTAGAAAAGAGAGTTGATGAACTTGAAGCAACTCTCACTAATCTTATAAAAGTTTTAAACGAAGAATTTCGCTCCGAAATGCTGCAGGGTCCACGTGGTGTGTCACGTAGCCTGTCCAAAGCAGGATTGCTCAAAGATATCTAAGATCTTAGAAAATTTTCTCCATATTTAACACATAGGTCCCCACCCTCTTGATCAGCCGAACCCACCGGTGGTGTGGAAGCATGTGGACAAAAAAGGAGAAAGATCATGCCAAAAGTAATTATCAACGACGCAAAAGGCCTAGTCCAGCAGGCAGGCTCTGGCGTCGATTTCAAATCTGCCCTTCGATTGGACATTCAATCAGTAACTGCAACAGACGATGGAACCGGAACAGGCGTTATTGCAGCATCACCTTCAATGGTTGTCGTCGACGCTGACGGCGACGCGACTCACATTGTCACCCTTCCAGCTCCTGTTGCTGGAACAATGCTGACAATCTACGTTGGAGCGACCGGCTGTGAGCTGCGGTCTTCAGCCCCAGCAACAGTCGGCATAAACGGTGTGACCGGTGCGGGCGTTGAGTTAGCGATTCCTGCACAAGGAATAGTTCAGTGCGTTTGCACTAGCGCTACTAACTGGGCAGCTCAGCTCGGTGCAACTGCAACTCCGGGTGCTTAATAGTAACGGTTAGTTTTCTTACCCCTCCCTTCGGGGAGGGGGATTTTTCTAAAGGATTGTGATGTTAAAAGAATCATTGATAAAACTAAGGTCACTTGTTGACAATTTAGAAGATAGAGATAAGTGCATCAAGCAAGATCACAATCTTTTTGCAAAATTTTTTGAAAATTTTCCTACAGCTGTGTCTATGTGGTCAATAAACGCAGAAGGCAAAGTTCTTTCCTGCAAAGGAAATGATTTTTTGAATGACCGTGCAGCTACATATGAGAACCTCTTTGTATCAGAAGAAGTTCGAAAAAAAGTAGACAAAGCAATGTCTATAGACGGAGAAGTAGTTGAGCTTTTTCTTGAAACTGAGCAAAAGACTTACTATGCTAAGATATTAAAAAGAATTGAAGACGAAGAACAAGTAGGAACCATGGGTATGGCATGGGACGTTTCTTCTAACATCACCTTGCTTGGGTCGCTAGTAAGAATTAAAGATCTAGTAGAGACCGGGGGTGATATTGAGGAAATAAAGAAATGGGCTCAAAACGGCATCGACGCAAGCCGAATGAGGATTCTAATTGAAAGGTTGACTGGTAATGGCGGGTGAATCACAAAACGGATGGAACGAATATTCAAGACTAGTCCTGAAAGAGCTTGAAACCTTGGCAGAAGGAATCGAAGGAGTCCGAACAGAAATGCAGGACATAAAGCAGGAGCTAGCACTTCAAAAAGTAAAAGAAGACAAAGTTGCTGAGCTAAGAGCTTGGAAAGAAAGAGTTGACGAAGTTGTTTCTCCCACACAGCTTAAGACATTAGTCTCAGAAGTCGATAGTCTAAGAGCGTTCAAGACAAAAGCAGTCACAGCCTTTATAGTGGTTCAGACTCTCATGGGATTTGTCATGTGGGCACAGAAATTTTTTGGCGCAGGCTGAGGAAATAAAATATGACAACATTTGCACAGACACTTAGACCTACTCCATTTGGCTTGTTTGATGACGATCTAAACTTTCAGAGAGAAGCCGACTCTATGACTACGTTTGTCAAGCGAAAACTAGGGGACGATATCCTGAGCGTCGAGCTGACAAAAAAGCAAATCTGGGCATGCTTCGAAGAATCTCTGATGGAGTATAGTGCTATTATCAATGAAAATCAGGCAAAGTCTCAAATCAGCAACCTGTTAGGCATTCCGACTGGTTCACTCCTTTCAGGGTCAGAGCAAAAATTTCCTAGAGAAACAGTTGAGTTTATGCTTAGAAGAGCTGAACCTTACTCAGTCGAAGCTGGATTGGGTGGTGTGTACACCCAAATGTCAGGATCTATAGACTTACAAGTTGGACAACAAGACTATGACATCTATACGACGCTGAAAGATGAAGCAGGAAACCTCTTAGTGGATAACCCTGCCAATTCACCAAAAGGGAAACTAAAGGTCATGGAGGTGTTTCATTTCGAACCTCAAGCAGCATACAGATTCTTTGATACAAACTCTGCTCTAAATTATCTCAATAATGAGTTTTCTTTTGAATCATTTACACCCGAAACCATCTTCTATGTACTACCGGTTTTTGAAGACGTATTGAGAGCAGGTCAGCTAAACTTAAGCTACAAGGTGAGAAGGTCAAACTATACCTACAGGATTGCAGGAACTAAATTAAGAGTCTATCCCATACCGACTTCGGACACTGCAAAAAAACTGTGGGTAAGCGTCCAGTTTCCTGCTGACCCTCTCAATCCACCAATAACAGACGAAACCATTCATGGGGTATCCAACTTATCGAACATACCTTATGGGGAGCTTCGATTCGATAGGATCAATTCTATCGGAAGACAGTGGATACGTCAGTATACACTTGCGCTTGCAAAAGAACTTTTAGGCCACATAAGATCTAAATTTTCTTCTGTGCCAATACCGGGTTCTGATCTCACACTCAACGGAACTGATCTTGTTGCACAGGGAAGAGAAGACAAGAACTCTCTTAGAGACAAGTTGAACGAGCTTTTGAGCTCACTTACTTATACCAAGATGCTTGAAGACGAAGCGTCTGCAGCTGAAAGCCTGAGAAACATCTTAAAAGGAATTCCTGTGCCTCTAGGCAAGGCAATTGTGATGGGTTAATTTAAGTGGCAAGATTATTTGTAACGCCTCGAGAAATAGACTTTATTTCAGACCTGACAAAAGAAATAACTAAAGACGTTCGAGGACAAAAGATTTATTACTATCGAATTAGAGAAGATCTGTCTAATGTTCACGATATCTATGAAGAAGCTGTAGAAAAAGTTTTTGATCCTCCTGTTGAGATTGAGGCAATGGTCGAGTGGGAACCTGAAATGGTTCGAACTAATCGGTTCGGTTCAGAAGAATACTATAGCATAACAGTTTACTTGCATGCTAGAGACCTGTTACACAGAGATATTAACGTTAGAGAGGGAGACTTTTTTAGTTACGGATCAACTTTCTTTGAAATTACTTCAGCTGTAGGAGACAAGCAAGTGTACGGTCAAATAGAGCATCTTGTTGGTTTTAAGATAGCAGGAAAACAAGCAAGAAAAGGATTGTTCAGCGCTAAACCAATCGGTCCAACTGGAGAAAATAAGACAGAACCGGATGCTGTTCAGAAAGATTTTGTTCAGCAGAGAGGCCTAGAAGAAAACAGGCTAGGCCCCACAGGTGACAAGAGGGATTTGATTGAGAGTGGTAAGATCGACCCGCCCGAAGCACCTGCAGAAGTTACCAACAAAGAAGAGGACAGAAATGTTTCTTCTTCTTTTTATGACGAGCCAGAATTATGAGTACAAAAGAAGATAAAAAAATATCACACCCGGGTGCTCTAGACATGGGGCTTGAGGGCAGCGATTTTCCACTGGATATCGAAATACCACCATGCACAGTCGAAGATGTCGACCGGTCTTTGTTTAATCTCTTGAACGAAAGTCTTCCGTTTCAGTTTGAGGATAAAGGGGCACAAAAGAGAGTTCCTGTTATATTTGCAACAGGAGAAAGATTTGCTGTCTTGAGAAGAAACGAGCCCCTAAGGGACAAAGCTGGTGCCTTGATTCTTCCCTTGATATCACTTATGAGAACGGGAATCAACCAAGATCCTTCACCTTCAGTTGGCCCTCATCATCGTGGGCCTGTTAAGATTAGAAGAAAAATAGACAAGTCAAGTGCCCTGTACAAAAGACTAGTGAATTCAGAAGGGTTTAGAAATTCTAGAGATCATGCCCATCCTTCTGCTGGCCTAGGCCCCAAAGGTACCGAGCCGGGAAGGGTAGTTCAGCGAGGTGTCAAAGAAAAGTCAAACCCTAATGGCATCAAGGGAATGCCAACCTTTGATTTGGCAGACAACGTCTATGAGACGATAGTGATGCCGGCAGTAAAATATTTTACAGCTTCTTATGACGTGACCTTCTGGTGCCAGTATACAGTTCAAATGAACGACATGATTTCAGCTCTCATTTCAATGTATCAGGACAACAACAAAAGAACATTCAAACTTGAAACAGATAAGGGCTACTGGTTTGTTGCTTATGTGGGTGCTGAGCTTAGCCCTCAAGAAAACTTTGATGATTTTTCTGATGAAGAGAGGCTTGTGAAGTACACCTTCACAGTAGCAGTTAACGGATATCAGATCAGCCCAGACTATCCGGGTGCTCCAGTTTTTTTGAGAAGACATGTATCAGCTTCCCAGATAAGCTTTGAACTAGAAGAAGATCCCGGGGTCGCTGTTCCAACAACTGGACTTTCCGGAGATCCTAGCTCTTTTATTTTAGAAGACCTTGCAACTGTTAATGACCCACTTCCAGGACAGTCTGTAGCAGGCTCCGGAGTTGATTCTTCTAGAAGTGTGATAGGTGATATCGTGGCCGCTGGAGCCTACGCTGGGTCGGGAACAGGCATGCCGGGACACCCAGCGAACCTCCCGGGAAATACATCGGTCGGAGGAACAGGTGCAGGTCAGACAAATAACGTAATAATGAAACATGAAAGACACCCCGTCACAGGAGAAGAGAGGCCTGTCTATACTAAACGGGTGTCTAGGAACTCTAGAAAAGGTGAGACGGTTCACAAGATGGTGAACCCTAAGGCACTCGGCAATATCGACAATGGTTAGCCGTTATTAATAATGTGAAAGAATTTTGACTATGGAAACGATACTTAATGTAGGAAGATTAGATCCCCGAGGAGATTTGTATTATGGCTGAACAGACTTTTCGCTCTCCAGGATTTTTCGAAAACGAAATTGACCTGGCAGCAAGAGACGCCGCACCTCAAGGCGTACCAGCAGGAATCATAGGGACTGCTGAGAAGGGACCTGCATTTGTCCCAGTGACTTTGGGAAGTGTCCCCGACTTTACAACAAGGTTTGGTTCTCTTTCACCAGAGCGCTTTGGACCCTACGCAGTAAATGAATGGTTTAAGAGCAGAGGTGCATTGACTTACATGCGTGTGTTGGGCGCCGGCGCTAACTCGAGCCAGACACACTTTTCTGACACCAAGAACTTTGGAATAGTCAAGAACGCTGGATTTGTCATACCGGGTGCTTTGCCTCCCGGTGCTACAGGTGGTAATGCTAAAGCACACGAACATGTTGTGCAGTTTATCACAGCGAGACACAACTTGGCCAACACCGATGGCGGAGAAATGTTTGGCTACCCAATGTTTACTGATAACGATAGTTTTGCTGAAGAAGTCTCAGACAAGGTAAATCTCGTTCGTGGTGTTCTCTTTACAACTACAGGTTCTAGATTTGAACTCTTAAGCAACGGTGTTGCAGCTTCAACTTCCATTGTGTTCACTGGACAATCTGCCGCCAATGCAACGATCATCATCAACGATGGGTTTGGAAAATCCAGGACATATTTGGCTGCGGGTGGCAACGATGCAGGTAGCCTTCAGTTCGATAGAACTGCGGGCGCTCAAGCTGCTGGTCTCAAGCTTGCTATTGACAACACCGCCGGTCATGGAGGTGACATTATAACAAGTGTTGATGGAAACACAATCACTTTGACAAATAGGCGGGTTGGAACAGCCGGAAATCAGAACGTAGGTGGTGTAAACCAGTCGAATATGACGATAGCGAACAGCGGTAAGTTTGCTGGCGGAATAAACACTTTCTTTGAATACGACGTTCACAAGCATACTTTTACGACCCCGAGTGATTTTTTGAACGCCGCTAGCAGCAGGTACAAAGATGCACAATCTTACTTCAAGCTTGTTCTTTCAACTTCAGCAGGCGAGACTTTCGGTAAGGACGAAGGAAACCCGGGCGTTAGAATACTGACTGCTTCTCTAGAGCCTACCGATCCTTACTACATCGGCAGAATTTTAAACACGGATCCTAAAAAGTTCTATCAAGAGCGTCACTTGCTCTACTTGGACTTTGCTGTTGAAAGTGAAATGGCAAAGGTTGATACAGCAGCGGGATCGATCGCACTCATGTCAGGATCAGCAAACTCTCCAGGCGATATTAGTCCTAAGTCTTTTGCCAATAGAACCTTAGACGCGACTTTCATGGAGCTGTTTGGACGATTTGACACCAGGTACACGACACCCAAGACACCTAACATCATCTCTCAGCCGTTTGGCACAAAAGAGCACGATCTCTTTCACTTTGAGACAGTGTCAGATGGTGAGTGGGGCAACTCTAAGTTCAAGGTATCAATAGCTAATGTACGTGCCTCTACAGATCCTAGAAACCCCTACGGAACTTTTGAAGTACAGCTAAGAAACTTCAATGATACCGATAAGTCACCTCAAATCTTGGAGGCCTTTCCAAACTGTACACTCAATCCTCACGACGATAGATACGTTGCAAAACAAATCGGGGATTACAAGGTTCGATGGAACCACGATGCAGAAAACCCGGCAGAACGTCGTCTGGTTGTGAAGGGGAAGCATCCTAATAGATCACACAGATTTAGAATTGTAATGAACCAGGGAATCGAGGACGGAAACGTTCCTAAGAACGCACTTCCTTTTGGGTTTAGAGGAATGGAAGTACTCAGGACTTCTGACTCTCTTACAGACAAGATTGATACAAATCTATTCTTCCGAAACGGAGCTAAGGCAGGTGTTCTTGCAGCAGACGGAGGTGTGGTAAGAATCGATGGAGATCTAGGAGGTCATCAGATACACAAAGCTTCGATCATTCCGCCCTTACCTTTTAGATTTAAAGTAACAAAGGACGCAGTTGAAAATGTTGGTGTTGGAGCCGACGCCGGGAAGAATTTCATCCCGTCAAATGATAAGTACGTCGGTCGTCCAGGCCAAAATGAGAGAGTAGACTCTCGATTCTACTGGGGTGTTAAGACAACTCGTTTACCCATAACAGCTTCTTTGCCAGCCGGAGAGATGTCTAACGCTGTCTTGAGGTCAAATGACAGCAGCAATCTTAACCCTCTTGTCAAGGCTTACACAAAGATGCACGGCATCGGCAAGATGGGAACTTTGATTACCGGATCTGCAGCGGATGAATTTAATGACAACAAGTTTACTTTAGCCCGAGTAGCTTTGGAGAATAGCCTAGGAGGTAATAAGCTGGAGACAGTTGTGACAGGAACATCTAGGCAGCACATGCTCCAAGCAGTTTACGTTAGAAACGGCCACCCTAATTCTACTAACTACACGATCACAGATCGAAGCAGTTTTAAGACTGATAGAATTACAATGGCAACCCTTGTAAATTCTTCTTCGGTAATCTTCAATAGGTTTACTGAATACTGCAAGTTTACAACCGTATTCCAGGGTGGCTTTGATGGAACCAATATCCTAAGCCGAGATGGCTATTACATGACTGACAAGGCTGCATCAAGTGACCCCGGTGGGCATGCCCTTGACGTCCCGGGCGGAGATTGCTACCAAGGGCTTGCACATCTAGTTGCAGGCGCTGGAGGTAGAAACAGTGTTGTTAGCTCATTTAAGACAGCAACCCGGATCATGACCGATCCAACAACTGTCAGGCTTAACCTGCTTGCAATCCCGGGAATGAGAGACCCTGACATCGTTAATGATGCACAGGAAAGAGTCAAGGATTACGGGTTGGCAATGTATGTCATGGACTTGAGAAACTACGACCAGGACACTAAGCGCCTCTATGACGACTCCAAAAAGAAGCCAGATGTTAGAATCACAGCTGAGCAATTCGAAGGAGAGGCAATCGACAACAATTACAGCGCGACTTACTTCCCCGATGTATACATTCGAGACGAAGCGAATAATCGACCTGTAAAGGTTCCAGCTTCCGTGGCTGCGATTTCCGCGCTAGGATTTAACGATAGAGTCGGATTCCCATGGTTTGCGCCTGCAGGCTTCAATAGAGGATCTCTTGCTTCTGTGACCAACGTTCACACGCGTCTTTCTTCTGCAGATAGGGACGAACTCTACGATGTTCGAATTAATCCAATTGCAGTTTTCCCAACAGGAAGATTTGTGATATTCGGTCAAAAGACGCTGCAGCAGGCTAAGTCTGCACTTGATCGTGTAAACGTTCGAAGGCTTCTCCTAGAAGTCAAGAGAAGAGTTTCCGGCGTTGCAAGAAAGCTTCTTTTTGAGGCAAACGACGCGCAGACACGTGCAAGGTTCGTAGGTGAAGTTGCACCACAGCTTGCAACAATTCAGGCTCAAGCAGGAGTCGAAAGATTTGCAGTTGTCTGTGACGGAACAAACAACACATCGGTTGACGAAGAAGAAAACCGAATGAACGGTAGGATAGTAATAGTTCCGACGCTTGCTGTAGAGTTCATTGCACTGGACTTTATTGTTACAAGTGCTGGTGTATCCTTCGAGTAAGAAAATATGTATACTAGTGAAACAAAATTAAATTTCAGGAGCGAAATGAAATGACAGAATCAACTTCACAAGCCGCAGGCGTAAGATCTGCAGAATTAGATCTCAGCGGCCCAACATCAGTTCAGCCTTCTGGTGTGCCAGCAGCTGTTGTTGGGACTTCCACCAAGGGGCGAGCATTTTTACCGATGACTTTTGCAACAGTCCAGGACTTTGAAAGAGAGTTCGGAAAAGCTGATGGCAAGCACTTTGGCCCGTTGGCAGTTCATGAATGGATGAGAAATGCTCGAGCTGGTACGTTTGTTAGAGTCCTAGGTGTAGGCGACGGTAAACAAAGAAGTTCTGTCAATGGTACTGTCAACAAAGCTGGATTCGTTGTCGGAAACGAACAAATTCAGCTCTCTACAACGCTAGTAGGACCTAATCTTTCAGCATATGGTGGAACAGATGCCAGACAGGGACTTTCTGGTCGAACTTATTTTCTAGGTGCATATATGGAGCCGGCGGGCAGTACATTTACTGATGCAGGCATCACCGCTGTTGGCGTTGACAAGCACGAGCCGATTCTAAGAGGTGTTTTGATGGTGCCGTCCGGCGTCGTTCCTACGTTGAGTAGTAGTTTTAGAACCCACGGTCAGAATGATACTCCTCTCGGAGCCGTCATACCAAGGATTGCTAACAAAAACAACACGTTCCTTAACGATCAAACTGTTACCGGCGTTAAAGGCGGCGCTTTTGGCGATATCAGTGCAGCCGGAGAATTCGTTTTGCTCCTAAACGGATTCAAAGCCACAGCTGAAAACCCGGGAATCATATCAGCGTCTTTTGACAGATCAGCAGGTAAAACCTTTCTTGGTAAAGCACTCAATACAGACCCAACAAAAATAGAAAAGTTAGGCCACTATCTTTACACCTACTATGACATTCATCCATCGATTGCCAAGGTTACGACCGATGTGACAAAGATTAAAGATCTAGGCGCTGCAGCAGATCAGGCAGCTGGTGCTGGATTTACTGCAAAGTGTTTCATACTTTCAGGCGCTGGAGATTCGAACTCTTTTAATGCAGGAGGAACTAGGCCTAACTATGAAAATTTTGAGGAAAGATTCCAGACAGCTAAGTCACCTTTCGTGATATCGCAAAAGTTTGGCTCTTCACCTAAAAACCTGTTTAGGTTTCACCAGCTTGATGACGGCGCTCTCAATGAACTCGATCGGGTCAAGATCACCATAGAGAACATTAAGGCATCAACAGCAACATACGATGACTTCGGAACATTTGATGTCCTGGTCAGAAAAATGGCTGATATAGACACAGATCGAAAGGTGATCGAAAGATACACAGCATGTAACTTAGATCCTACTTCTGACGACTATATCGCAAGAAAGATTGGTGATTTTCACTTGTTCTACGACTTCGACAGAAGAGAAGGATCACAGAGAATACGTCACGAAGGGCTGTATCCGAATGTTTCAGCGAGAATAAGAGTTGAAATGCATCCTGACGTTGAGAACGAAGTCATCGAAAAGCGAGCAATACCTTGCGGATTTAGAGGAGCACCTCACTTGCTCACAAGAATGGATGACCCAAATAAGCCAGTCTTGCTCAACGCGGTCGGAGGAGACGCCGCCGACGCGACTGCCACTGACACCCACGGCGTGGAAGCTCGTGAGATCGGAGCAGGCGGAGCACTCGGAGCGACTGATGCACTTCGAAGTGTAGGACTAACTCGAATGATCGAGCTTCCTATTCCAATGAGAGAGAACCTTCTCAAAGACGACTTAAAGACTGTCAATTCAAGTTTCACATGGGGCATGCAGTTTGAAAGAAAGGTCAACGTCTCTAAGCCGAACTCTGGTAAAACAATGGACGACACGTGGAACAGCTTTGTAAAGTTCTTTCCACAAGACACGCTTAGAAATCCTGGATTTCAGGTCTTCGATAACGAGGGAACTGCGAAGAAAGACGGAGTCGAATACGATTGTGACGTCTTCAACAACAATCTGTTTACTCTAGAGAGAGTCCAGGTTGTCACAGGTGCCTTTGATTTGCCAGATGTCAACAAATGGGACGCGGCAGTCTATAGAAGAAACGGTGTCAAGACTATTCTTACAGACAAAGACGGAAAAACCCACTCAGCTGCAGACACAAGATTTTTAGATCCATCTAAGGACTTTAAACCGGGTGATAATTCCACTCAATACCTTGGATTTACTATGACACTTTTTGGTGGATTTGATGGAAACAACATTTTCAACAAAGAGCGGGCTAAAATGACAGACTACGCTGCACGTCTTGAGATGGAAAATCCAAGCATGGCAGGAAATTCTGAGAACACTATTGCTTCTTTCAAGAAAGCGATTGATGTACTGACAGAAAGATCAGATTCCGATATTCAGCTTTTGGCAATACCTGGCATGAGACACCCAGCGATCACCAACCATGGTATCGACGCTGTTGAAAATAGATTTGACGCGATGTACATAATAGACATTGAGGAAATGGATCTAGACAACGTAGTTCTAACTGGGTCTAACATCGACACAGAAGGTCAGCTAATTTCAGTCGAAAACACGGTGAGAAGGCTTCGAAACAGAAATCTTGATACATCATTCGCGGCAGCTTACTTTCCTGACGTGACGATTGAAAAGCCAGGGTCAACGCAGACTGTCGACGTTCCCCCATCAGTAGTTGTTCTTGGAGGATTCTCCTTGAATGACTCAGTTGCTCATCCTTGGTTCGCTCCTGCAGGTTTTGCCAGAGGTAGGTTGACAACAACAGTTCGTGGTAACGTCAATCTCAACACAGAAAACTTAGATATTCTGTACGATTCTGACATAAACCCATTGAGGCCACATCCTCAGCATGTTGAAGACGGAGTCGTTATGTGGGGACAGAAGACATTGCTTCAGGCATCTTCTGCTCTAGATAGAGTAAACGTTAGAAGATTGTTGATTGACATCAGACGCAAGGTGAAAGCAGTTGCTTTTAACTTCCTGTTCGAACCAAATAGAGAAGATACCCTCGCGTCCTTCTCAGCGCTTGTTACGCCTATACTTAGCAACGTCCAGGCTCAAAGAGGTGTGTCTCGATTCAAGGTCCAAATAGACACCTCTACGACTACCCAGGCGGATGTCGAGAACAACACAATTAGAGGAAAGATATTCTTGCAGCCAATCAGATCGCTTGAGTTCGTTGAGCTCACTTTCGTTGTTGCAAATCAGGGAGCTGAAATTTAATTCAGCTGCATACTTATTAAATGCCCAGAACGATTTTTAAGGAGTAAAAACAAATGGCAGATACATTAAACGTCTCGGAGATGTTACCCAACAAGTTCGAGCCCAAGAGAAAGTTTCGTTGGGTTTTCGCTATCGAGGGTATTGACAGCTTTCTGTTAAAGACGGCAGCGAGACCTGCCGTAACCACTGCAGAAATTGAAGTTCCGTTCATCAACGCGACACGATACATTGCAGGCAAAACAAAGTTTGAGCAAATCAACTTGACGCTTCACGATCCGATCGCACCATCTGGAGCGCAGCAGGTCATGGAGTGGGTAAGAACTCACTATGAGTCAGTTTCAGGCCGGTCTGGATACGCTGATTTCTATAAGAGAGATTGTCAGCTTAAGATGTTGGACCCAGTAGGTACTGTTGTTGAGCTTTGGGACATGAAGGGGTGCTTCATAACAAGCGCTAACTTCAACGATCTTGACTACGCAGCAGACGATGCAGTTGAGATTTCACTCACCCTCCGATACGACAACTGCATCCTCCAGTACTAATATCTTACAACGTTCTGGAAAAGATAAAGGGCGCCTTGTGCGCCCTTTTCTGTGTCAAAAAATAGTTTACTCTTAACAAAAGCGGTATTTATTTAAATGTACTTGACTGTATTCACACATAGGAGGACTCGAGTTTAATGAGCGACGAAAGACAGACAAAGAACGAAGTATTTACGGCGTCGGACGCCCAAAGGCAGGGAATACAAACTAGAAACGTGGCGGCAGAAGACTTCGGTCTAGAGATTCCTGTTGAAACTGTTCCCCTCCCGTCTGGAGGCAAGACTTATCCTGAAGGCACAAACTTGCATAATGCAACAACCGTTCAGATAAAGGCAATGACAGCTCGCGAAGAAGATATTCTCACTTCAAGAGCACTGATCAAGAAGGGCACAGTTATTGAAACTCTCGTCAAGTCATGCATGATAGATAAGTCATTTGATGTTGGTGACATGTTGTCCGGCGATAGAAATGGAATTATGACAGCTATTAGGATCACTGGTTATGGTGCAGAATACACTGTCGATGTTGAGTGTCCAGAATGTGGAGAAAAAAGCAAGCAAGATTTTAACCTTGCCGACTTGCCTATCAACACACTAAACATTGATCCCTTGATAAGCGGTGAAAACATCTTTGAGTTTCAGCTCCCAATCACCAAGAAAAAAGTTCACTTTAAGTTCTTGACAGGAAAAGACGAACAAGAAATCACTACCATCGCAGAGAGAAAGAAAAAGAAGGGAATCCTAAACGAGAACTCAGTGACTACTCGGCTTAGACATTCTATCATGTCTATAGACGGTGTTACAGACAAGAATAAGATCGGGCTTTTTGTAGGGAATATGCCTGCCAGAGATTCTCTCGCTCTTAGAAAGTTTATCGACAAGAACGAGCCGGGAATTGACATGAAGTCTTGGATGGAATGCCCACACTGCTCAGAACACTCGGAGGTGCGCCTTCCCATGGGCGCCTCGTTTTTTTGGCCTGACACCGAGTGATAAAGAAATCTACTTAGAGCCTATTTTTATACTCATGTATTATTTGGGCTTTACGTACGACAATGCTTATAACCTTCCTGTCTGGAAGCGGGCTTGGTTCCTAGAGCGATTGATGAAAGAAATTACCAGGAACCAAGTGACCAAAGAAACCGTCAATGATCCGATGCATGCATCGATGGTCGGAAAACAAAGAACAGATCGAGCACCTGCCAGGCTGAGACGCTTCACTTAGGTAATACTTATATTAGTATGTTAATGTGGAGTACAAAATGTCGTTACGGGGCACGCTCAGAAAATACACAGCTGAGTTCCTTGAAGGCAAAAGAAGCCTTAACGAATGTTTTGTGCCTGAAGTTAGCTGGGCAATTCTTCGAAGAGTTTTGCTTACAGAAAAGATGTCTCGGGCAGCAACTTTTGAAAAAAGAAATCCGTGCAGAGCGGAAAAGAAAAGAGCAGAAGCTAGATTCTGGCTATCAACCGGAATTAAGTGGTCTGATATCGTGAAGGGTGTGTAAGTGGCAAACACTGAAGATCTAAAAGGCCAACTAGAGATTACTAACGCACTTAACGCTGCGCTAGAACGCCAGATCTCTCTTCAGAACAAGTTGGTTTCTGGGATGAGCCGCCAGCATTCGATGATGAAAGATATCTGTGCAGCCGGACAAAAATCTTGTGGACAGCTTGACAAGCAAAAGAAGGGCCAGAGAGATCTTACTAAAGAACTCGAGAACACAAAAGAAGCTCAAAAAGATTTAATGACTGCTATGGGACAAGGCGGTTCTGCTGCCCTTAAAGGGACGCAGGGGATAAAGAAAGCCTTCGGTGGCCTCAAGAACTTTTTGTTTTCCTGGAAAGGGATGGTTGTCGGTCTTTTCGGAGGATTAATCGCCGGCGTTGGAAAAATATTCTCAGGGCTTACAGGGATTGTCAAGGGAGTTTTCTCTGCCATAACCAGCATCGTCAAGGTCGGAATGGGTGTCATCAAGGGTCTGATCATGGCACCGTTTAAGCTCATAGGTTCGTTCAACAACATAGCAAATGAGCTGCGTAGAATTTCCGTCGTGATTAACGGAGCGCGCCAATCTGTCAACGGAATGATCGGAGATCATAAGTCGCTGGGCAGTGTGACCTCTGAAGCCTACAAGAAAGCGCGTCAAGCAGTGAGCACACTTCCGGGTGGAGTATTTGGGCCGAGAGAGCAAGGTGCTGCAGAAAGAATAAAGCTCGCCGGGGAACTTGTCAAAGCATTCGGACCGTATCAATCTTCTCTAGCCAAGCTCAGCAATGCAGGAGCTAAGTTTGCGATACAGATGAAGAAAAACCTAGGGTTTACTGACGAACAGTTTCAGCAGATCACAAAAACGTCTAAGGCGTTCGGATCAGACCTCAATCAAGACTTCAAGGAAATCACACTAGGAATTCAGTCTGTTTCGAAAGAAGCAGGTTTGAACATAAAGACAATGAGCCAAGATTTCATGATATTCCATGGAAAACTCAAGCCCTTGACTAACATGACCAATAAGCAGCTGCTCACGATGACCGCCACGTTTGGAAGACTGGGGATATCGGGTGACAAAGCAATGTCCATGTTTGATAAGTTTGAAACTCTAGAAGGGGGTGCTGAGGTTGTCACTCGAATGCAAAGGTCCCTCGGAATATCCTTAAGTCAGACAGACATGATCATGTCTCGAGGCGACCCACTCAAGCAAATGAAGTTGGTTCAGGAAGCTATGAAGCGATCTGGAAGAGCTTTCGAAGATCTTTCTTATGATGGCAAGAAGATGATCACCGAAATGTTTGGTGGTGATTCAAATGCTGCAATGTCAGCTTTTAGCCGTGCTGGAATGGAGACCACTGACTCTATTGAGAAAGCAGCCAAAGCCGCGCAAAAAGCGAAAGACGCTAGAGACGTTCCGAAGTTGCTTCAGAAGCTGAACAAGAGCATTGAGGGAGTTGCTGACAGTTTCGGTAAAATCATGAAGCCGTTCGAAGCTTTCATGAAGGGCATGACTTACGGTCTTGGGGGTACGAAAATCTCTAAGGGAATGATGGAAATCTCTAGGATCTTTGAAAAGATGGGCAAAGCTTTTGGTACAATGTTGGGCGACAGAAAGGTTTTTGACAAGCTCATCGACTCGTCTGTTGCCTTTGCTGAAAAGCTCAAAAACATTATGCCGCTTGTTGGGGATCTCATTGATGCCATGTTTTTTGACTCAAAAGAATCAGTATTTTCTGTTCTAAGTAAGCTGGGTGGTGAGATCTTAGGGAGCTATGGGGCTTTCTATAACGGTATAATCCCCATGTTGATTAAAGGCGTAGGGCTCGTTGTTCCCATGTTCATTAAAGCATTTGCTTTTGTGACCAACGCTTTTAACGAAATGCTCTTGTCTGTCATGGATCCGAATAGTCCTTCTTTGGGTAAAAGACTTAAAGAGATGAGCTCAGGAATATTTGACAGCATGGAATTGGACACTCCCGGAATGGCTTCAGCTGCTCAAGAAGCTGGAAAGAGAATCGGTGATTCTTTCGAAAACGAATTCGAGTCAAAGAAGATGAGAAAAATTTTCGACAAAAAGAAAGGGAAGTTTATTACAAAGTCCATGAGTCTAGGGGCAGCATTCGGAGAAAACATCTTGGAAGGCCTTAGGCGTGTAGGAAATGCTCTCGCTAAGTTTTTCGGTGAAGTTTTTAAGCGCGGCATGGCTTACCTCTGGCAGGAGTACAAGTTTTGGATCATAGGGTACTTGAGCTTGAGAGTCTTTGGTCCTTCCTTGGTAAAAGCATTTATGACAAGTGGCGCAGCGAGTGGTTTTCTTAGCATGATGAAGGCCGGAGGCCTTGCGCTGGTGGGCGCAGCAAAGTCAGGCTTAGCCGCTCTAGGAGCCACTGGGGCCGGCGCATCTGCTGGTGCCGCTTTCGGGGTCAGTGGTGGTGTAGCCGCTGGTGCAGCCTTAGGAGGATCTGTCCTGGCAGCAGGAGCTGGCGGCTACATGGCAGGGAAAGCATTAGACAATCATTTCAAGCTTTCCACCAGGATTGCAGACTACTTTTCGGGGCTAGGCTGGAGATCGAGAGAAGAGCTTAAAGCAGAAGAGAAGAAAAACGCAGATTATTTCAGCGCTCGCCGCGCCAGACTTGAAAAGATGAAGTTTGAGACCGACGCAGAAAAGCAGTTTGACGAAATTGTCAAGATGACATCATCGGTGACAACTCCGGAGCAGATCAAGCTCTTGCAAAAAAGAGTGGAACTCGACCAGCAGATGACAATCAGAGAGCGAGAACACATCCAGACACTCGTTGAAAAGAGAGCGGCCGAAATTGAAAGTCAAAGAATCACAGCAGAGGGAGCCAACAAGGCAGAAGCTGCCATAGGAGGAAAATCAGGAGCGAAAGCGCTTTTGAAGGCTGCAGGAATAACATCCGGCATAGGAACCCGAAGAACCGATTCGGGCGGATTTCAGCTCGCATCTGTTGACGAAAATGAAAGTAGTCAACTTGCCATCCTCGAATCTGCCGCGTCCCAGATAGCATTATCCCTTCAGACGCAGCAGCAAGCGTCTGAAGCGATGCAGAAGAGCAACGCCGACTTCCAATCCGGAAAAAAGACCCTGGACGAGCACAGAGCATTCGCCGCTAGTTACGCTACAACGTACGATACCGCTAATGATCTCATAAAAAGTGCAGCTGAAACGGCCGGAATAACCTCCAAAGAGCAACAGGCAGCTTTCGTGAACATGGTAAAAGTTTCTCAGGACGCACTTGAGAAAAGAGGTGACTACAACGTGTTCAAGAAAGATCCAAAGACAGGGAAGGTCATTGGGAGGCAGACAGTGGATCCGATGGCAGCCGCCGCCGCCTCAAATGTGCTCATGAACCTCCGTAATGCCTCAGAACGAGTTGACCCTACTACAATGGCAGCCATCAACGCTGCACTTAAGCTTTCTGCAGCTCCATCAAGCAGAGAAGCTCTTAGTGCTGTTGCTGAACTAAGGCTCTCTGAGGCAAAGCTTAAAGAATTGCAGCTTGAAAAATTCATACCTCAGATTAAAAAAGTCGAATCAACGCTGAAGCAGACACAGGTAGTGAGAGGCCAGACATCAGACAATGTCCAGGCAGCCGCCGCGACTGCATCAAAAGGTGGCAAATCTGGACCAGGAGGTATCAAAGTTCCCGAAGGTCCTGCTTCTCTAGATCCAAAAAAGCTGAAAGTCCAAGGTCAGAAAGCAGGCAAAAAAGCCTCAATAAGAGTACAAAAACTAAAAGCTGCAGAAAGGCTGAGCAGGCTTCCTACAACAGTTTTGCGACTTCTAGCTAGCAAGTCAAAGACCAAGATGATGCTCGACGGGGGGCTACAGATGACAACAGTGCTTCAGAACATGATGCCCGCAGCCGATGGAGTTACTAAGTCTCTTAACACTGCTGCGATTCCTGCTCTACAAAACACAGCTACAGCAGCCCGCACTGCAACGGCTGCTCTAGGAACTACAGTTATCATGCTCGACCACGTTCGTGACAGAATGAATCAGATTCAGATAATCTACGCTAAGATCGCTACTGCAGTCGCCAAGGTGAGGCGAGACGGCAGCTATATGCTTAAAGGAAAGCACAAGGTCGCTATCGGAGCAGAAGGAACTAATAAGTTTACACTAAACGTGAATGTCACGATGGATTCCAAGGAACTCGCGATAGCAGCGAGAAAGACGTCCATCGTTGCTGATTTACCAGTAGGGACACCATGATGAGCAAAGAAGAAAAAAGAGCAGGGTTCGGGGTATTTAAAGGATTGACACCGGAAGAAATGAAAGCTTCTGACAACATAGTCTTGGACACTCTAAAGGCCGCTGCTAAAGAAGACTCTATTGGTGGAAAATTGATTGCACATGGATTGCAAATGACAGGATCTGAAGGCGAAGCGTTTAAGGTGGCTGTTGAGGCATATTCGTCTGCGTGCAATCCAATCTTTGAAAAAGTGTTGGAGCACATGTCCGACGAAAATTTTAGAAGTCAGGTTCAAGCTCGATTGATGCAGATTCATGGAATAAAAAAGAAAGGGTCTTAAATGTCGTCAGGAGGAAACAGAAGGCTAAACGCTCAGGATGAGAACGTGTACGTTCCCGGAGACGTTTATGTACCGAATCATGAAGAGACACAAGACCTGTCGGAGAGTAACAAACTCACCCTAAGAAATTACATGAGAGCAGTCACTGATGGGAATGGACCCCAGTCGACTCCGGAGAGGCCTGTCGCAGGAAATACCCAACCTGTGCCAGGTGAAGGAGAGAACACTGCAGGAGTCACCGGTGCAGGAACACCCAATGAGAGCATAGACAATCAGCGTACGTCTCACGCTCTCGCGAACGAGGCAAAGATAAGTGAAAGAATCTCTTCAGAGAACGGCAGAGACAAATGGGTCGTTGGCAAAGACCACGTCCCAAGAACTCCATTCGAAAATCTGCTCTCTAATCTTAAGGCCGCGTATCCGCTTGGAAAATATGTTTCTGCTAAAGGTTTGGAAGTTACCCGACCCGGGACAGTGGCTTCAAGTTTGACAATAGGAGGTGCTCATGAAAGAGCCGCCTCTATCGGAGGACCTAATCCTCACCAGACCCCTAGAACTGCTGCAACAGACGAGCCCGGTGAGACTTATACAGAGCTAAGCAACGCCGTGTCACACGCTCTGTCATTTAACAGGTTTAGTCCGACAAAAGGATCACCTTTAGTTGTCGATGGGGCAAAAACAAAACTAGGATGGACTTTGCAATTTGGCAACCTTGGATCTTACAATCCAGATGCAGAAGAAATACCGGGTTCATCGCTTGCGGGTGTAGGTAGATCATTGCTAAGCGGCCAGACAGGTCATGGAGTCGGTCCTGATTTATCTGCCGAAACGGCGATAAGTCCAACTCAAAATCAGCTAGGTTTAGGGACTTCGATAAGCCTGAGTGACCTACACAACGTCCAGAGACTTATCGGTGCAGCCAGAAGAGATGTGTACACTCTTTTGGACCCTAACATCAATGATGATATAGGCGACGATCGAGCAACGAGAACCACTCTAGGGACTTCAATGTCAATCGCTGGCGATCAAACTTACGGGGTTCTTAATTCTCACAGAGAGCCATTTGAAGGAAGCTTTAGTTTGGTGCTAATAGTAATACTTCAGTTTGTTGGTGTTGCTGTTGCTGGAACCTTGATCGATCTTATTATGTTTGACTTTTTAAATCCTGACGTTAGGACTTTCGATCATAGGAATAGAAAAGGAAGTGAGCTTATTCCTGGAAAGTCTAAACCTAAAAAGTCTGGATTCTCTCCTGACACTGGCGCTCTTGAGTTTTTTCAAACTTTATTCGGCGTGCCTCAAAATCTTCAGCATGACTTCAGTAATTCTTTCTACGAAGGACTCAAAGGTTTTTACGGTGCAGATCCAGACGGTATAGGAAGTGATCCTATCGGATTTTTTAAGAGTGCCTTTGATTCTTCGGGATACTATGCAACTATCGTAAGACTTGTATCAAATGACATGTTTGACTATCCTGAAATTTTTGATCTATACAACAAGCAAGATCCACTCAGTGCTACGGTCAAGATGTTTGGTGTGATGAGAAACTCTCACACTTTAAGGTTCATAATGACCCTTGTAGCAACAGGAGATCAGATACTCCAGATTCAAGATGGAACCAGAATAAACAACGCAAAAGAATCTTTTTCGAGATTACCCCAGGCTGTTTCAATGGGGGCAGGAGGATCTGGGATGATGATGCTTGGCTCTGTTGCTCTAAAAAATCTATCCAGCAGGTTTGGGAAACAAAAGCACAACGTCTACGGCAATATTATAGCACCTTCTACAACTCAAATGGACGCCACCAAACCTCTGGGAGGAAAACAGTTTTACAAGAACTATCTGGGGCCGGCAAATGGCGGGATATACCGGCATAAAGCAGATTCCTTCATACCTGATGATGTGAGAACCAAATTTGAAGATATCTTAGACGCAACGTATTGTCCGTTTTATTTTCACGATCTTAGGACGAACGAGATCGTTTCTTTTCATGCTTTCTTGACAAACCTAAACGACTCTTATCAAGCAAACTATGACGAAGTCTCTGGGTATGGAAGAGTTGAAACTGGAAAGATTTATAAGAACACTCAAAGAACTCTTTCGATTACTTTCAAGGTGTGTGCAGTGTCACCGCAAGACATGGACACGATGTATCTTAAACTTAATCGACTTCTTGCAATGGTGTACCCACAATACACAGCAGGTAGAGGAGTGGACATTGACGGAAAGCTTGCCCGAGCTCCGTTTTCTCAAATTCCTGCCTCTACTCCACTCCTAAGAGTAAAGGTGGGCGATGTTATAGGGTCCAACGCGTCTCAGCTTGCTGTCGCTAGGCTTTACGGGTCTCTTGAAGGAGAAAAGTCACTTGGTGATGCTGACGCCGCGAGCGATATATCTGTAAATTCAGGTCGGTTAAGTTTAGGAGGCCAAAGCGGCAAAGATGAGTCTGAGAAAGTCGCAGCCTCCGATGCAGTGCTAATAAGGGGTCACGAAAGGATTTTTATAAGCGACGGCACCACAGCACACAGTACACCTTTCACGATGCAAGAAGGCGTTAATCACGCAATAAATTTAAAAGAAGGAGGAGATCCCCCTGTGTTCCCTCTCCAAGCCAAGATGGAGTCAGGCACGACAACTCATGAGGGTCTTCATGTTCTTAAGCTTAAAACGATTCTTGATGCCAACGGGACAGATGTGACTGAACTTTTTAATACGCATTTTTACGAAATATTGTCAGGACGCAAAAAGAAAGAATCAGGTCTGGACGGAAAAAGAATATCAGGTGATAGAGATTTCGATCCTGGAGGTTCTGAGCGAAGCAGGGCAGCAGGATCTCTCAAGCTTAAGTTTGGCATTATTGATGAAGACACAGATGCGAGTCTATGTGTTCCTGTTACAGACATCTTAAGCGGCCCGGGCGGATCATTTTCTTATTACGACTCTTCAAACACCAAAAAGGCTCATCCGTTTATCGCCGCTCGCAGCACAGATGATGGATTACATTTTACTGGTGACAAAGTAGGATCTGTTGTAAAAGCTTTTCAAGATTCTGGGGGGCAAGGAGTGCCAGGTGTAATTACCTCTATTGACTTTGGCAACATGGTTGAGAACACTTGGGGCATTGATGATGGCTATAGGGCGCCGATCACTTTAGACGTCACAATTTCGTATGCAGTTGTTCACGATATACCGCCAGGTCTGGACTCGCACGGACTTATGAACAGTGCAATTTACGGTGTGGGCGCAGCTAGATCTTACAACAAAGGGAAGTTGTAGTGGGAAGATATACAGAAGATCCGCTAGTAGGAGGAATAAGATTTGGGACCTCTGAGGCGATAGACAAAATTAGAAGTGCAGCAGCATCCGGACAAATAAGCACTGCAGTCTTGACTCTAACAGAAGGCCATCGGTTGGATACAGTTGCAGGTCTTTTGCTGGGTGATGGAAGATTGTGGTGGGTCATCGCAGCTCTTTCTGGCATAGGATGGGGTCTTCAAGTTCCTCCCGGAACTAGAATAGTGTATCCAACTGATGCTAGGCAGCTTGAGATCTTGTCGTGAGCAAAGAATATCTAGACAGAAGAAAGCGTCGATGGGCCTATAGGCATCTGATCGGAGAGCTAGGACTCGCACCGCCGGCGACAGACAGATCAGCAGGAGATTGGAATCCTGGGCAAGTTGCAGAAAAAAGTATCAAAACTTTAAAAGATCTTGGAGTTCCTGGAGGTGTAGGAGATCAAAACTGGATAATAGCTCCAGCAACAATCAAGCCCGACTCTGCAATAGCATCTACAGCAGTAGAGGTGCTTGTCAACTTTTTAGAAACAAACCAGACAGTCTCGAGCCTCTTTAAAGATCTTGAGACTTATTATAAAAGCACTGATGGGGAAGCCATTTCCGATCTTGTAGTTCGAGTCGGAAGGTCTCTAGGGAATCCTACAGTAGAGTCCAACCAAAAGTCTTTTATTGAAATTCTAGGCATAGAAAAGGCAGCGGATGTAGGCAAAAATCTGTTTTTAAAACAGGCATCAAAGTTTACAAGAAATGTAGGCTCTAGGTCCAAAGCCGCAATATTGCAAAATATGCTGGAGTCTGAAAATCTCAAGGTTTGCAATCCTGACTACAAATACACGCCGGATTCTCCTGTAAACTGTGCCGTTCACACGCTTTTCATAAACGGCACAACAAGTACAGAAATTCTAGGAGGAACTGACACAACTCTTTTCATGAACTATATACCTAACTCTATTTTGTCTAGAGCAGTTCCGTTCTTAGAGATAAGCATGACAATGGGAAATAAAGGTAGAAAAAGACTATTTCAGTCCATGGGGCCTAGCTTGATTCTAGGAGACCCGCTCGGGTCTAAAAAGAACCCAGCCTTTGACGCAAGGTTTGCTACGAGAATATCTGACAAGTTTCCTTCTCCGCAACCAATGATCACAAATGACACGTTTAATCTTCCACAAACGCTAGGTTCGTCTAGAAAGCAAACTGCAGCTTTTCACAACTATCCAGATCCTGTTCCTCGAGATCAGTTTGCTCCTTTCGTCACGATACAGGACTTTAGTCTTAACTTTGACGGATCAAACTTAAGTGACTTGATGGAATCAGCCGGGCTGGTAAAAGGAAACTTAAAGCTTTTCTTTCCTGACAAAACAAAGATGACAAACGTTGATCAACTTATCTTATCATCAAACAACGAGCTTAAGCTTGAGCTTCACTTTGGCTGGTCTATATCACCGAATGAAATAGGTGACGCCAGATCAGCTATAATATCATACATGAATAGCCAAAGAATAAAGATTATGACTTCCACTACGATGGGAAGTATTAGATTTACTCAGTCCGGAGGGGCTGAAGTTGATTTGCTTCTATACGGAACCGGTGATGAAAAAGATCCAACTGTCAATATGAGCAATGCTGATATTTCTTCTCATATTGAAATATTTGGCAGAACTCAAACAAGATATCTAAGGTTTGCTGAAAATTATCTAGGCCGAACTTCATCTCAGAATCAAGATATTCTAGACTTAGCGCTTCCTGACGACACGTCCAGAGTCATTAGAAAGGTACAACCTGCTAGGAAAAAGTCTCTTAATAGAAAGAGCAGAGCGTCAATCTCTCAAGGAAACAAAAATAGAGCAGTTAGGCATTATTCTTTAGCCGGTCTTAAAAAAATCAAGGGAAGCCTAAATAAGTTTAAAGACGCTGACCTCATTGCAGAAAAAATTTCCACCCTAGCAGATGCAGATGACTCTGAGAAGCAAGAGTCTTACTTGTCATTTGACGCAACATCTGGCGTTTTCTATGATTACCTTACAGCTATCATAGAGGCAGCTGAGCACAAACACTACAATATCAACAGAAGAAACAAAAAGGACCGAACAAAGCATGCTCTTCTTAAAAAGGCTGTAACTGTAAAGACAATGAAGGTAACTGCACCAAAAGCAAAAGCACTGCAGGAAAATTATCAGGCAGTCCGAAATGCAGCGGAGTCTTTATACAACTCAATCGACAAGAAATTTAAGAACAATAAAAAACACAAGAGTGCACCTGAGTTTATTAAACTTGTAAAAGCTAAAAAAGTATTGACGGCTACTTTGCGAACAGGGTGTGATATCTTGCTGACAGCAAACTTAAACGCCAGACCTATCATGAATTTTATTCAAAGCAAAGGCTTAAACACCCCTTTCCCACCTACCCAAGATGTAATAAACAAAAATCGGGAAACACTAGTCAATGTAAAGGCGTCGGCGGTACCTTTTGCTAATTTTACTGTGACTAAAGGCCCACTTCCCAAGTCTGTTTTGAGGCCTAGGACTGATGCCCAGCTTAAGCAAAGAAATGCTTTGCAAAAAAAGATGAAGGAAATCTCATCTCTTGACGAGTCATCGCTGACTAACACAAGATTTGTCTTTATGCATTTTCCAAGAAGGTTCATGTTGTCTAACGGTATAGTAGTAGACAGAAACCCTAAAAGTCCTAAGCACTTGATGTCTACAGGAAGGCCAATTCCAGGGGATCTACAAACTTCTATCAAAAGCAATAATCATATAGCATCGTTTTGGATGCAAGAAGGAACGAAGAAAAGATCTCCACCCGCCTATAGATATTTGACACTAAGCTATGTAGTTCACACAACTCTAGTTCAATCTCTGTATGCTTCGGGAGATTACGAGGAAATTCAGGTGATTTACTTTAAATACAACTCAAAGTGTGCCCGGTTTTCTAATCAAAACATTGGAGATACTCCTATACATATAGACACCATAAAGAGTAAGTGGCAGGGGAGCGAGGGAGATCCATATGCGTTCATAGGACAGCTGTTAGGTGAAATCAATAACTCAAATTCCAGTGGTGTTCCTCACGGATTTAGAAGAAAACCTGGCACGAGCAGAAAGAAAGGAGAGCTCTACGAAGATCAGGTTGTTCCAAAAGTGGAAAGAATTAACAGAATGCTATCAGCAAAACACCCTCAAAAAGGAAAAGAAAACGTTTTGGTGAAAATTCTTAGGATAGCTTTTGTTGATAGGACATCCACGTCAGACTCGGGTGCTGGAGAAAGAATTATGAACTCTATGCGAGACGATGGAAGAACTCCTGCTGTATCTCCTCCCAAGGGAGGCCTTAACGCCAAAAACACAGAGGTGATTAGAGAAAAGATGCTAGTTAAAGCACTACAAGCGTCAAAAGCTCTGAGCCCACCTATTGCAGGACAAAATGGTGCAAGAACGATCAAGATAGGCCCTAAAACATACCCAATCATAAAAGCTGCTGTCAAATCTGTGCATCCACACATCAACTATGGAGTTACAGGAGGCGCAATAAAAGGTGCATCAGTCTCAGGTGAGCTTACTGGTATTGAGAAAATGGCTGCGTTTGTGAAAGCAAGAAGGCAGTTCGAAGAAAGAACTGCCAACCCAAAGCATACTGAAAGTACAGCAGGTGCTCCAGGAGTTCCGCTTACTACCGTGACGGGAGCAAACACTTCTATAACACTGGACTTGATAGGGTGCCCTTCACTTCAGATAGGGGCAATGTATTTTATTGATTTCTATACTAATACAGACATAGACAATTTCTATATTGTCAACAAGATTGAACATAAGATTACCGGCAATTCATTTACGACTTCTGCTACACTGACGTTGTGGGACAGCAGCAACAAGCACACAGTGCCTGGAGATATTGATGGAATCAATAGGCTCCTGGAGACAGAAGATAAACAATAGAAAGTCACAAGTCTTGAACATTTATATTGACGCGTCTACATTTTATACCTATGAAGATCTGCATACCTGGTTCTACTTTAGGAAGAAAAGAGAGTATACTGGTTCAGCATGACGATGTCCGCATTGTTGATCAGATTCCAAAAGATGCTTGGGTTATAGGCAACCATCCTGGCTTCTTGTCACCCAGCGAAATTTTAGACATATTCAATATAGAGAATATAATCACCTGCCTGTATACAGACTCTGAAGCAAAATCTTTTGAGATTCTAGGCAAAGACCCGAAAAAAGTGCCTTGGTATCATGTTCTCGGATCAAGTGAAATAAAGTCCAGGATTGGAAAGATTTCTAGTGCACTAAACAAAGCTTTTGAGAGACCAGACCTCAAATCTTATAAAGATATATATGTCGGGACGAAAAGTCTCTTAGACAGTCTTTCTCCAGCTCTTATCAACATCGAAGAACTTAAGTCTTCTTTGAAAAAAGAAAAAAATCCGAGCATAAAGACTACACTTAGGTCGTTTATTCCCACTTCGAGAGAAGAATCGCTTCCTCCACTATATAGCCAAACCTCAACGTCTACAGGGCGCCTAACAGTAAAGTCCGGACCTTCTATCTTGACCCTCCCGTCAAAGCACAGGAAAATATTAAGATCTCGGTACGAAAACGGATCAATAGTGTGCGTGGATTTTAAGTCTCTGGAGCCTAGAGTTGCACTTTCTGTAATAGGCAAAGAGGCACCTGAAGATATATACACGTTCATATCGTCTAACATACTAGAAAAAAAGTCTGAAAGATCTGTAGCAAAAATTGCTACCATTGCTGCACTTTACGGAATATCTTTTAGAAAATTCCAGGAAATGTCTGGATGCAAAGACAGGTACGTGCTGGAAAAAGTAAAAGAGTACTTTGAGGTCAAGCGACTTTCTAAGCAACTTGAAGGTAACAATTTTTTAAATTACTTTGGAAGAATGCTTGATAGTCAAACACTCCCTCATGTGAGAGTGAGCCATTTTGTCCAGTCTACATCTTGTGACGTTGTTAATATTGCTTTTTGGAATCTCATCAAAGATATGAAGAGTAGATCATTAAAGATCGATCCGATCTACGTTTTGCACGACGCTCTAATATTAGATTCTAGCAGGGAAGACCTTTCCGAACTAAAAGGCATGTGCTACAATGGTCTAGAAACACTGCTAGGAAAATTTCCTGTAGAGGTCAGCAAGTTCTAAAATATTTACTTATGAATGGAGATCCACTTATGAACATCGATGAGATTATCTATAGAGCGATTAGTGATATCAATGAAGAGACTAAAAAGTCTGAAAAGCCTAAGGCGATAAGGGCAAAAGTAGGCAGAGGAAACATCAAAAAATACATAAGAGAAGGAAAAGCAAGAGCTGAAAACGACCCAGAAAACCTCCTGAAAGACTTAGGCGTAAACACATCGTCCCTTCGGGACGACACAAAGTCAGGGTCAGGATTTCGTGATAAGATCGCTTACATTGTTGGCAGATCAATTCAAATAAACGAAGCCATGGCTGTTGCCTTTACAGGAATGAGATATGAAGATGGTTCAGATACAATTGTTGTCCGAACTGATTCAAATCTGGTAAACTCTAGAGATGGAGCCCTTTATATGAACAACGTTCTAAAGGCTGCTCAGAATTCTGAATCGATTTCCGTAGAAGAGGACATCGACATAATGCCTGCAGGCACTGATTCTGTTGACATTAAATTTATACCTTTGGACTAGTCTCATATAATTTATTTATGAATAAAACAGAAAACTTAGAAGAAATTTGGAGCAAGTACTCTTCTCTGTTCGTCAAGGCATTTGGAGACTCTGAAGGAGTTTCTGACTTTCTAGACGTGCTAGGAGAAAGAATTGTAATGTGCCCTGGAGCTCACAAAGCAGACATGAAGTATTGTGAACCAGGTGGTCTCATGAAGATGTCTATAGACACAGCGATCACTATGAAAAAAATAGCAGAGTCGCTTTCTCTAAATGTTGAGTCGGCATCGATACTGAGGGTAGCTCTTTCTCATGAACTGGGAAAAATCGGATCTTTAGAAGAACCTTACTTTCTGGATCAAGACTCCGATTGGCACAGAGAAAAACTAGGTGCACATTACAAATTTAATGAAAAGCTGGAAAGAACTCCAGTTTCTCACATGTCTTGCTTTCTTTTAAACACGTTCGGCCTGAAGCTTAACTGGGAAGAAACCAGAGCTTTAATGACATCAGGTGGACCAGGACGAGAAGAAAACAAGCCCTATGGATACACAAACTCACCTTTGCAATCACTAGTCCAGGCTGCTAAATTATTTACTGTCAACATGTCATCATAGATCTCAACACATATACTTAGAGATATGCAAGCTAAGACACTAAGAGAAATCATTCGACTTTACATCCTAGAAGTCAGCAAGAAGAAAAAAGATTTAATCACAGAGCCTCAGACGCACGAAGAACAAGAAGACGAACAAAAGAATGAGTTTTCCGCCGGCGGAGTCGCTGGTGCACCTTCTGTTCGTAGAAAAAAACCTAAATACAAATAAAACAAACATTTTGAACATTTAACTTAGTTGCTGTATTGTACAGATACACAACATTCAATTTAGACAATTGAAATTTTAAAGGAGAAAACATGGCTATCGATTTCGATGCAATTCGCAAGAAACTGTCCCAGCTTTCGGGAACAAACAACAAAAAGTCAATGACGTGGCGACCAACAGAAGGTGAAGACGCCACGATTCGACTCCTGTCATTTCAGGACAATGACGGCCAACCTTTTCAGGAGCGCTGGTTTTACTACAACATCGGCAACAACCCCGGCCTTTTGGCACCGTATCAGTTTAACAAGCCTGACCCGATCCAAGAGTTGATTACAAAGCTTAGAGACGATGGTGCTAAGGAATCATACGAGCTCGCAAAAAAGCTATACCCAAAGATGCGGTGTTATGCACCTGTAGTCGTCCGAGGGGAAGAAGAAAAGGGTGTGAGGATCTGGTCGTTTGGTAAGACAGTGTATCAGTCACTCTTGAACATTATGCTTGATGAAGATTATGGTGATATCACAGACCCAACTGAAGGTAGAGATGTCAAGGTGATTTGCACAAAAGCACCCGGCAGGATGTGGGCAACAACTGAAGTTCGACCTCGCGGAAAAGCGTCTCCCTTGTCGACAGACAAGAATCAGACGCAAACTTGGACAAACAACATCCCAGACCTTTCCACTATGTTTGAGCTTAAGTCATATGACGAGCTGGAAAAGATTGTAAATGACTGGATTAACGGTGAGTCGGATGAAGACGACCTGGGAACAACTGGAAATGCAGGCCCAAGTCAAACAAAGACACAGACGACGTCTACAGGAGGCAGCGGGGACTCTAAGTCTTATAAGTCCCTTGATGAAGCATTTGCAGATCTAGACAGTTTCTAAGGAGTAGGATCTAAATGGGTTCCAAGAAGTCACAGACACAAGACTTTGCTTCTGACTTAATAAAGTCTCTCAATAAAGAACATGGTAGTAAAGTTGCTTACAATCTAGCGTATGATGAGTCGCCGACACACGTCAAAAGGTGGGTTTCAACAGGCTCGCGTCAGCTAGATTATATTGTTTCAAATAGGTCAGAAGGCGGTTTACCAGAAGGGCGGATTGTAGAGATTTTTGGTCCGCCCTCTATCGGAAAATCACACATTGCAATTCAGATTGCTAGATCCACCCAATCTATGGGTGGTATCGTGGTATACATAGATACAGAAAATGCTACTAGTGTAGAAAATCTGTCTTTGTTGGGTGTGGATATCAGCAAGAGGTTTGTGTACATCGATACACACTGTACCGAAGAAGTTTTGGGAATTGCTGAGTCTACCATCCTAAAGGCACGATCTATGGAGAAAGACGTTCCGATAACAATTATTTGGGACAGTGTTGCAGCGTCTTCCCCCAAGGCGGAGCTTACTGGAGATTATGATCAAAACTCTATAGGGCTTCAAGCACGTGCTATATCTAAGGGTATGAGAAAGATTACGGGCGTGATTGGGCAAACCAACGCACTCTTCATATGCCTAAACCAGATTCGAACGAACATTGGTGTCATGTACGGAGATCCAACGACAACACCGGGTGGAAAAGCTATTCCTTTCCACTCTTCTGTGAGGATTAAGCTCGGAGCAGGTCAGCAGATTACCAACAAGGACAAGGAAGTCATTGGCATAAATGTTTCAGCAAAAACTATTAAGAACAAAGTATCAGCACCGTTCAGGACTTGCAATTTCGAGATTCATTTTGGAAAAGGTATTGCTGAACATGAACAGCTTTTTGATGTTTTAAGAAAGCATGGCAAGGTTGAGACAGCAACTCATGCAATTGAAGTAGGCGGCACGGGGTCATGGAAGACCTTTATGGTGTCTGATAGAAAGACCGGTGAAATCTTAATTGAAAAGAAGTTCTACAAGGCTGATTTCAATGACCTCCTAGCAGACGAAAAGTTTAAGCCCTATTTGGATCAGCTTATAGAAGGTGTCTTTATAAGAGGTATTGAAAATCCAGTTGAGATGGAGATTGACACTGAGTCTTATGAAGAAGTAAGATCCATAGCTTTAGAAATTGAAGATGATCTAATTTCATGAACGATAAGCCAGTAATTCTGATAGATGGCTTAAATATATTTACACGGCACTACGTTGCTAACCCCACAATGTCATTCGATGGAAGTCATGTCGGAGGCCTTGTGGGGTTTCTTAAGAACATACGACTTCTATGTGAAAAATTCAATCCTCGGGCTGTATGTGTTGCATGGGAAGGCGGTGGGTCTCAAAGAAGAAGAGCCGTTAGAAAGTCATATAAAGGCAAAAGAAGACCTGTAAAGCTAAATCGGTTTTACGAAGATCTACCTAACACTTATCAAAATAGAGATAGACAACTTGTTGACCTCATAAGCTTTCTTAAAAAGTTGCCAATCATACAAGTTTACGTCCCTGACTGTGAAGGGGATGATATTGTTGCACACTTAGCAGAAAACACCTTTAGAAGCGACCGATGCCTAATAATATCTTCTGACAAAGACCTGTATCAGTGTATTAACGAGCGGGTAAGCCAATGGTCTCCAGGAAGAAAGAAAATTATGACACCCGACAGCGTTCTGGAAGAGTTTGGAGTATGTGCTTCTAACTTTGCACTAACCAGATCTTTTGTAGGAGATCCATCAGATGGCATCAAAGGCGTAAAGGGCGCTGGTTTCAAAACAATGGCTAAAAGATTTACAGTTCTTTCTGATCATGAAGACGTCCTTGCAGAGGATATTTTTGAAATTGCCAAAAATAATAGTGTAAAAAAGTCTCCTGAAATCTATACTCGTATAGTACAAAACAAAGATCTGGTGATAGAGAACATGAGGCTGATGATGTTGGGTGGAAAAAACATATCGGGTGAACAACGCTTAAAGATAAACTCAATTGTCGAGAACTATGAGTTTACCCCCAACAAGTTAGAACTGTTCAGAATGTTCATGAAGAGAGAAATAAAGAACTTCGATATCGACGCTCTTTGGCTATCAGTAAAACATCTCAATATTGCTACTTAAGAAAGATAAATTTGATGATTGAAAATGACAATGGCTATTCCCATTTTGCTCAATACGGAAAACAGTTTCAGGAAACCATATTTCAAGGTCTGATTTCTGACTTACATTGGGCTCAGCAGATGGTCGAAGTAATGACACCTCACCACTTCGATCTAAAGTACCTAGAGTTCTTGACATCAAAATATTTTTCATATTTTGAAAAGTACAAGTGTTTTCCTACGATGACTCTATTAATACAGATAGTCAAGGATGAATTAACAGAGTCAGGTGACACAGTCCTTAGGGACCAAGTAGTTGAGTTTTTGCATCGTCTCAAGGCATCTCCCAACATATCTGACGTCAAATATGTCAAGGATAAGTCTCTAGACTTTTGCAAGCGACAGGCATTCAAAGAAGCACTTGAAAAGTCTGTCGAACTTATCTCTACAGATAAGTTCGAATCTGTTGTAGACCTAATGAAAGAAGCAGTTGCAATTGGAATGCCACACTCAGTGGGGCACGACTTTTTCAATGATGCTGAAGCGAGGTTTGTAAAGATCAACAGGAATGTTTGCCCAACTGGTCTAAAAAGAATTGATCAAAAAGATATACTTCAGGGAGGATTGGGACGAGGAGAGCTCGGAGTCGTCACAGCCAATACAGGCGTCGGTAAAAGTCATTTTCTTGTCGCGCTAGGCGCAAATGCTTTGAAGGCAGGCAAAAACGTTCTTCACTATACGTTTGAGCTGACTGAGCACGCAGTTGGACTACGATATGATTCTAATTTGTGTGAAATAGACAGTAATCAAGTTCAAGACAATAAAGATTTTGTTCTTAAGAAATACGAAGACATGGACTTAGGAAGGCTCATAATTAAAGAATACCCGACAGGATCAGCATCTGTCGTGACCATTAGGAACCACATTGAAAAATTGGCTCTTAAGAACTTTAAGCCCAGCATAATCATGATAGACTATGCTGACGTAATGAGATCAACTAGGTCTTATGATTCGCTTAGGCATGAGCTTAAGTTAATTTACGAGGAACTAAGAAACTTGGCAATGGAGTTGAACATTCCAATCTGGACAGCGTCACAAGCGAACAGAGACTCAGCAAAGTCAGACATCGTCGGACTTGAAAATATGTCTGAGGCATACGGCAAAGCAATGGTCGCAGACGTTGTTTTGTCTCTGTCCAGAAAGCCGATGGAAAAATCAACAAATGAAGGTCGGCTTTTTATAGCAAAAAATCGAGCCGGACGAGACGGGCTTGTATTTCCTATTCACATTGACACGGCACAGTCTAGGATTGACGTGTTAGATCAGGAACACTTGACTCTATCTGAGGCGACGAAGCAAGACAATGCTTCTATGAAGAACTTATTAAAAGAAAAATGGAAAGAGGTTAGCGGACAATGACAGGAAAAACTTACACTTTTGATCAAGCAATTGCTGACTCCACAAAATACTTTGGAGGAGACGAATTAGCTGCCAGTGTTTTTGTGACAAAGTATGCACTTTCTGACGGGAATGGACAACTAGTTGAATCAAGCCCGGATCAGATGCATAGGAGGCTCGCGAAAGAATTTGCAAGAATAGAAGCAAACTATCCAAACTCTCTTACAGAGGATGAGATTTACAGCATGCTGGCTAATTTTAAGTACATTGTGCCGCAAGGTTCACCTATGTCAGGAATTGGCAACAAGCAACAGTTTCAGTCTCTCTCAAACTGTTTTGTTATTGATTCTCCTAGTGACTCCTATGGCGGCATCTTAAAAGCTGATCAAGAGCAAGTTCAAATTATGAAACGACGCGGCGGCGTTGGATTCGATATCTCTTCTATTAGACCGAAAGGCTTGGCTACTTCAAACGCTGCAAAGACAACTGACGGTATCGGTGTGTTCATGGAAAGATTTTCCAACAGCTGTCGTGAGGTAGCTCAAGGAGGACGTCGAGGTGCACTGATGCTAACGATCAGCGTTCACCACCCAGACATTGAAACTTTCATCAATATTAAAAGAGACTTGTCTAAGGTGACAGGGGCTAACATTTCAATTCGATTGACCGATGAGTTCATGAATGCTGTCAAGAATGACGAAGATTTTGAGCTAAGGTTTCCTGTTGACAAAAGCGCTGAACACACAGTCAAGAGAACAGCATCGGCATCGGAGATATGGGATTCTATTATAGAGTCAGCACATGCATCCGCAGAGCCCGGTTTGCTATTTTGGGACAACGTCCTGAAGTATACACCCGCTCAAGCTTACGCAGATGTTGGGTTCGATACAATCAGTACAAATCCATGCAGTGAGATCACACTGTCAGCATATGACAGCTGTCGACTTCTTTTGCTTAATTTGACTTCTTTTGTTGATAATTCATTCACTGCTACAGCAAAGTTTAACTACGAAAAGTTTGATGACTATACTCAGAAAGCTCAAAGACTCATGGACGATTTAATTGACCTGGAGATTGAGTGCGTTGATAAAATAATCAAAAAGATCAAAGATGACCCGGAGCCAGAAGAGGTAAAGTCTGCTGAACTTTCCATGTGGAAAAGAATCAAGAAGGCAGCACTCGATGGAAGACGAACCGGACTAGGGGTTACAGGCCTAGGAGATACTCTAGCGATGCTAAACCTGACTTATGGGTCAGAAGAAAGTGTTGAAGAGACAGAGACAATCTACAAAGCGCTGGCAAGATCAGCATATAGATCTTCATGTAATCTTGCTGAGGAAAGAGGAGCTTTTCCTGTTTACGACTTTGAGAAAGAGCAGTCTCACCCCTTTGTTCAGCGTCTCTTCGAGACAGATCCAGAGCTTCAGGTTTTGCACCAGACACACGGAAGGCGCAACATTGCATTAACAACAACCGCACCTTGCGGAAGTGTCTCTATGTTAACCCAGACCACATCTGGCATTGAGCCTGCTTTCATGCTCAAGTACACTAGAAGAAAAAAGATTAACCCGAATGATCCGGATGCACAAGTTGATTTTGTGGACGATCTCGGAGATAAGTGGCAAAACTTTACTGTTTATCATCACGGGTTCAAGGAGTGGATGAACCAGACCGGATTAGTTGAAATTGAAGACAGCCCATACCACTTGGCAACTGCAAATGAGATCAATTGGGAATCTGCAGTTGATGTGCAGGCAGCGGCACAAAAATGGGTGTGTCACGCAATTAGCAAAACAATCAACCTTCCAAATGATGTCTCTATTGACGACGTCAAAAAAGTTTACTGGAGAGGATGGCAAAAAGGCCTTAAGGGCGTGACTGTATATAGGGACGGGTCTAGATCAGGTGTTCTGGTAAGCACTGAAGACTCCGAAAACAGATCAGATTCAGAGTTTTCAGAGAGAGTAGCTCCAAAGAGGCCCGAAGTTTTGGAATGTGATATCCACCAAGCAACAATAAAAGGCAACAGATGGACCATACTTGTAGGTCTTTTGGACGGCAAGCCTTATGAAGTTCTAGGTGGATTGTCCGACTTTGTTGAAATATCGAAGAAGTATTCCAAAGGAAAAATAGTAAAGAGGCCTAGAAAGACCACAAACTCTCTGTATGATCTTTATTTTGGTGACTCTGATGACGAGACAGCCATTAAGGATCTTGTGAGAGTATTTGACAATCCAAACTACGCAGGATTTACAAGGACTATCTCACTTGCTTTGCGACATGGAGCACCTGTCCAGTATCTGGTAGAACAGCTTCAGAAAGACAAAGACTCAGATATGTTCAGTTTTTCTAGGGTAGTTGCAAGAACTCTTAAGAAGTATATTGCAGATGGCACAAAGTACGGTTCCAAGACGTGCCCTGAGTGTGGTGCTGAAGATTCACTCGTTTATCAAGAAGGCTGCGTTTCATGTTTGAGCTGCGGTCATTCAAAGTGTAGTTAAGAAAGGACGCTGAGTTTATATGATACACAAAGTAACTGTTTCACCTCTCATCAAAGAAGTCGAACTTAGAAAAAATCCTGTCATCTCCAGAGTTAATGAGTTTACTGAAGACTCTGCCAAAAAATTTCATGCGGAGGTTGCACAGGCTCACAGTACAGGTCAGAAAGTTTTGCCTGTTGTTATTGACTCTTATGGAGGTCAAGTTTACAGTCTTATGTCCATGATAGGTGCAATCAAACATTCAGAAATCTCCGTTGCAACCATCGTTGAAGGAAAAGCGATGAGTTGTGGGGCTATTCTGTTCTCTTTTGGTGAAGAAGGCTTGAGGTTCATGGATCCAAATGCAACAGTCATGATTCACGACGTAAGTTCTATGGATTGGGGTAAGGTTGAGGAGCTAAAAGCAGGCGCTGCAGAAGCTGACCGGTTGAACAAGAAAATCTACACAATGATGGCTCGAAATTGCGGCAAGAAAGATGACTACTTCATGAAGATTGTTGACAAGAAAAAGCACGCTGATTGGTTTCTTGATGCCGAAGAGGCAAAGAAGCACGACCTAGCAAACCAGCTTAGACTTCCTAAAATGACAATAGAAGTTGCTGTAGATATTGAACTAGAGTAAAAGTCAGCATATATTTAAAAAAGAGCTAGGTTAACGCATCGCGCCACTAGTGTATATTTGTTTGTTTGTTTTAGTTGAGTGAAATGTGACTGCTTTACGTGTAATAAGCCCGTCAGGGTCAAATGGTGCTATACAGTTCAAGAGTCAAGGCGACTTCGACGGTGACGAAAGATTTTCATTTGACGGAAGCATTAAGACCATGTATCTCACAGGGTCTGCGATAATCAACAGCGTATCAGGTTCTCTTACACAGCTTTCTAATGGCGATCCATACTTGCATGCCGGGGCAAACATTACACTTGCAACTGGGTCTGACGGTTCCGTGACTATAGCCTCAACAGGAGGCGCAGGAGGAGGAATTGGGGCTGCTGAAGACGGAACCTACGAAGATGGTTTGTTTACCGACTTTGCGGCTGGAACACCCGTAGGGACTGCTGTAGATAGATTTAACGAAATCCTTAAGCTTCTGGTTCCAGCACCTGCACCTGACTTGGATGATATCGATGTAAATGTCGATGGGGTCGACGCCAAACTTTCTTTTGGAACAAGCAACGATCAAAGCTCAGAAACACCTGCATACGTAAGCGTAGCAGATTCAGCTGGAGTTGGAGCTGCTGTTGATGTAAACGGTGACTATGTTACAGCTTCTAGCAGCAACAACTTAAGAGCAGCAGTTTTTGATGGGTCGACTGATATAGTAGGAGATCTTAACGAAGACGTTGGCCAAAACTTAACGTCCCCTAGTAATCGCGTCAATTTTCCTGCAAATTCGTTTGGTAATGCCGAGCTTGGCTCTTTGATCCTGGAAGTTAACGGTGCTGATCTTTACACTTTAGACTTGACAGACAATGCTGCAGGTGTAGGAGACCCCGGGTCTGGAACTGGAAATCACGTCAACGGCAACGGATCCGGATTTATTAACGTATCGACTAAAAAAGATGGTCAGTTTGACAGCGGCACTCTGTTTCCTACATTCCAACACAGGACAGGTCAATACAGGGTGGCTGCTGCTGATCAGCGCAATGGATGGAACTACGTAAGAGTAAAGCACAGCAGGGGCGGCAACACGGTCAATACAAATTATGTTGAGTGGGTAAATGACAACAATGCAGACGCTTTAACCGTTGCAAACAACACACTGACAGTCACAGGCCAAGGAAGCACGCACTTGTCAGGAGTTGAATACTTTACGGCGGGTCAAGGAAGATACCAGGTTGACATAAGCAATGTCTACAAGTACGTTTATGACGGTAACAACATTACGTTTACTACATCCGATGCAGGAACAACTCAAAACATAACATACAGTGCGATTCCTCTAGCAAAGCCAAGCATCGATACTGGGGCCGGCCAGACTCACACTAAGCAAATTCAAGTAGATCAGACTGACAATATCACAGGAGATTTTATCCTTGGTGGATCCATAACATGTGGGGTAAACGTAACACATCCTCTTAAAGCTAACCTTGCAAATTCAGGTCAAGCGACTGCATCCGGAATACTGATGTATAATTTAGGAAATACTTCGACAGACACTACCGAAACATTTCAGAGAGAAAACTTCCGTGTCCAGGCTGCCGCTTATCCAACTCAGGCTTCAGTCGTTGATGCATCGAACGTTTGGAGTTCTTCGACACACATGCTTGCAGGGCAAGCCGGCCATGACGACGGTTTGCAGTATTTTAACAAATCCCTGGTTTCACCCTTAAACACGATTCACTCCGGAGATTTTCGAGATGATTCAGACGGTGGAACTCTGATCACCTCTCCTGCTTCTAATGTAAACTATTCCGTAATAGCAGGTGACAGAACTTTTTTTAGAAGATTTAGAAATACGACAGGCGCAACAGCATATGACCTTAGCATAGACATGCAGGGCGCCGGAACAATAGTGGCGAATGACGCTGTCCTGGACGGCAATAAGCTTAGAGTTTTTATTAAGCTGCCTAAGACAACTCAGAACAATGAAACCGGTTTTCTTGATGTTTCCAGAGAGTTTGTATCGGGATCAATTGCAGACAACGATGGTGCTCATACAGCAAACGGAGCTCTTTCTTTTGATGATTCTTTGAATGCAACTAATTACGTTGTGTTAGGCACTGCTGCCATCCAAAACAATGACTATGTGGTGATGAAAGTTATTGCAAATTCATCGTGGACAGGAAACATAAGCAACATTAACGTCTCTTTTAACGCAGGAACAGGAGCTATTCTCGCTGTTCCTGATTTAGACGATATTGACTGCAATGACACAGGTGTTGAGGCAAATCTTTCATTTGGATCTTCTAAGTCAATAGCAGGCTACTCAGATTCTGGAGCAGGCACCGGGTTTGTTGCCGTTGACGTCAACGGAACATATAATGTGTCAGAAGCTGCAAACAATTTAAGACGTGCTGTTTTTGACAAGACTGCAATCATAGAAGGTGACTTGAACGAAGACGTAGATGCAAATGCACCTGACTTTGTCGCAAATGCATTTTCAGATGCAAACAGAGGAACCTTGAAGCTCGAAGTCAATGGAGCAGTTATACATCAGCAGTCTCTAATCGGAGCCTTTAACGCTGTAGGGGCAGGAAACCCAGGTTCCGGAACAGGAACTTCTCTCAATGCAGATGGTTCTGGATTTATCAATTTGAGTGTGTGGAAGCCTGCCGAGTTTGACAATGAAATCCCGTTCTATCCTGAAATCTACAGGACAGGACAGTTTAGAGTCGCAGTTGCTAGTCAGCGTAATGGATGGAATTATGCCAGGGTGGTTCATACAGTCGACGGTGCAGATAGAAACACCAACTATGTCGAATGGGTAAACGATGGTAATTCAGATGCTCTGACCTCAAGCGCAACTGAAGCATTGGCGTCTTTCACAGATGATACTTTGAACTACCTGAGTGGAGTAAAATATTTCACACAGCCCAAAGCAGTGTATTCAGTCACAGTCTCTAATTTGTACAAGAACGTCTATTCAAATAGTGCGAGTGCTATCTCGTTTTCAAATCTTACAAATGTTACAGGAACAAGAATACAGCAGTCAGGAGTAGGACTTTCAGGTGCTAAAGATACAGCGTCTGCTACAGATAGCTTGCAGACGCTTTCTACAAATGCCGATTCTCAAAACGAGACAATCACAGTGCAGGGAACAGTTCAGTTTTCCAGAGCGAAATCTTTGCCAGGGACATACACCAGCGCATTTAATGCATCAGGAGCCATGACTTTCATTCATCCTCTCAAGGCAAACCTAACGACGAACACGCTCACAAAAACTAATCTTTTGGTGTATACAGTCTCTAATACATCAAATGAAAGCACCGATGAGCATTTCACTAGTGAGATCTATAGAGTTCAAGCAGCTTCATATGCGAATCAAGCAGCGACCACATCAGCAGGCAACGCTTGGAATTCGCAGACATCTGTAAATGACAACGCTGGAAATGCAGGACATGCTACAGGTCTCATTCTGTACGATGGAATGCTTATAAGTCCATTAGACGGCGGCAACGCCGGAGATTTTAGAAATCATGATGACGGAGGTAACATTGCAGGACCTTCGAACAATGTCAATTACTCGGTTCTTACACATGCAACTAGAGATTTTTATCGAAGATTTCGTAACACTACTGTAAATGATCGCCCTAGCATCGGTGTTACAATCTATGGTGACGCAGTTATCGTCGGTAAGGCAGGTGATAATTCTGGAGTTTTGGGATCTAACAAGAACGTGTTCGTTGAATTAAAAATCCCGGGCAAGACAGGATTCTTGGATTTAGGAAGGCCAAGTGACGGCGGCGGAAACCTATCTGACGGTGATGGCTGCCTGAGCGGTGATTTAGACGCAACCATTGACGGAAGTGGTGCTACAAATACATGTACATTTAACGGCTCGGGTGTGGACGGAGACCCTTCGGGCGATGGAAATGGTGAGTATATGATTGTGAAGATTTCAGCCCACAAAGATTGGGCAGGTTACATCAGCAGAATAAGCATAGCTTGGAGCTAAAATGGCAGGTAAGAGTAATAGATCAGCAACATTTTTTGCTCAAAAGAAGCTTTTAGGAAAGTCACACACTTCAAACCTCAAGACAGATGGTGAAGAATTAATCGGGTCTAACATACAGTCTTCTACATCTCTGTTGTTCGGCCAAGACATACCGAATAATCCAGCACGTAATCTATATCAACTGCAAGGAACCCCTGCAACTGTCGAATATGTTCAATTCACTTTGGTTGCTATCGGAGGGACGACATACGATGCAGATCAGTCAGACGGAGGCGGAGGATCAGACGCAGGAGAAGGATCACAATCGTCCGGACCTCACGCATACAAGTTTGTCATGGATAGCAATTATACAGGCCAGTCAAGTAATCCTAAAGAGGGAAATGGGGTCTTTGACAACAGCAAGGTTGTACACGAAACCTTAGGCGCACTTCAGATTGTCCCTGGGTTCTATTCTCAAGCAGCACCCAACCCTTACATAGTAAAAATTTACAGAGACAACGGATCAGGCGGTGTAGGACAAGAGATTCCCTTGCTTGACAATATTGATTGGAACGTCGACACGTACAACGGTATTCTTTTTGTGCAAGACTATGATGCATCAAAGATTCCTGCTCACGCACGTGCATTTATCTATGTCGGTGATATGGCGAAGGATGTCGCAGGCGCAAACTTTACTGCTGGAGATGGCTTAGATTTAACAGGAACAGAGTTTAGTTTAGACCTAAAAGCCAATGGCGGCTTAAAAATTGACGGCGGAGAGTTGACAGTTGAGCCTACAGATTTTGCAGGAACGGGCCTGGAAGACGACGGTGACACTTTAAGGATAGCAGCTGCCGCAGCCGGTGATGGATTAGGTGGAGGAGCAGGATCAGCACTTTCAGTCAATGTAGACGACGCTACCGTTGAAATAAACGCAGACACAGTCAGGGTTAAAGATCTAGGAATAGTAACGGCGAAGCTAGCTGACAATGCCGTAACGACTGCAAAAATAACAGATGCTAACGTCACAAACGCTAAACTGCAAAACAGTGCTGTTACAATTGGAGCCACCAGCGTAAGCTTAGGTGGTACTGCTAACGCACTGACCGGCCTAGGTTCGATCACTCTAACAACCGGGCCGACTAATGACTTGCATGTCGCGACCAAGCAATATGTAGATCAAACTGCTCAAGGCTTAAGCGTCAAAGGCTCAGTTAGGGCAGCTTCTACTGGGAATGTAAACATAGCCGACCTCGACGCAGGTCAAGCTTTAGACGGTGTGGCACTGGCGCAAGGTGACAGAGTTCTTCTCAAAAACCAGACCACTGCGTCTGAGAACGGCATATACATCATTAACGCAGATGGCAATCCAGCAACTAGAGCTCCTGACATGGCAGCTTCATCTGAAGCAGCTGGAATTTTTACTTTCGTAGAAGAAGGATCGACTCACGCTGACAGTGGCTTCATATGCACAACTGACGATGCAACAGACACCGTAGGTACTCACAACCTGACGTTCGTTCAGTTTTCAGGTGCAGGCCAGATAGATGCAGGAGCTGCTCTTACTAAAACAGGAAATCAGCTTAATGTAGCTGTAGACGACTCAACAATAGAAGTCTCTGGTGACGCTTTACGGATTAAGGCGTCGGGGGTTACGTCTAATGAGATAGCAACAAATGCAGTAGGCTCAGATGAATTAGCTGACAATGCTGTGGATACTGCAGCAATAACAGATCTTAATGTCACGACTGGAAAGATTGCCGACAACGCTGTTACTGCAGCTAAGCTAGCCGATGACGCAGTAGATACAGCTTCTATTGTGGATGCAAACGTAACGTTAGCGAAAATTCAAAATGTGTCTGCAAATTCTTTGTTGGTTAGAGATGCAAATTCAGCAGGAGTGCTCACTGAGCTTGCACTTGCAAATACTCAGATAATGGTTGGTGACGGAGCGGGAATGAGTGCAGTCTCACTCAGTGGCGACGTCACGATGACAAATACAGGTGAAGTAACAATTGCTGCCGGTGCTGTAGAAAGTGGCATGATAGCAGCAGATGCTATAGATGGATCAAAGATTGCCGACGATGCAATTGGGGCCGAACACATATCAGCTAGCGCAGTTGGTTCTTCCGAAATAGCAGAAAATGCAGTCAACACTAGTGAAATAGCTGACAATGCAGTTACAGCTGATCAGATAGCTGCAAACGCCGTCACAACTGCAAAAATACTTGACGACAATGTTACATTCTCGAAAATACAAGACATAGCTGCCAACTCGATGCTGGTTAGAGACGCCAACACAGCAGGAGCTGTCAGTGAGTTAACTGTTGGCGACACTCAAATAGCAATTGGCGACGGCAACGGATTCACAGCAGCATCTCTGAGCGGGGACGTCACAATGACCAATGCAGCGGTTGTGACTGTTGCTAATTCTGCTATTACTACAGCAAAAATGGCAAACCTTGCTGACATGAAGGTTTTAGGTAATGTGTCAGGAGGAGCAGCGGCACCTTCTGCTGTGTCGATACTTGACGAGGATAATTTAGCTTCAGACAGCGACACAGCTCTTGCCACACAACAGTCAGTCAAGGCATACGTCGACGCACAAGTCACAGCTCAAGATCTAGACTTTCAAGGTGATGCAGGCGGAGCGCTTAGCATAGATCTGGATTCTGAGACTCTAACAATTGCAGGCGGGTCGGGGATAGATACAACCGGCGCAGACAATACGCTTACAGTTTCTATAGATTCTACAGTTGTTACCCTCACAGGAACTCAGACACTCACTAACAAAACTCTGACAACTCCTGTTATTGACGGCACTATAAGCGGCACTGCGATCAAAGACGAAGATGATATGACCAGCAACAGTGCAGCTCACCTTGCCACACAGCAGTCAATCAAGGCGTATGTGGATGCACAAATCACAGCACAGGATCTTGATTTTAGCACTGACTCCGGAGCAGGTGCTGTTGATCTGGACAGTCAAACGCTTGCCTTTACATCAGGCGAAGGCGTCAACATTACACATGCAGACCAAGCAGTCACTATTAGTGGAGAGGACGCTACTACCGTTAACAAAGGAATAGCCAGCTTCAGCTCCGATAATTTCGCTGTAAACTCTGGCGCCGTGACTATAAAGGACGGAGGCGTAGCAAACGCTGAGCTTGAAAACAGCTCTTTAACAATTGGGACTACTGCCATAAGCTTGGGAGGAACCTCGGCTACGTTGGCAGGTTTGACTTCTGTGACACTTACACAGAATCCGTCATCAAACCTACATGCGGCAACAAAACAGTACGTAGACCAGGTTTCTCAAGGTCTAGACATAAAAGAGTCGGTTCGAGCAGCTTCAACTGGCAATGTCAACTTAGCAGACCTCGATGCTGGTCAAGTTTTGGACGGCGTTACTTTGGCAGAAGGTGACAGGGTCTTGATAAAGGACCAGACTACCGGTTCGGAAAACGGTATATACATTATCAATGCTGACGGAGTTGCAGCTTCGAGAGCACCTGATATGGCAGCTTCGTCTGAAGCTGCTGGAGTCTTTCTCTTTGTTGAGGAAGGAACAGCAAGCGCTGACAATGGGTTTGTTTGCACAACAAACGATTCAGCCGACACAGTAGGAACCCATGCCCTTACGTTCGTTCAGTTTTCAGGAGCAGGACAAATAACTGCAGGAGCTGCGCTCACCAAAACAGGTAACACAATTGATGTCGCTGTAGACAATGCTACCTTAGAAGTTTCAGGTGATGCTCTTCGGGTCAAGGATGCCGGAGTCACAAATGCTAAACTTGAAAATAGTGGTATTACTTTTGCAAGAGTCGGAGGAAATTCAACAGTTGCGAACTTAGGAGGAACTGTTTCGTTTCAGGGATCAGCAGGTGAAGTCACTGTAGGGGAAAACGCCGGGGTGTTTACGATTGGCTTACCTTCTAGCGTAGCAATCGCAACAGGTCTCACAGTTGGCGGAGCAGAAGCAACGACCAATACAGCATCTCAAACCTTGACAAATAAAACTCTGACATCCTCAGTTTTGAACGGTACGATTAGTGGAACCTCGATCAAAGACGAAGACGACATGGTGTCTGACAGTGATCAGCATCTTGCTACACAGCAGTCAATCAAAGCTTATGTAGACTCACAGGTGACAGCTCAAGATCTAGACTTCCAGGGGGATGCTGGAGGAGCCTTGAGCATAGATTTAGATTCTGAGACTTTGACCATTGCGGGCGGAACAGGAATAGGAACGTCAGGCACAGCAAATACCCTCACAATCAATATCGATGACACTGTAGCTACGCTTACAGGAACTCAGACACTCACTAACAAAACTCTGACAACTCCTGTTATTGACGGCACTATAAGTGGCACTGCCATCAAAGACGAAGATGATATGGCGTCAGACAGCGCGACACATCTTGCCACACAGCAGTCAATCAAAGCCTACGTCGACAATCAGATCACTGCACAAGATTTAGACTTCAGTACAGATTCAGGAGCTGGCGCAGTTGATCTGGACAGCCAGACTCTGGCATTCACGTCTGGTGAAGGTATTGATATCACTCACGCAGATCAAGCAATCACAATCGCAGCAGAAGATGCTACGACTGCTAATAAGGGTGTAGCTAGTTTTAGTTCTGATAATTTCGCCGTTAATTCTGGCGCAGTAACAATTAAAGATGGTGGTGTTGCAAACGCAGAATTAGAAAATAGTTCAATAACCTTAGCACAAGGCGCAGGCATGGCTGCGCTAGGTGCTGTTTCTCTAGGTGGAACTATAACAGTTGCAGTGGACGGGGTCCTTGAAGATCTAGACACTCTAGGCGCTCCCGGTGTGGGTTCTGATGGGCAGATTATAGTTGCCACCGGTCCGGGTGAGTTTGCATACGAATCAGGTGCGACTGCTCGAGCTACCCTAGGATTGACTATTGGGACAGATGTGCAGGCTCAAGATCCAGAGCTTTCAGCTATAGCAGGTCTAACAAGCGCTGCAAACAAGATTCCAATGTTTAGCGGATCAGGCACTGCGGTCGTAATAGACTTAAAAGACGAAGATGACATGGTTAGCGACAGTGACTCTGCAGTGCCAACTCAGCAGTCAGTCAAAGCCTATGTGGACGGTCAAATTACAGCACAAGATCTAGATTTCAGCACAACTTCAGGCGCAGGATCTATTGATATAGATAGTCAAGTTATGGCGTTTTCTGAGGGCGAAGGCATTGATATCACACATGCAGGACAGACCATCACAATCGCAGCAGAAGATTCTACGACTACTAACAAAGGTGTAGCTAGTTTTAGTGCAGACAACTTTTCAGTGTCTTCTGGCGCAGTAACAATAAAAGATGGAGGCGTTGCTAACGTCGAACTTGAAAATAGCTCTTTGACAATTGGCGGAACTTCTGTAAGTCTAGGCGGAACAACTTCTACATTGGCAGGTTTGGATTCTGTGACACTGAATGGTCCTCCATCTAATACCAATCATGCCGCTACAAAAGGTTACGTAGACAGTATTTCTCAAGGCTTAGACGTTAAGCAGTCAGTGAGAGCAGCGTCAACTGCTAACGTTGATTTAGCTGTGTTAGATGCGGGTCAGGCTCTAGACGGTGTGACACTCGCAGAAGGTGACAGGGTTCTGATAAAGGACCAGACCACATCTTCTCAAAACGGAATATACGTGATTGGAGCAGACGGAGTCGCAGCTTCAAGAGCCGCAGATATGTCAGCATCTTCGGAGGCGGCAGGCGTATTTACTTTTGTCGAAGAAGGAACTACAAATGCAGATAACGGCTATTTGTGCACCACTGATGACGCAACAGACACAGTAGGGACTCACAACCTGACGTTTGTTCAGTTTTCAGGCGCAGGACAGATAACAGCAGGCGATGCACTTTCTAAGACAGGAAACACACTAGATGTCGAAGTCGATAATTCTACTATAGTCGTCGTCGCTGATGCACTGCAAGTTAAAAATTCCGGAATAACTCTTTCTAAGCTTGCTAATCTTGACAACTTAAAAGTCATAGGAAATGTTTCTGGCGGTTCTGCTACTCCTGCTGCTGTTTCGATTCTTGACGAAGATGGAATGGCTTCTAATAGCGATACAGCTTTGGCTACACAACAGTCTATCAAAGCTTACGTTGACGCTCAGATCACTGCTCAGGATTTGGACTTTAGTACAGACTCAGGTGCTGGGGCTGTTGATTTAGATAGTCAAACCCTGGCATTTACGTCAGGTGAAGGCATCGATATCACCCACGCAGATCAAGCAGTAACTATCTCTGCAGAAGATGCTACGGCTACCAACAAGGGAGTGGCTAGTTTTAGCGGCGACAATTTTGCTGTAAGTTCTGGTGCCGTAACAATCAAGGATGGCGGCGTAGCCAATGCTGAGCTTGAAAACAGCTCTGTGACACTCGTTCAAGGGGCTGGAATGGCAGCCCTCGGTGAGGTATCTTTGGGCGGAAACGTAACAGTTGCTGTTGATGGTGTCCTTGAGGATCTGGACACACTGGGTCCTGCTACCGCTGATGGTGAATTTATTGTTGCAACAGGCGAGGGAGCATTCGCATACGAATCAGGTGCTACGGCAAGAGCTAGTCTAGGGCTGACGATAGGGACAGATGTTCAGGCATTTGATGCAGAGCTTGCAGCAATAGCAGGTCTAACGAGTGCAGCAAACAAGGTTCCGATGTTTAGTGGGTCGGGTACAGCAACCCTGATTGACTTCAAAGATGAAGATGACATGGTTAGCGACAGTGCGACAGCAGTAGCTTCTCAACAGTCAGTCAAAGCTTACATCGACGCTCAGATTACTGCTCAAGATCTAGACTTCCAGGGTGACGCTGGAGGAGCACTTAGCATAGACTTGGATTCTGAGGCTTTGACCATTGCAGGCGGAGCAGGAATAGATACAAGCGGGGCAGAAAACACTCTTACAGTTGCTATAGACTCAACAGTCACTACCCTGACAGGAGCTCAAACGCTGACGAATAAAACCTTGACAGCACCAGTTTTAAACAGTACTGTCAGCGGCACTGCAGTCAAAGATGAAGACGACATGGCATCTGACAGTGATCAGCATCTTGCTACTCAACAGTCAATTAAAGCTTATGTTGATAATCAGATCACTGCTCAAGACCTGGATTTTCAAGGCGATGCCGGGGGTGCTCTAAGCATAGATTTAGATTCTGAAACCCTGACTCTTGCGGGTGGAGCAGGAGTGACAACAACAGGGGCAGACAATACACTGACGATAGCAACGGATGTTGCTCAAGGCCATGTAACTTCTGTCGGAACCTTGACTTCATTGACAGTTTCCGGAGATGTAAATGTTGCTGAGTATATTAAACATGTTGATGATGATGACACATTTATACAGTTTGCTGATGATGCTATTGGGATTACAGTAGGCGGTGAGCAGCTTATCACCATAGCAGAGTCCGGACAGGATATCGTAAAGATTGGTGACGGTGGAGATGTTGATTTTCAGGTTCGAACGCTTGCTAACGACAATACGCTTTACGTCGAGGGAAGCTCAGATAGTGTCGGTTTTGGTACATCTTCTCCCGGCACACAGGTTCAAATAGAAGGATCAGCACCTTATTTGACACTTAAGAATTCAACTGCAGAAAACACAGATGGTGGGGCTGAAACAAAAATAATATTTGAAGATCATAGCGACACAGCTTTGGCACAAATTCAAGCTTCTCACGACGGCACTGCAGATGACACCAAAGGTGACTTGATATTCTCAACACACGATGGCACATCGTTAAACGAGGCACTTAGGATTGATTCTGGTGGGCACTTAACTTTCCAGAAAGGGTATATCACTTCTCCGTCTGTGTTAGTCAATGGAACGAGCAATCCTTTCGTAGGCTTAAATTGGGTTAAATTCGCACGTCAAGCCACTGATTTCTCTTCAGGCCAAACATCACAAGGGATATTCTTGCTAACGTTTGTTGGTCGAGAAGGTGTTGATGAAAGAGCAACAAGATCTAGCTATGTAGTAACTGTCAAGTTCACACCTTCCGCAAACAGCCCATTTTACTTGTCGTCCGGGACTTACTTGACGGTTGATCCTCTCGATGCAAGTGACCTAGACGGATTTGATCCAACAGCTGACATTGCTATCACACATGAAAGTGACAATACTCCGGTTTATGAAGTTTGGGTCAGAAGTCGTGAGACACACAAACATCTTTACTGCACGTATCTTGGTGGCACAAATAACGTAGACAATGCCAACTATACTAATTTGGCACCAATCATTCAGACGGGCCAAGTCCCCGCAAACTCTATCACAAGCTTGGGCAACATAATCTATGGTTCTTTTGCAACAAAGACTTACGACAAGGTCGCCATCGGGACAACTGATCAAACTGAAGCCTTAACCGTTGCAGGTAACGCTCTGTTTGACGAATACATTTATCACAATGGTGACACTGATACATTTGTCAGATTTCAAGATGATTCAATTACCCTAACAGCAGGAAGCAAGGCTGGGTTGATCATCGAAGAGTCGGCCACTGACACTGTGTCCATAGGCGGTAATACCGAGTCTAGCAAGTACGATTTAGTGACGGTCATGTTGGATCCCGGTCTTATATCGCCAGACGAATCAAACTTTTCAGATGTTAGCTTCTTCGTGTCAGGATCAGTTGGATCAGCACACCAGCCATCGGGCATCGGAGGGACAGGGACCGGAGTACAGACAACAAACGGACATAGAGGTTCTGCTCTTTTCGGAGGAGACGTGGTAATTTCTGGTTCTGTTTTTGTATCACAGGATTCTGTTTTCGTCGGCGGCGGAAAGCTAAGCGTCAAAGAAGGTCAATTTTCTCTCTTGCCTGCTAGCACATCTGGGTCGATTGGAACAGACTCAAACTTTTTTGTCTCAGGTTCAGTTGGAGCAATAGATTCAGGAAGTCCTGGGGCAGCTCTTTTCTCTGGAGACTTAGTAGCATCAGGAACCACTAAGGCTCTTGCAGGGATATCTGGCTCGCTTACACGGCTTGCAGACGGCACTTCTTTTCTAGCTGCTGGAGGCAATGTTACGATCACGACAGGATCTTCGGGTCAAGTTACAATTGCTGCTACCAGCACGGTAGACTCAGGATTTAAGACGATAGCAGTTTCGGGTCAAGATAATGTTGTTGCTGATACTGTTGGTGACATTCTCACTTTAGTTGCAGGAAACAACATATCGATATCTACAGATGCTAGTTCTGATTCAATCACAATAGCCTCAACTGTGCAGAGAACTAAAACAGTTTATGCAGTTTCAGCATCGCATGAAACAGGTACACCGCTAGTAGTGACATCAGCTCAAATTTCTTCAAGTGAATATAAGCCTGAAAGGTCTGATATTTTTGTAAATGGCCAACTTATGGCATCAGGATCTGTTAGAGATTATACTCTCGCTGGAGACAATACGGGCATTAATTTTAATTTTGATCTTGAGGTTGATGACATCGTAACTGTTTTAGTAACTTAGTCAAAATCACGAATTTGTAAGGATACTTAGATTTAGAAAATGATTTTTCGTGAAATTGGAGACAGTTGAGAGAATGAAGACCTACAAGACTTCAGATTTAGGCATAGCGGCTTACCTTATGACTAAAGGGTTAAAGCTTGTGTCTGCTTCTAAGGAGCAGACTGGTAGATTTAGATTTGTATTTGATGATCCAGATACTCTGGCTCATGACTACGCGATAGAGTTTGTAGGATCGTGTTGTTGTGCTTTCGACGGACACGTTAAAAATCTCAAAAAGCTAATTAATTGACATTCTTTTGAGTCAAACTATATAGTTATAAACGTTCGTTTTATTTCATTTCATGACATGTATGCGCTCTTCTGCGCGAAGTTTCTGTAAAGTTAGTACTTTTTTCGTCTTAAAATAAACCGTGTGTACAGTAGTGCACATTGACTGCTTAGGCAGTGAGAGAGATATTATATTTAGGAGAAATTTGATATGGCATCATATTCACAAATTAGATTAGCCCAGCTTTCAGGTTCTTTCGGATCTAGCGCTGGACAAATGACAGATCAGCTTGCACCACTTGCAAAGGCCGCACATTCAGGGTCTCAGATGGGTGCATCACTATCTGATCACTTAAGTCACGTTGTTTCTGCTATCAAGAGAATTCACGGTGACGGAGAATTTTCAACAGCAGCGGCAGGTGAATTTTCACACTCTATTACTCCGGATTCTGCTGACGGTGCTGCTCTTGGTAGTGCTGCAAAGGAATGGTCGGATCTTTTCTTGGCGGACGGAGGTGTCATTAACCTCGGTAACGAACAAGACGTAACGTTGACACACGTTGCAGACACAGGTGTTTTGTTGAACAGCACAAGACAAATTCAGTTCGGAAGCTCTGCAGCTTACATCAGACATGATGGAACCGACCTCGAGCTCGTCGACGATGCTGACATTAACATTAAGCCAGCAGTTGACTTTTTGGTTGATGCCGGCGGCGATGTTATTCTAGACGCAGCAGGCGATGACGTCTTGCTTCGTACTGACGGTAACTTGATGCTCGGCTTCACTAGCGGTGCAGATTCTGTCATCGTTAAACCAGGTGCTTCACACGAAGACGTGATCTTCCAGGAAGATGGCGGCAACGAAGTTTTTCGTATGGACTCTTCGGCTGAGTCACTTCTCATGGCGACCAACAAGAGAATTCAGTTCTCAACATCTGACGAAGCTATCTACGGTGATGGAACAGACCTTCACTTTGAGGTAGGCTCCGGTGGTGACATCAACGTTCCAGCTAATATCGGTCTTACTTTCGGCAACGATGGTGAGAAGATTGAGGGCGACGGAACTGACCTCACAGTTACCGGTAATAACATTAAGTTGACCGCAACTGCAGACGTTATCCTTCCAGCAAATGTTGGTCTTGTTCTTGACGGTTCAGGTTCTGAAAAGATCGAATCAGACGGTACTGACATCAACTTCTCAGTTGGGTCTGATGGTGACATCAACATCCCACAAGATATCGGTCTTACTTTCGGCGACGACGGTGAGAAGATTGAAGGTGACGGCACAAACTTGAGCATTGCTTCAAGTGGTGAGCTTGATTTGACAGCAGGCGCAAACCTTGATGTCAATGTTACAGGTACAGCTGCTGTTGATGCAACAGGGCAAGTTAGCCTAGACACATCTGATACATCAAATGGTATCAAGGTTGGTGTAACTTCTGGTGTTCCTGTCGTTCTTGGTCACTCTACCTCAGAGGTTACAGTTAGT